TTAGTTGTTAATAATCATAGAATAAAGTTCCCATTTGGCGTTTGGATATTTGCTGATATTTTCACAGACAAGTTTATGGACATCATTCATATTCCCTAAATTCTTGTCAATATGAATTACTTTTCCACCTGTTATTTCGATTTCTTCACAAATTACATTGTAATACATTCCCATAGGCACACATCTCCTTTATCTCTTTATACAAAATAATTCATATAAGTCTACATGTAACGCAAGAGATAAAGCGACTGCATGAGATAATAAAATATCAGAAGTATATCCATTTTCTAAATTAGAAATAGCAGTAGAAGATAGTCCGCATCTCTTGGACAATTCTGATATTGATATATTCTGTTTATACCTATATTCACCAACTTTATTCTTCATGTAATGTAGTATGCTTAGAATTATTTTGTATATTCATATAATACATAAGAAAATATTAACCAGAATTGGTAATTTTTGTGGTATAATATAAAAATACAGTTATTTTTTTTCAACTTCTTTTATTGGCAAACATAATACTTCTGGTTTTAATTTATCATGGTAAATATCATCGCCACCAGCATCTTCATAAATATTCCCTAATTCAAGGAAGGTTTTTATTCCTGATTTATCTATATAACCACGCTCTGTAAATTTCCCATGTAAGTCATAAAGTTGATTTCTAAGAGTTGCAACGGTCTTTGCTTTATCTTTAATCTCTTTTTGCACTAACGTATCTTTAATATCGTCAATACCTTGAGATATTTTTGATATTTCTTTATATTGCCAATTATCATGTTTTTCTAAAGTGGTTATTCTGTCTTCAATTGTTTCTTTGTCTTCTTCAAATCCAAATTTTATCCTAAGAGTCTTTTTTATCTTTCCGAATAAAAAAATAATTTTATCAATTCCTAAGATGATAATAAACAATCCCATAAGCCAAGGCGCAAAATCAAAACTGAGTAAATTTTCAATTTCAGTCATTTTTATTACCTATGATCTTTCTACTTTTCTGATTTAATAAAATTTTTAAATGCTTCGTATAATCCCGTAGAAGCTAGTCCAGATACTAAACCACCAAGCAAAATCTCAGGTGTAAAACTCATATTCATCCATGCATTCAACACGACTCCAATTACTGCCATAATTAACGGAATATATTTATTGATTGTATCTGTTGTTACAAGATTTTTTAATACATAGCCAATACATAAGCAAATACCAACAATAATTGGCACTGCAAAATTTGTTAAAAATGTTACATCCATAATTTTTTCTCCTTTTATTTAAACTTTTTTAACTTGCCAGCTTTCAGAAGAATTAGCATCTGATTATTCTGTTCTGCCGTAAATTTGTAATCTTTAATTTCGTTTGCCTTTGCAATCTTTGTTCTTGTTTCTTTAGAAGAATCAATATGTACAGACTCTAAGGCTTTTGCAAGAGTTGTATATGATTTATTACATTTTGGATAATAAGCTGAATTGCTTGTAGAAGTAGAAGATGGTTTTGTTGTGGTTGTTTCTTTGTTGATAGAATAGATATACTCAACATGCCCGATTTGTTTTGGACGAGACGGATCAGATCCAACAAACAATATTGCATCTCCAACCTTTAAAATTTCAGGATTTGTAATATGACCATTTTTAATCTTTACTGGAACAGTTTCAAACAATGAACTTGTATAAATTCCTGCCGTGTTTAGTAACGGTACACTATATCCAATTTTCTTAAACGTAGCACATCCACTAGAAGAGCAGTCTGAATAATACTTCCCCTTATATGGAGTATATACATATGATCGTAACGACTGATTATATGAGTTCCGACCTAGAATAGTTTTATATGTGTCATGGAACTTTTTACGTCCAGAATCGGTAATTTTCTTTAATCGTCTTACTGCAACAACGCCTTTATGTTTTCCGTTTGGAGCAATACTTTTATATCGACTTTCAAGATATGCGTACATATTTTTAGTAGACGGAGTTCCTGATCCGTGACCACAGATTGTAATATCTTTTTCGGTTACTGCCATAATAGTTTCCTCCTTCCTATGTTAATTCATAATTACACCATTTCTTATAAACGTCTTTTGTGTCGTTTCTAATAAAAGTCATTATTATAATTTTCTTTTCACATTTGGGACTATAACTCGTATATACATCCACTGGATAAACATTAGAGTCGATGTAAAAAGTTTGTTGGTCTCTATTATATATACGGACAACTTCTTTTTCGGTGTAATTTCTTGGTTTTAAATTACTTTCAATTATCATTCCTTTTTATTCCTCAGTTAAATAGCGTAAAAAATAGGGATTATAACATTGAATAGTGGTATGTTATAATCCCTTATTTAAAATCACTATTCAACATTACTTTCAGCCTCTTTTTCGACTTTTGTAACAATATCTTTTTTGACAGATTTAGCCTCTGTCTTTTTATTTTCTTTCTTAATAACTTGTGCTTTTGCCTTCATGATAGTGGCAATAGAATTCTTATAACTTTCGCCAAAGTATTCTTTTCTGCTTAAATCTAATTTTTCTAATTTTGCTTTTGCTTCGATATATGTCATGCGTCCATCTTCAAAAGCAGAAGTTACTTCGTCAATTTCATGACAATTATCTGAACACCAACAAAAATACCATGTTGGCTTCAAACGGTCTTCTGGATTACAAACTGGACAAAACGAATAAGTTTTACCGCAAAGCACACAAGTTCTCAATTCTTTCTTTGACATTATTCCTCCTTGTAAGAATAGGGCAGTAATTTAACTGCCCTACATGTCCTTATAATTCGATGTCGTCCTCTTCCTCATCAATGTAATAAATAGAGAAAAGTTCTCCATCTGTAGAGCAAGCATTTAACATCATAGAACCCTTATAATCCATCGTCTGAGAATCACCACCCTGTAATGCAAGTGAGAATTCAGGACTTGGCATAAATGAAGGGATATGAATGATAGCTGCTTTTAATACATCAGTTTCACACTTATCTACTACAAGTGCCTTGAAGAACAACTCATGAGACTTAGGGAACTTTTTACCTGAGTTAGTAATCTTTGCTCCACTCTTAATTGTCTTCTTATACTTGACAATATACTGAGTTTCACCATCTGCTGTAGGCGGTGTTAATACATCACTCGCAGGAGTTGTTACATGCTGATCTCCTGGATCTTTTACCTCATCAGTATGCTTAATTGCATATTCAGTAGCAGAAGCAGCAGATCCTTTCTTAAATTCGTCCTTACCCATAGAACCTTTTGTAGAAAGAGCATTTACATGAATAGAACCTTCAACAAATCCCGTAACATCCAATGTCTCGCCAGCTTTTACGATCTGAATCATCGGCATAACAATACCCTTATCTGCGGTTGCAATCTCAGCATCAGTAGCAGAAATAGTCTCTACAACAGCAAGGTTAAGGAATGCGTTAGTTACAGTAACCTCACCTTTCTTACCTGTATACTTACGATATACAAGGTTTCCATCCTTATCATTGATATCTGTTGAGTCAGCAGTAATATCAATATTTGCCTGTGTAAGCTGTGTTAAAGCATACAGAGGTGTACCATTAGACTTTGCACCGTAACCAAACTGAAGTCTATCTACGATTACGTCACCTAATTTAAATGCCATAATTATTTTCCTCCTTTAAAATTTTTATTTTTATGCAATAAAAAATGAGCGATTATAATTCGCCCATAAAATTGATTAAATCTTCAGGAACATCTTTAGCCGACACCATGCCACCATAGATCCCATGTAGAGCAGCCGTTCCCTGTTCATATTTTTGAATTCTGTTTACAGAATCCATAAACTGACATATATTCACTTGTTTTAATTGTTCCAAATTATATTTAAACCCAGGATGATTTATACAACTTGAAACAAGTGGTAAAAGAGTTGATGCGCCTTTCTTTTTATCATCCTGTTCTGCTTTCATTCTATCTTCTTGTAAAATCCATTGTTTTGTTGTTTTACCTTTTGCCTTTTCAACCTTTGGATGAACATTCATCATCGCTCGAATAAATTCAGCAATTTCCATATATTCATCATCATAAATAATCATATTTTTATCTTGATTTAAAAGCGCAAGATGATTGTATTCTGGATCGTCAACATTTTTTCTTGCTTGAATCAGCTCAAAACCATCAAAACTAAAATCTTTGAATAGTAGCTTTAACGGCTCTTTATCTTCGAGCAATTGATATAAGATATAAAACACTTCAATATCTTTTGTTTTGTTCCAATCCTTTTTAAATACATCATAAAGAAGAACTCGAATAGAAGTAGAATTACTCAGAAAAGGAGAGATTGCTTGGTAAAATTTTGATTCACCAATATTTAAAATATCTCCTATGGTTGGAATTGAAATAGTTATACCATTTATTGTATAATCCTCACCAAAATACATTTTTAGTTTGTCAAAATGGTATTCTGGATTATGACTTTTTTCTTGTTTCTTTTTTATATCTTCTTCAGCAGCAAATTGAAGATTATTTAGTGTTTCTAATACATCCAAATAATCACCGCCTTATACCGTAATTCATAATAGAAGACTTTTTATCTGTTGTTTTATGAATTCCATTAGTGTCAACAACTTGGAATACAAGGGTGCGAACAAGATAATTATTATCTGTTGTAGATTCCTTTGATGATACAAGATGTGTTTGCATTCCAAATATATTAGACCAATTAAATCGCTCTCTTATAATAGAAGCAATGAGATCATGCCTTGGAATACCTGTTAATTTATCATTTCTGTCATTACCATGAACAAAAATAGTAAATGTAACATTGGTATACTTTAATGTATCCTGATAGCGAGGCATTTCATCAAAAGATACTTGGTAACAGATATAATGTTTTACTTCGGTCTGAGTATCAGGAATAAATAAATAAGGACGAATATTAGACGTTCCACCAAAATATCTATCCCATTCCCCAAGAGGTTCATACTCTTTTGTATCTTCGTTCCATTCCCAGTTGATATTACCATCATCATCAAAAAGTTCAGATTCTAATGATTTTTCATTAAGTGCATATAAAAGACATGGATTAAGCATAAGTGCTTTTTCAATCTTTTTCTTATACTGAATATTTTCATCATCGGGAGTAGTCTTATATGCACGAAGCTTATTTAACAAATCATTCTTTGTAACTAATTTTTCTGCCATAAAACACCTCCTATTCAGTTAATTCCAACGGCAAAATTTCAGATTCAATCGGCAAGTTATCCTTAGTGATTTCGCACTTAATAGACAATATTTTGCCGATAGTAGAAGCGTTATTAGGAAACTTTACTTTCTTTTGATTGTACTCTGTACCAGCTCGCCATGTAACTTTATCAGTCCAATCTTCATCGTCAATAGAACAAACCCATGTAAAGGTTGCATCAGCGTATTCAGTTGTAATATCTTCATTGGAATCATTGAATAGATTTACTGTAAGATTTTTATAAGAGCCACCAACTTTAATTGTTGAAGTGGATGCTGAAATTTTTACTGCGATAGAAGATGGGGGAGTGGTTGGAGTAGATGGATCTGTTGGGACGATTTCTGAATCGAAATAGTTCGCATACATTTCACCTGTTTCAAGATTGACATAATCAGTATGCTCGTTCCAAAATGCCGTATATATAGTAAGTTTTTGAATACCAAATGGCATTGAATTTTCAACCTTGGTCACTGTCCATACTGTAGGATGTTCTGTTAAAGCACTTACTACAACACGCATATTTTTAGAATCTTCAGAAGTGTACCAAAACTTCTCTGTAATAGAGTTCATTGGCAACCATATCTTATCCTGATTATCTGTGTGTGTAAAATATCGGTCTGTATAAGTTCCTATAGTATATGAATTCTGTTGTCTTAAACAACACCACATACGTCTCTTAATACGCTTATCATTAAATTTTTCAATCCATGTAAGTTCGTAATTTACTGGCAAAATCAGATACTTAGGAAACTGATTAGCTGGTTCATCACGGCAAATAATCCATTTATGATAAACTCCTCTATCATCTGGAACGTCCACGAAAAGCCCTATCGGAAATGTCGCTCCATAGCGTTTTCTAAAATTAGTCTCATAATAATAAAGGTCATCACCTTCATTAAATCTTACAGGCTGACTTGGACGAAACATAAGATAGTATTCCACTTGGTCTTTATCCATTGACTGATAAGATTTAATAATAAATTTTGCGTCAATCTTTGTCTTATTGGTATTTTCATAAGTCATACCTTCAGCAAGAGAACGTGTAATTCCATGTTCATCTGTGAAAAAATCATCATGAAAATGGTCATAGATGTAACAAGTCTTTGTAGCGATGTCGTTTTCAAATGTCTGTTCCATCGCCCAATCAGACTGTTCTTTATAAATCTGCCCAATCGTTTTAGCTCCGTTGTTCTTGGCGTTTGCGACACGCCTAGCTGTTTGTAGACTCGGCATCGCTTACACCTCCCTCAAACATCTGCTTAATATATCCGTGAGAATCTAAGATTGCCCTACGGAATTTTTTGTAACTAAAATGGTCGCTCTTGAAATTATCCATAGCACCTTGTAAAGTTGCCATAAGAGTTACCATAAGTCCGTTATCATTAAATAAGGTTTTTGTGCCACCTAATTTAAACATAACATTCTCAAAGAAGACGAGAAATGCTTCGTCATCTTCAAATATTTTCTCTTCAATTGTCTTATCTTTGTAGAGCAGTAGTTTGTGAATGTCACCATGCATTGCACGAACTGCTTCATTGATTTGCTTGTCTGTGAAGTCACCATATATGTATTGCATATTAGGACTCCGTATTAATATAAGAATTATACATATATCCGTAATCACGAATACGTTTATTCAATTCAGTTTTCATGGAATCCAGACGGTCAATCATATTTTTATGATTGTCAAGTAGCTTCTTTTCTTCCTTTCCACCTATCATTACTGATGTGTGCATAATAGAATCAACCTGTGGCTGTAACCACTCAATCGTCATTCCAAGTACAAGAATTCCTACGACAAAATTCATATCAGCCGTTTCATCTACTGAATTATTTAGCGTAAAAACCAACTGTTGAATTTCATCATCGAGTGTGAGAGAAGAGAATAGTCTGCGCACTCTTGGATTAGAAATTACATTGTTTAATCGCTCTGTATATATTTCAAGCAAATCATTTTCGTCAAGAGAAAGTTCTTTCATATCTGAAATTCGTCCTCTTGTTCGTGAAAAAATTGTTTCGTATGGAAGCGTCATTGTGAGCCTCCTTTACTATTCAAATAATTCAGACATCAGTGTAAAATTCGTACCATAAAATGCATCAAGTGCTTTAATTTTCTTTACACTGTCAACACGTCCGTTTGCTATCAAAGTTGCTGCAATATTTTTAATTGATTCCTTTGCACCATCTGGAAGTGTTTCAATTGTCGCAATCATGGTATCTGCATCTGGGTTAATTAATAAATCTTCTAAGTCGCCAACTGAATACATAGTTGTATAAATTTTCTGAACCTGCGGAAATTCTGCAAGAAAATCTTCATCCTGAATGATAAAGAAAGGTTCTGTGATATGTCTCTTACCTGAACGAATAGCAGCTACAAGATCCTGATATTCCACCTCTGTCACATCTCCACGACCAGCCCATTCATAATTTACACCTGATTTAATTCCAATCATACCAAGACATCCAGAAACAATTGATTTACATTCGATGGCATCTGTCGCATCAAACTTTCTAACTTCCTTTTTAACTGTAGATTTCTTTTCTTCTATATTCTCCGTCCTGGGAGTTGTTGTTTTCTTTGTATAAGCCATTTTATAATCCTTTCGTTCCATAAAAATAAGAGGTTGGATTATACCAACCTCTTACAACTTCTATTTTATTTAGGCAATAGTCCAAACACCGAAGTATCTATCAAAGATACATGCGATACCCATTTCTCTCTGCACTTCGTATGTCATGAAGTCGTCAGCTCTATCAGCCTTTTCAGTAACCTCAACAATTTCTGTTTCTCCAACATCTACAAACTTGCAGAACTTATTGTCAACATTAGGAACAATAAGGAGAGTACCAGGCTTGATGAGTTTCTTTGTAACATCATTCTTAACAAATCTCTGTGGAATTTCGACAAGAGTAGTAGTCTCGTATGTGCCAAGTCTACCAAGTTTTGCCATATCCTCTTTCTGAGCATCTGTAGCCCAATCAACATCTGTAAATGCATTAAGCTTTTTAAGATCTGTCTTTAAACCGAATACTGTTACATCAACTCCACCATTAGCAGCAGAAACATCATCAAGTAACTGATCAAAAGATTCCTTATTAGAAGCAGTAATCTCCTTTGTTACATGGAATACTTCCTGTGCAGGAATTTTATCACCTACAGACATTACCTCTGTAAGCATATCATTCTGAACTTCTTCCTGCATAGCGATTGATACAGCGTCAACAAACTTAGACCAATCTTTGCGACCTGTAAGATATACGTCAATATCCATACCAACCTTGATTGCGTAGTTGGATGTCTTTACTGAGAAAGATTCACCCTCTGCAAGTTTCTGCATTGATAAGTCATGATGATCCCCAGATACTTTAGCAACAGTAAGAATTACATCCTTATCTGTCCAGAACTCATTTTTATCTCCCTGAGAAATATTCTTTGACTCAACAAACTGATTAAAGAATTCGTTTTCCTGTAAACCAGTTGTAACCTTAATATCAAGAGTATCCTCAAGAACCTCCATAAGTTCAAGACCGTTTCTCTTCATTGCTCTTTTAATATCTCTCTTTGAATATTTCTGTGTAGGATCTAATCCTAAAATGTCGAAACAAACACTGTTAATTTTTGCATTTACAGCATTCTTAGGAACTTCGTTTCCGTCCTCGTCATATACTGTTATACCATGTGTATAATCATAGAAAAGCTTTCTAAAGCCTTCAAAATCGTTCTCTGGTTTAGAGAATACTCTTTTTAAATTATCAGAAAATACTAACATATTATTTTAAACCTCCTTCCATAATTAAGCTTCAATGGTAAGTTTCTTAGCACTTACGCCTGTGATTGCCTTTCCTACTTCTGGTTTTCCATTGAATCCTTCAGTAGAAAGTTCAAAAGTGTCATATTTGTGCAAACCATAGCAACGAACTCTGTCGCCAGCTAGGTTATAAAGGTTTGACTCTTTCTTCCATGTATTAGTCCAATCTTCAGCCCCAACAGGAACGGAATATACTAAAACTGCATCTCCAGGATCTGTAACGAGTACAAGATAATTACCATTGCTCATCTGCTGTACGATTTTTCCTGTAAAAGTAGTTACAGCAGCTTCCTTGTAAAGATCGAGACTCTTCCAATCTCCAATTGCGATTAAATTACCATTATCGGTATCTGTTGTAAGTTCAACAGAAAACATATGCTCGCCATAATTTGCTGCTAAAACATTGGAAGGATTAGCAGTTGCATGTTTGGCAATTTCATACTTAATTGACATATTTGCCATAATAAAATTCCTCCTTAAAATTTTTTGCATTAAAAAACTCGTTGCAAAAAAGCAACGAGCATATTGATTGTTAGTTGTGTTAAATTTTTAATTAAACTTTAAATTTCCATAGCGATTATTTTTCTTTTTTGTGCTATTCACATTCGTAAACATCTTAACTGAATTTGTGTTTTTCTTTGTGCCAGTAGAAGAGAAGTTCGCATGTGCAGACATATAATCTGAATGCATAACTTTTACCTTTGTTTTAAAGTCTTCTACAGAATAATTGTCCATAGTCTTTACTAATTCAGCGAAATCAGCATTTATATAATTCCCCTCTGAATCTTTCTCTGTAAGAACAGAATAATTATCAGTATTGAGAATAGCTTCTTTCTGGGCATGAAGCTCATTCTTTTCTGCTGTCTCTTTGAACTCCTTGAGGGCGGCATAATTTGAACGCATAGATTCAAGTTCAGCCTTCTCACTTGCTGTTAAAAGTTCACGGAATAATTCTATACGCTCACCATCAAATGAAACATTATCTCCATCTTTTGTATAGTTCTGGCGGTAAATTTTATCTGTACACCAACCCTCATATACAAAATAAGAATCAAATACATTTGAGATATAGTAATAATCATTATCCGACTCTTCATATGGGGCTAACAGATTATAGAGTGCATATCTTGTATCTTCGTGAGAAATCTCATATGTACGAACAATCTTTTCAAAAGTCTGACTTCCACCTTCATCACCATCTGGATCAGAAGCTCCTTCGCCATCACCTTCTCCATCATTGGAAGGTTCACCAGATTCTCCGTTATCTGAATTGTCTCCGTCTGAATTGTCATCATCGAACATCTCAGCGAATTTTGCTTCAAGTTCCTCATCTGACATTTCTGCATAGTCAAATGCTACATCTTCAACAGTTTTACCATACTTGGCAAGTAACTCTTCAAATTTTGTCATTTTGTTATTTGTTCCTCCTTCCTTTGGTGTTTGAACAGGAGTCTGTTCTTTATTGAAATTAGAAAGTGTCTTGTTAAGATTTTCTAAGAGTTCAATCATTTTTTCATCTTTGTCAAATTTTACTGAATTGTTATTTACACTAAAATCTGCAATATCAGCACGAGAACCTTCCATGCCTTCCTGAATTTCTGTACCATCATCATGACTTCCTAACAAAGTTGAAGCATTTACATAGAAATCGTTTAATTCAAGATACTTTTCTTTGGCGTTGTAGGATAATTCATCAATGAAAAGCTCACAGCTATTTTTTGAACCTTGTTTTGCACGAATAATTTCACAAGCCTTTGTATATTCTTCGCTAATATAAGCATAAGCACATACATAATCTTTATCTAAATTATCATCATGTTCCCAAAACGCAGGTTCAGATGAGAAAGAGCCAACTTGAGATTCAATATATCTAAGTTCTTCATTACCTTTTTCGTCTTTAACAATTTCCATCTCATGACCTTCGAAATCCCAAGTTCCGTCTGCAAGCTGATGGATCGCCGCCAACACAGGTCTGTCAGCAATTGTATTCATTGCTTTCTCAGCAGCATCCTTTGATACATAACTCTTATTTCTGTTAAGTCCTATATGAAAAATTCTGAATTTAAGACGCATCATTCCACGATGATTTTCGTCTACGGTATCGTCTATCTCAAAAGTAGTAGGTACTTTTAAAGCCAACTGATAGCCAGTATCTTTAGAACTGAATTTTGCAAATTTCTGCTCTTGACAGAATTTTAGTAAATCATCTTCAGTTAAAATTTTCTTTTTAATAACCTTTGGCATCTACTTAATCTTTTCCTCCTTTCTGACATAATAAAAGTCGCCCAAGGAAGACGACTAAAATGTAAGCATACTTGTATACTTTAATTTATTTATATCTATATTTTCTGAAAACCGAAGAGTATCAGTATTCAAAAATACATAAATACCATTAGAATTTTGCACCTGTTGATATCCTAATTGAGATAGGAGAGTAGCAGTAGGTGCATCTTGCGTTTGTATAAATTTTTGATTCATTCCATCAACTCCTATTTATCATTTAAATTCTCGTCTCTTGTACGAAGTCCCGCATCTGTAAGTTCCGAATCATCCTTCTCTTGACCACCGCCTTTATCATTACCTGTCTGAGTATAAGTGCTAGATAGTGGCTTGAATTTTGAACTAAGCTGCAAACAGTCTTCTTCCAAAAAGTTCATAGATAACGTATCTTTTTCAGACACACCATTTAGTGTGTTATAAAGAATTTTGTTTGGCAATCCATTGGTACATGATTCCAAGATTGATTTTCTAAAGTCATCTTTCTGATAAATAGAGACATCAAAGAATTTAACTTTACAGGGTTCAGATATCCAACTAGATAAAAGTCGATTTACAATCGCTTGAATCTGTGGAATAAGAGTTGAAATAGAAAATGTAGAATCTGCAAGTACGCCATATTTAAAAGCAGTAGAGTTAGAAGCGGAGTTTAAATTTAATATCTGAGCACCACCAGCCGTATTGAGAATTTCTTTTGTAGCTTTTTCAACCTTTGTAACATCACCTGTTGCATCATCTGGAAAACTAATTTCATGTAATTCACCAGGAACAATAGCAGCGGAAATATAAGGAGGTAATGCTTCTTCAAGCATACGATTGAAATACTGAATCATTATATCTGGATTTACAGCCCAATCATCTACATCATTACCCATAGTTTTCATTTCAAGCCATACTAATTTATAAATATTAGCTGCTTGTTGAACTGCTTGATAATCAGAAGCGTCCATAAGATCAATCAATGATAAAAATATAGGTGTAAGCACGGGAACGATGGTTTCCCAGTCTTCAGACCTAAATTTAATACATACATTATATTCTTCGGGAATTAGCTGATATTTTTCATTTGTACTCTGATATGTATTCCACATACTATTAAATGGTTCGCCCCAATATTCAAGAAGTTCCTGATGACTACGGAAATAACTCATATCCATAGCTCCTGCAAATGAACCATCAGGAAACATACCTGCTATTTTCATATAATCTGGATCTAATGGAAGAACAAACATTCCTTGTCCCTCTGTATAGTAAGCACATCCATAAAATACATCTTCTCTTAAAGTGATAGACGCAGCTTTACGAAATTCATAATTCAATCCTAGAGTGTCAACTATATCAACTGTTTCTTGATACTTTTGTAATGTGGATTGCACATCATTTTCGCCTGAGATTATAAATGGAGGAACTATATTACGAATTGTAAGATCAATCTGATTTGCATAATATTTACAAAGACGATAATAGATTTCTGAACGATAATAAAGATAACGAGATAAGCTTCGTAGATTCTTTTCATTAGAAGAGATATTCTTTATGTATGTTTTTACATCTTCCTTTGAGTAGTTACTGATTGACGTATATCTGGATGATTTCTGAATATCTCGAAGACTTGTAATTGCACTTGTTGCATCTTCATAACGTTCAAGTCTACTTTTATTTTTCTCATACCATTCACGCATTTCATTTGCGGTTGGCTGTTTTGGAGTAGAAGAAGTAGTTTTCTTCTGTGAATTATTTACTTTAGCAGGTGCATTAGAATTTGCATCTACTTTCTTAGGTCTAGGCATATTTGATAATGCACCTCCTTAATTGTATTTTGCTTTACGGATTGTAAGCTTATTGATGAAACTTGTGGCATCACTATATGAAAGTTTTCTGTTAGTAATATTCTCACGTCTCATATTAGAAAGTTGCCAGCCCATTAAGGCGCACACATAGGCTTTATCATCGTTTAGCTTTCCTGCTTTATCAGGCGCAAGGTCAAATCTATCTCGACCATTACTTTGATTAAAACGATAAATATTAACAAGCTCTGTTTTCATACTATCAATCAATTTTAATGAGAGTTCTTCATCTCTTTCAAGATGCCTGATTTTATTTTCAATAGTTATACCTTTTTTCTTAAGTTCTTTTTCCTCTTTCTCAGATGGGTATGTATATCTCTGTTTCATTTCTCCATTTGGATATTTCTCGTATAAAAGAGTTAAATATCCTTTATGCATATATTCTTCTGTAAACTCAATCAAATTCTGTTGCATCATTTTAATCAATGCTTCAAACAAATCTGGTTTATATTTTGCAGGAGAAATAAGATGGAGAATACCATCTATGGCATTTGGAAATTTTGTCTTCATTTTTTCATCTGGTCTAAATTCTGAATCAATAAGACCACGATGCATAACGCCTTTTTCATCTTCCCAATCTTCACAAAGAAAATCAGTAATGGGTACACCCGCACCCCCAGATCCGCTATCCACTAGAATAGCAAGTATATTTTCATAATCTGCATTTCCTTCTCCATTGTAATCAAGAATAATTTGTTTTAATGCCTTAATCTGATTAGGTGTACTCATTGGTGTTTTCTTTTTGGTAAGAACATCAGCTAACTGAATTACATTTACAATACGAGCTTTCCAACCAACATTTTCATCACAATAAACTTCAGTTACAAGTACAACAGATCGGTCGGCAAGTCTAGCAGGATCATACGTGATAATATATTTAGAAGCACCATCCTTATTTTTTAAATCTGGAACACGAGGTACTGAATTACGAATAATATCAGCACGTCTTATAATCTGACCGTCACCACCCTCAGAGGTGAAGATGTTCCCGTATTCTCTTAGACCTGCTTCTTTATCTTCACGCATACGAGCGTCAACAACTTCTTGAGTAAGAAGAGGTTTTGGCATTAACACACCGCCTTTGGTAGCTTTGATAACTGTATCAGCATTTATATCTGCACAAAAATAACGCTTATCACCAGCATCCATGTGTAAACTGCATTCTCTATATTTTCGGAATAAATATTGGTCAGTACGACCAGCAGAGGAAGCGTAGATAAGCTGATTAGGAAACATTGGTGGCTCAATTAAAGCATCTGTTGCATCATAATCAACACCATCACCAAATTCGGAGTTCTGAGTACAGAATGGTTCAGAGGTTTCAAATAATTCATCTGGCGAATTCATACATTCATCATAAAAATTGCAATTTGAACGTTTTGATCTATTGTTATCATAAGCACCATTTAAGGTATAACATGCGCTATTATTGTAAAGATGGAACTGATAGCTTGATGGATTATGTGTGAATCCATTGCTATTCGCTTGACTTTTAACAACTTCTCCTTGAAAAACATCCGTTAATGTCTTAAAGGAAGGAATTGCATTAAAAGCTAATTTCTCTATCTTGGAAAATAATTCTATACTTTGAGATCCGACACCGCAGAGTATATATGCAGAAAAATTGGGCACGAGTAAAGTACGTGTCATTAAATAGATTGCACCTAAAATAGATTTTCCTGAGTTACGTCCCATACACCACACAACAAATTGTGCATTCCACGTATTCATAAAAACATAACGTTGATAGTCCATCATAGAAATTCCGAATATTTGTTCCGCAAATAAAACTGGGTTGCGCCTGCCCCATTGTATAAATTCGGAAATTTGCTTTTGTTCTTCTAATTGCTTTTGAGTTAGTCCATAATTTAATTTAGCATCAAAAAACTTATAATCATCTGGAACTAAAATTCCACTATCAGTCGTTTTCAATGATTCTATAATTCTCATCAACAAGACCTTTATTGCGAAGATAATCTTTCAAATCCTTATTTTCCATAAGTAATTTTCGAGCATCCTCAACTGCCTTGTCTCTTTCTTTGCTCAACTTTTCGACTAACTCAACTTTTATATCTTTTATTTCTTGAGCAATATTTTCATCATATCCAATTTGCTTATGACGAGCAGCTTCACTAATTTCTGCCACTTGTTTCATACCTTCACATGTACCTATATCAAAGGAATTGATTTTTGCATCACGCAAGCCTATTTCTGTTAATTTTTTAATTTTACCAGATAGGGTATTAGCACCTTTGGATTTATTATTATTAAAATTAACTGATATACCATTATCTTTCGCAAGAGTAGAGGCAACATTCATAAGTTTCTGTGAGCTACTTGCCATTTTATCAATTAAAGGCATGTTATCAGCAGCATGAGATGAGTCGCTGATATATTTATCAATCTGATCATTCAGTTTTTCAGCCTGATTAAGCTTTTTAACAATCTGTATGACAGCACCCATTTTCATACCATCATTTTTTGTCTCGTCATCAATAAATGAATTCAACTGAGCGTATAAAATAGGTTTATCTTCTTCGACAGGATAATTCTCAAATGGATCATACCCAATAGCATGAATTGTATCTCGTCTATTCATTTTGTACTGCTCAAGAATTTCTTCATTCTTTTCTCGTACAATATTATTATTTTCCTTTTGAGATTCCTCAATTTTTTCTGTTTGCTCAGTTTGCAATCCATCAGAATCCTGGTACGTTAGACAATTCCAGTTTCCCATAGCAATGTTTTTTGAATACGCCGCCCAAACATTTGATTTAATTTTTCCTGATGCAAGATTTTCAGACTCAGCAATACTAGCATCCCATACTGTCTCTAAGAATGGTTTGTTAAGGTATCGTAGGGCAAGTCGTACTGAAATTTTATCTGGCTCATGTTCAACTTTATCCTTACCAATTGACAATGCTAAACGTTTTGCACAGTCTTTACAAATAGGAGTAAGACCACTTTTATTTAATGGATCTGTACTTACATAAAATTTATCCCTTGCTTTATGCGTGTTACATAGATAACACCATGCACCATCTTTTAATGTCTGTACTTTATTTTCCAAATCTTCAATTCGTTTCTTAGCTTGTGCAACTGTCATTTTCGTTGCAGATTCTTTTGCTGTTGCCAATAACAGTCACTTCCTTTCTTTCCAATAAAAATAGAAGAGTGGTTAAGCAACACACTCTTCTTTGACAAGTCCAAGTCTTTCGACTAATATATTTTCCATATTTTTATATTCACTTTGTTTAATTCTAATAAGTTCTATATCATTATCTTTACAATAGTTATTTTTTATTTCATCGTGTTTCTTTCGTTTTTCAAACTCTTTAATTCCACCAAATCTTTCTACGGGCATATCATGTTGCAATCCATCAGTCTCAATACAATATTCCTTATTATTCAGTTTTAAATAAAAATCATATCTTAGTTTTATTTTTGCCACACAACCATCAAAGGTTTTCTGTGTTTCATAATTTAGATGGTATTTATCAAGAATAAATTGACAATGAGTTTCGATTTGACTTTTAGATAAAAGTGGATGTTTACAATAAGAAGAAATCATTGCTCCAACAGTTTGCTCAAATATTGGACTAGCTCCTTCTGGTAAATCATTTCCAAGATATTTCCATTTGTATTTTTGTTTATAACCATGATATTCATTATTTAAAAATTCATAGTCAGGTCTATACAATTTCATAAATAGATTGATGTTATATACAGCATACTTATTGTTTTTTAAAATACTAAAACCATAATCTCTTCGTAATAAGAAATGTATTCTAACTTGATAAATAAAACCAATATCATCCTTACAATATACAGGTTTATGCGAAGATTCATAATCTGATTCATCAATCATAGTAAAACCATTTTCTGCAAGATAATCTCTCGCATTATCTAATGTCCAATCGGTCTTATTTTCTCTATCATAATAACAAAGTTTACATCCTGTACCACCATGTCTTATATGATTCCAATCAGCCCAATATGGTTCATGTGATTTATTTGGACATTGAAGCTTTACTTTTACTTTAGCATTTTCTTTTTTGATTTCTAAAATAAGATATCCATTTTTATTGTTATCAAGCCATTGTTGACAAGTTTCAATATTCCAATATGAATATGGAATAATATCATTACAAAATGGACAATAAGTAGTTCCTCTTCTTAGGTTATTCAAAGTTCTTTTAAAGTGATGATTTTCTTTACATTTAAGAGTAAGTGCGTTATTTATACAAGATAAATCACCGTCAACATATTCAAAGCCATATATAGATATTTCTTTTATTTTCTGCTCAGGTGTTAATGCCACATAAGGTTTTTCTTTTTTACATTCCTTACACGAAAATCTACCTACCTTAACATATTTCCATGCATATTTCATTTTGTTATTCGGATGTTTTAAACAATGACAATCCGATTTTTCAAGATGATTAAAATCTTCTCTTGGAGTATCAAGATATAAGCCTCGTTCTTGAAATCCGTAAAACGCTTCTTCATAACTATTCTTTTTGTATTTTTGTTCCATTCATCATTTCTCCAATCTCTCCATATCAACAACAATAATAGAAGAGAAGAGTGGCTGGATATGGAGTACAGCCATTCACGAAGATGATCAGTCCTCGTTATTCTTCCCTTGATCCCAACTACCTGCAATCGAAACAGTAACAATCCTCTCATAATTGGCTATATATTTATTCTCTTTTTAAATTCCATCACAACACAAAAAGAAGCCACTTCATGCGAAATGACTTCTCATAATTTCCGATATTAAATTTCCAATGAAAGTGCAAATTCTTGACACTTAACACACATTCTACGATTTGAACATAGACCTGACGATTTTGGAGATCGTTGCTCTACCAATTAAGCTAAAGGTGTATATAATAAAAGAGCCATCTCTTATGAAATGACTCTTTCTTGAATCTGGATAACAGGACTTGAACCTGCGGAATCATGATCCCAAATCATGCATTCTACCAAACTGAATTATATCCAGATAATATTTTTAAAATTTCTCCACATACTAATCAAAACATCTAAGGAGAACACCCATGAACACATCATACAAAACAGCAATTCAATTCAAAGATTTATATATTCCCGTAAAAATGTTAAAAACATCACACAATAGTTCTATAGAACTTAATCAACTCTGCAAAGACTCCAAAGAAAGAGTGCGTTATATCAAATTTTGTCCATCTTGTAATAAAGAAATCCACAATGAAGATATTGTAAAAGGATATAAATATGCAGAAGATAAGTATGTTATTTTGGAACAACATGATATAGAATCAATTACATCAAACAAAGATAGAACACTTTCAATAAAATATTTCTGTAAATCAAAGGAAATATCAGACCTACTCATAGATAAATCATATTATTTAATTCCTGAAATGGAGTCAGAAATCGAATATGAACTTCTTCGTAAAGCTATGACTATGAATAGAGTAGTAGGTATGGCTGAAATTGTATTGGGTACAAAACAAGAATTAGTTGCGTTGTTTGCCAATAAGAATTGTATTATTGCAACCATTTTATTTTATGAGAACGAGATTAACGAATTACCGATTATCATGAAGCATAAAACAGATAAACAGCAACTCGAAAATCTCAAACAAGATATCTTAGATAATACAAAAGAATTTGATTTGGAATCTCATTATGATAAATATCAACTCAAGTTAAGAAAATTGATATTTGATAAAATTCCAAAATGATATTGCCTTTCTCATTCCATCCTCGAATGGCGAGCTTTCATCTAAACTGCATAGGACGTATCCTATTGTTACAACAGTACCAGTCCGAAGACCGCAAAGGGCATAGGACGGTAGTAAGTGTTGAGCTTACACGCCTAAGTTCCGTATGCATCCAAAAAATAGGTTTTGGCATCAGGTTTACCGCATAAAAAATAGGGCATAACGGACTCGAACCGATACTCATGGAATGAAAATCCATTGTCTTACCTTTTGACTAATGCCCCATATTTAGGGTGGAAAAATACCACCCATTATTTTACAGAATAACTTCTGTTTTACCTTCAAACTTAGTGTTCAAGGCACGAATCTCAGCAAGCTTCTTACCGATTTCTTCCTGAATCTTAGTAGCGAAAAGTTCAACTTTTGCCTTACCAAGTTTCTCAACACTATCAAAAGGTGCTTTGACTTCTGATTCTGGAATCTTTGTAACATCTATAGAGAATGTAATGTGAAGGTTTTCATCTACAACAAATGACTGGTTGATAATATCTTTTAATTCAACAGAGATAATAGTTGAATCATCAACTTCACTATCAGTTGTAACTGGATCTCCATTAGAGTCAGTTTTCATATTAGATTTAAAGGATATTTTAGAATATTCGATTGTTCTGACAAAATTATGTAACATATCTTTTTCAGTGGCAGCATCAGTATCAGATGTACCTAATTCTGCAACAGAAATATCTACACCAATAATATTTTCATCAATAGTTTTGCTAATATTTAATTTCATGAATTTGTGCCCTCACTTTCGTTGTAAATAACTTGTCTGTAAGCATCTTTAATTGAAATAAAGAAATCTCGTAATACATCTTTATCAATCGAACAATCAAGATTTGATGTTTCAAATTTTGGATTATATACTGTAAAATCTAATGTTCCATTATCCCTAGGTACAAATAAAATTTCTACATTGTTATTTAACTGTAATGTAATTGAATCTATTTTCTCACCATTACTAGAAGTAACTTTTCGTACTTGTCCGACCTTTAACGGGGTTTGTTCAATTACAAGTCTATTTGCCATATACATACTCCTTTCTTTTATTTTTCGTTTTCCTTTTAATCGTTTAGTTGCGGAAACAGAACTCGAACCTGCATATTCTTGGTTATGAGCCAAGTGAGCTTCCATTACTCGTCATTCCGCTATGATAATAGGAGAGGAGCGACCTCTCCATATTATATGTAGATTGGTAAGATCTACTGCCGATTGATTACCAGTCAACCGACAAAGAGAACATTGAAAATTCTCTGATATGTTACTTATATATTCTCCATATATTTTCAGTCTTCGGAGTAAAGACCAATTGATAAGGTTTCATATCTCTTACCAGTTAATTAAGGTTCTCATTAACGCAGAGAAGCACGAACATTTTCTCATTTCTGAAGGCTGAGAGAAACCGATGATCCGAGATGTTGGTAGGAGAGATATAGGTCTTACAATACTACATGAATAGCAAATGCCAAGATATGTTAATCGTCTACTAAGCCAAGACCTCTCCATAACACCGCCAATGAGCAGTAAGCAGTGGGAAGTTTTAGACCATTCCAAGGTCAAATATTTCTGCAAACCGACCTTTATATTTGTGTCGCATATCGGTCAGCGACAGCTCATTTGTAAAAGCCTATCAGTGAACTGACAGACCGTCCTCACTTCCTTTGGATGTGAGTAGCTTGTTATATCTATTTATTCTCTACATTGTCGTCACCTCTCGGCTCAAATATCACGTTACTATGCTTTCTTGTTTAAATTAAATTGTTGATGTTAGACGAAGGCTTCATCGGGATTGCCTACAAATCAGAAAGTGATTTTTGTTCTACTTGTTTTATTTCTCCATCAGCAAAATATTTTGCAAATTGCTCATCTGCATCAATATCCTTGTACACTGATACCATATCTAGCGAACTCCATCCGACTAGCATTTGAATTACATCATCAGGAAGACCGCTTCGAGAACAAGAAGTTGTAAAGAAGTGACGAAGACTGTGAAAATAAAAGTCTTCTCCTAAATGCTTACTGAATGTATCAGCCCAGCTATCAAGAGTGCTTGAATCCATAGGTTCATCTATATATTCTCCATTTACTTTCTTTGGAAATAACCATTCTGATTCAATTCCGTGTTCTTTTCTATAATTCATCCACAAATCAAAATATGGCTTAAACGGTTTTGCAAGTGTATATACCACTAACATTTTTCCGCGAGATCCTCTTCCTTTTGTTTGGATCTTTTCAGGTGTTTTATATAAAGAACCGTATATGATATTTTCATCATCGAAATAAGATACTTTAAATCGTGGTAACTCACTCTTACGTCTGCCACTAAATGCAGCTAATGCTAAAATACAAGCCTTGTCATATTTACCTTTTTCAACCCAATAATCAAGCATACCCTGTACTTGTTCATCGGATAATACAGTTTTAGTAAATACTTTCTCATTTGCAGGATTTTCAATCTTACGTATAATCGGTTTAAAGTCCTCATACTCATCATCTAATATAGCTTCGACATAATTTGAAAGAGAAGAGAGAGTAGATTTTACTCTATGCATTCTAGCTGGCGACCATTTATATTCAGTAAGACAAAAACTCTGATAACGAGCAATATCCCTCTTAGATAAATCAATAAAGAATTTGTTGTCGCAATGCTGAAGTAGATAAACCCAAAAAATAAAAAGGTCACGTCTATATGCATTGATTGTATTTGGGGTTCTATCAACTGAACGAAGATAATCCAAAAAGTCATTTCCTAATTTTATATTCTCTTTATTACACTGAGTCAATAACTCATCAGTAACAATATTATTGTGTTGTATTTTTCTACCCATTAAATCTCACTTCCTTCCAAATAAAAAAGAAGTGAGATAGTAGTAAATACTAAGCCACTTCTTTCAAATATTTATTCAATATATTTCTATATGTTTCTTCATTCATTTCATCTGGTAATAAAATATAATAATCAAGTCCATTGCGTTCAAAAATATCACGTTTTTGGTATAATTTCTGTCGATACAATTCTTTTGACTTTGATTTTATTGGAGTATTATTTCGATAAGCTTCTTGATGACCTTTGTTCCCAAGTATGCCAGCAAGTTCTATATAGACTTTTTTATTATTGAAAATAATAAGATAATCGCAATTCATATTGCCATTATAAGAATTATCTATAGATTTGTATGGAATATTTCTGAAATAACTTTCATTAAATAAAATATTATTACTTCTCAAAAATCTGCTAAATTCATATTCATATAAAGATGTCGTAACTTCTCCATCATCGAATTTATAATTCATTCCATTTCCTGCTTTTTGTAATTCATATCCTAATGAATTTATATATTCTCGGAAAGAACAATTCTTTAATTTCTTACAAACTTCTGCATATTTACGATTGTCTGCATAAGTACCATATTTTCTAAAGTCATTATATGTAATAACACTTCTATTTTCTTGAGTTTTTATCAGATTACACACATCATTAATTTCTTTGATAGTATCTTCATCTGATAAAATACTTCCATGTTTGCCAGTTATTTTCATTCCAAGTTCTTTTTGCATTAGCCATAATTCGCCCCAAAATTTTCGTACAGTTCTAATACCAACACCATCTTTTTGTTTTGGATAAAAATCATATACATCCAATGGTGAACATTTGCGTTCTTGCATTTTCATTACAATATTTATTACATCTTGTTTTGAAAGTTCTCTTTCAGACTTTCTTTTAGCTTTAATCTCTTCATATCCCTCTTGGTATTGAAAAGTGTAATGCTGTACTTGATTCCATGTTATATTATGTATATTTCCTTTTGAATCAATGTAATCCATCTTTTCTCGTGATGCACCATTAACAGGAAGATTAGTTCCATCAATATGCAAATCTATATTATTTAATTTACAATATAAATTTATATTATCATATGTATATGGATTACCTAAAAAGAATCTGTTTAAACATGTATATCTTCCCTTGCCATTCTTTATTTGATGGTACTCTGTTCTGTGTTTATATCCATAATTGTCAATAATATCTAAGTAATATTTTCTCGATTTTAATTTTTCATTGTATACAACTTCAATACTCTCATTCAATAAATTGTACACAACATCTTCCGAAAATTTTACTGGAAAACTATTTCTTATAGCTTCCAATTGTTTGTTTACATTTTTTGTTCCCATAATTTTTCCTACTTTCTCACCTACTCTAATACATAAAAATAGAATGGGAGAGAGGTAGGTGACTCTACTCTGTCAGCTCATGACTTCTGACAGTCCCATTCCATAAATCCCACAATCAGCTATGACACCAATCATGAGCACATATATTTATTCTCTGTTTCCATATAAAGTTCGTTGCCGATTTAACATCTCCCAATCCGTATATAAAAACATTGAAAAGTCCTCCCACTTGGTAATGCTCCAAGCCGATCCGAAGACGACAGATTTACAGTCTGCCCCACATCTTTAGTGGTCTATGAGAGGATACAAAAAGAGTGTGTAGCATACACCACACACTCTAAATATTTAAAAAATAAAATCAAGCAAATCAAATAATCTTCCAACCGAATTATATTCGTCAAAATCACTTAAATCAATCGGCTTACTAGAATAAAATTCACGCTTTTCATATCCATTAACATCACTTTTAACAGAAGTAAATCCGTGAATTTTTCCGTTTTCATCTTTATCGAATGTAATATTTTTATGAGAATAATCACTTACGTCACTGCAACTGCAATTCTTACAATTACCATCACAATCATCGTCTACATCTTCAGCGTCCTCACCAATGTTGAATTCATGAATAATGCATCCAGAATCTTTATTGTCCATAACAAAAGCTGAACTCACATCTCCATGAATAAATACAATGTCTGTCTCATCCATATTGATATAAGTATCACTTCCCTCATACTTGGCAGCTTGAACCCATACATTCATTTCAGAATCAATATTAAGAATAAATGCGTCATCATAACCGTCCCAATAAGGATCATTCAAATCGTTACAAGAAGCAAGTTTAAAATTCGTATTTTTAATAACAGAATTAAGAACATCTTTCATCACATCATACTTAGCCACAACTACAATTTCTGAACAATCATCGTCATAATCTCTTGTACAAACATCCAGCTTGTCAAAAGTATCTGCTAAAAATTCAGCAAAATCATTTGTATCTGTAAAACCAAATGTTTTCAATATTTTCACCACCAATCAAATTAAGCGTTCTTTACAGCTTCTTTAAAAGCCTTACCAGCCTTAAATTTTGGTGCTTTAGAAGCTGGGATAGAAATTGATTCGCCAGTAGCAGGATTTCTTCCCTCTCGTGCAGATCTTGTTGTAGTTTCAAATGTGCCAAATCCTACAATCTGAACCCTCTCACCTGCAATAACAGTATCCTGAATTGCCTTAATTGTCGCATCTACAAACACTGCCGTATCCTTTGCAGTTACTCCTTCTAATGTCTCTGATACTGTATCCTTAACTACCTTAATTAATTCTGTCTTTGTCATTTTAAATTTTCTCCTTTAAATTCATAATATTTTTTATTTTTTTTGTAATATAAAAGAGGGTAGCGTCTCGTTCGAGTACACTCCCTCTGAAATTAGTATTTTATTTAAGCTCAATAGGGTAGTAAGCTTTTACTCCCTTATCAGTACAGATACAAACCATCTGTGACGGTTTGCCTGTTAATCTCTTTTCAATTGTATATGAGTCTCCGCAGCCAGCAAGAGATCCACCACGAATCATTTTTACACCGTTCGTTTCATCTACAGAACAAACATGTAAATGTCCATAAGTAATTGCATATGGAACAAAACCAAGTGCTAAACATAAATTTTGAACACCAGATTTGTTAAATCCGTCATAATCGCCATGTACGGCAATATATGATTTTCCTCTGATTAAAATATCAGAAATGCCGGTATCAATATTTATGTGTAAAACATGAAAATTATCAATATGTTTTAGAGATAATTCAACCGCCCAACTGATAATATCATCCAAACGTTCATCATGAATTGCATCATCTTTACGATCCATGCGAGTATGATTTCCGCTAACATTTGACATAAATACCGTTTCGAAATGTAACGACAATTCATAGCAGAATGAAGATATTAACTCTGTAGCAATTTTAATCTGTTCAATTACATTTTCTCTATTTGATACCTGGATTGATTTGTGAATATTTCCTGAAATTAAATCGCCTTGAAGACTAACATAACAATTTTTAGAATTATGTAATTCACGAATAGAAATGACTTCATTCAATAATTGATTAAGTCTATCTTTTGCAATATCTGTATTATATTTACCAAAAATAGAATCAAAAGTCTGTCCAATATGTAAATCACTCAAAATAATTAACATATCATTATCTGAATTGATTGAAACATTATTGTGTTCGTCAAAATTAGTTCTTCCAAGAGAGGTTAGTTCTGACTCTAATTTATCAAGTTTTTCTTCAACCCTGGCATCCGTAAAATTTTGTTTCTGCCAAGCGTTTCGCTCATCTCTAAATTGAATTTTCTTACGTTCTAATTCACGTTTCTGAACTTCAATTTCCTTTAACTGAGCATCTGAATCAGCAAATTTAGATTGATTTGCAGCCAACATCTTATCGAAAGCTTGTCTCTGTTTTCTAAACTTTGATTCGGTATACTCAGTGCCAAGTAACTCATTTAGAATATCGGCTACATCCTGCCAAGAACCAATCTGGTCTTTTTCACCTGTAATTCTATAAATGAGTTCTTCATCTGACTCTCCATTAAATCTTTTATAGACTGTTATAATGTCCACCTACTCTCTACTCAGTAGATTCCGATTCTTCATCTGGAAGCTCAATACTAATTTTAATATCAAAAATAGTAGTACCTTCTGGTAACATTTCAGCAATACGATCTACAATAGAACCTTCATCATCAACGAAAACTCCGTTTTCAATTCTTACACCACTTGCTGTAATATTCTTTTTAGCAGCACTAACAGTTGCTTTCTTAATTTTACTATCTACCATGTTTTCTCCTTTTTCTCAAATAAAATAGGAAAGCAGTGCGCTCTCCTTAAAATAATTCCTCAATATTTGTAATAATGTGGTCAGCTACACCCTTTTCAATAATCTCGTTAGCATCTAACCACCAATTTTTACGATAATTTTTATCATATTCACTCTCAGTAATCTTTGTATGACTTAAAATGAATCGTTTTGTATCTTCCTCGATTTTCTTAGTTCTCTCTAAGTCATCAAGCACTTTACCAGTATCTCCATAACTGCCAGTAGAACCATCATGAATAAGTGCTTCAGTTGATGACAAAATATATCTGTTACCCTTTGGAATACCCATGAGCAAAAGCCCACCAGCAGAGTAACATTTACCCATCCCAATAGCATGAACTGGTGTTTTTGACAGATTACAGATATTAATAAGCTCGTTTATTGCATTAAGAGAACCACCATTTGAATTAATCCAAATCTTAATTGGCTTTCTTTCGGCAATTGCTATATCCTTATCTTCTCTATTCCATTCAACTATTTCCTGAGTCCACTCTACAATCCAATCATCAATATCTTGGTTAATCAGAATTTCCCGATTATTTAATCGCTTATAATAATCAACAAGAGTAGGATCTGCAAGTTTGTAATTTGCTTCACTTCCTAAATTATCAAATTCTAACTGTAAATAATCTTTATTCATAGGCACTTAGCCTCCAATTTCATAATATTTTACATAGCATCAGCTACAGCAGCAATCTTACTTCTGTAGATGTTCTGTAATTCAATTTCTCCATAAAAATCATGTCCTCTGAATATCTCAGACATTCTTCGCATACCATTATTATTGCCTGCATATTGATTTAGATCGACTTGAACATTGTAATCGCCATCTACAATGCAGATCGAATCTTCGCCAATTCTCTGTAATGCAAGTTTCATAAGTGATATATCTAAATTCTGTGCCTCTGTAATATAGACCGCACAATTCAAACCACTCGTATCAAATCCTCGAATATCACACATTGGTAAAATAGAAAGTTTATTTCTTGATACAAGCTGTTCAATCATAAACTTATCTCCAAGTTTTCCTGCAAGCATGTTACCAATACTTGAATCAACAAGCTTATCTAACTGTGTTCCTGGCAAGAAACCAATCTTAGCCGAATTCATAGTAGGAATTGGGTTAGCAAAAATCACAATTTTATCAATCTTATGCTTTTCAAGCAACCACATCATATACCCAACTGCAAGATACGATTTTCCTGTACCAGCAGAACCTTTAATCATAGTAATCTGATTATTAGAGAAACTATTCAAAGCCATCTGCTGATAAATATCTCCATTAAGAGGCTTAACTACACCAAAGTAATCTGATTTGATATTTGGGAATTTAATATTTTGATACATTCCTTCTCGCCAAACGAGAGTGTCAACGACATGATTATTAGAATCTTTTAAGATAAGATATTCATTTTCAAGTAATCCATAGATATTTTCCTGTAAATGTTCATAAAAACGAGCCATTTCTAACTCTGAAAGCGTTTTTTCTATAAATCCACTATAATCATCCACTGGCTCATCATTTACACCTTTTACAGTAAGATTAAATATTTTTCTTGCAATCATTTTACAAGCAATATCATCCGTAATAAAAACAACATCCTGCATTCCGCTTATAAATGCACAGCTACCAACTATTTTAGTATCAGGTGTTATTTCCATATTTTTCTCAAGTATGTAGTTTTCAATTGCGTTGTCATATACAACAACTTCATATTTATCCGAATTTTCATCAAGTAGATGTAAAGTTTTTCGTGCCTCATACTTTACTTGATCATCTTTGTTTCGAGATACTTTAATGTGCTCTAATTCTTGTAATGTTACAGAACTTATAATAAAATTTTCCTCAAATATTTTGTCCTGTAATTTTAAAACAGCATTAGTATCATAAAATTTTATTGTACCGATGGTTTCCGACCACCTTTCATTTTAGATTTCGTTTATTAAACGATTTTGCTTTTCCTGTACTCATCCAAAGCTTTTAAGTTATTGTAAGACTCAACCAGATAATACTTAGAATGACCACTATAAGTCTTTTTTACATTCTCGTTCCCAACAAGTTTCCTCATTGCAAAAGCTTCTGTTTTGTTAATTAATAAAATAATTTTCACATCCTTTGATTTATTTCCTACGATAGAGTAGGATAGTAGTTGGAAATGTAGGATTTGAACCCACGACCTCCTGAACCCAAATCAGGCGTTCTAACCAAACTGAACTAATTCCCAAAATAAAAAAATCCCATACCGAAGTATGAGATCCTTACTTAATATAGGCTGAGATATTTGACCTAACACACCAACATCTACTGTGGTTGGACACAGTTTATCACACAAGCGATTAGCTTGTAGTTAGCAACAACACCAGTTTTGACATAACCGGCAAACTCTTACCATAAAGTATTATAGATTTTCTTTCTACACATTCTTCCTTGCGAGATTCATAGGTTGCAGCCTATTAGAGTTGCATATACTTGTACTTTCTCACATAATACCTTGCGAGTATTATATGTGTCCATATTACAGGACAATAAGTTGTTTTTCTCTTTATGGTCATACACACTTTTGCTGTTTTACAATCTTCTTTTAAATATTATCTGCCTAAAATAATTTGATTTTTCAAAAGTATGTACTTATTATGGACGATGAGGTGTACATTTGACCATCCGTACCTTTTGAGTACAGCCCAATCATCACCATCCTGCTCGGATTGCGATCTCCTTACTTTGTATTAAGTTTCCTATCTTTCAATTTAAGAAAACTACCTACAATCTGATCAGCAGTTATACTTGCGGTATTCCCACCAACCATACACAAATCATACCCACATTTCTGCGTTACTACAGTGCCTATTTCAAGACACCCACCATATCAACTTGTTTAAGAATTATCAAACCGTAAGATTATCAAATCTACATAAACTTGTAAATAGTCATTATCAGTTGACCTCTGACCTTAGATATGGTGTAGATTTTATGTGTTTTCCGTTAAACTGTATTTCACAGTCGCAGCCTTATAATACGATAAGAACCACTTTATACATGTCGCCATGCTTATTTTTGAGATTTAACATCTCCTGATCCGAAACCAACCAGTCCTACAAAAGTAGAAAAGCTCTCCCAGTAAGACTCGAACTTACGACTTTCGCATTAACAGTGCGATGCTCTACCAGCTGAGCTATAAGAGATTAAGAATTGTCAGTGACCATACCACAGGAACTGTAGCACAGCCACCGATCTATAAGAAGAGGAGTACAATATGAATATGTACCAATCTTAGAAATGAACTTTAGAATTGTTCAGAACCGCCAATGAATTAGTAGCGATGGAATCTCTTAGATTTTATCAGTTCACCAAATAAGCTGATTATCCGTAGTTTACCAACTTAACATTAAAGTTAGCATTTATGGCTGCTTGCACCACATACATTGTCTCTATGGACTTTATTGCCTCAGTATGATACGAGATCTAAATCACTGTTCTGAATTTAATTTGTGTTATATTGTGTCCGTATAGGACGTTGTTCTAATGTCTCTCGACAATTATATATTCTCTGTTTTATCAGCCAAGAAAAGCTGATTTCATTGTTTTCCATTACTGATATATAACACCACAAAAACAGCTATAAAGCCTTATTTTACAAGGAAAACTCGGATTTTCTATTTCGCTACTCTATATTTATGAGCAATTTTTCGCTTTCTTTCACGCTCATTTAAAGTCGCACAATCATAACAATACAATCGTTTATTCCCTGTTTTTTCAATAATCCCACCACAACGTTTGCAACGAGAATACTTATTATTATGTCCACGCCTAACAGAATAATAGTCTTTTTGGTAGTTTTGAAAATATGTATTTAACGACCTATTTATATATTTCACATAGAAATTGTCTTCAGTGATAAAATCATAATTATTTACAATCTGAGTCTTATCTTCATATTCTCCAATCAGTTTGCAATTATCAAAACATTTTCTCAAAAATCCTTCAACAACTTTTTTATATTCATTCCAAGATAAAGTCATTTTCTCCATTTGAAAGCGTTGTTTGAGTTTTTCGGCTTCATCAATTGCATCGTCAATTATATCTGTAGCTGTATCTGCATCCATTTCAATTCCAGATAACCAATCGAAGTACATTAATTTTGGTTTTTTTAATAAGTCCATATACTCCTTATTGAGAATTACTTCTTTATCAAAATATCTTGTATAAATATTATTGATTTTCTGCCTAATAATAGCACACCAATTTTCCTCTTTAGTCATTGACTTATAATATCTGTATTCAATTCCAGACCATGTATCAAATACTTGTCCAAGTTCTGTATTAAGTAAGTCCTTTCTGACCTTAAAATGAATTGTTTTCATATATGTGCGTCTTTTATTATCAGAAGCCCATATTGAGGAGCAGAACGAGTTGAATATCTCGTCCTTTACCTCATTATTCTCTGCTTCTTTGTAATCTTCTATAATTTCATATAGAAATGTTTCATTACAGTCGTAAATATGTATCACCTACCTCAAATTCATAGTATTTTCCAAGATATTCATATGAGTTGTCCGTTTTATAAGGAACTTCTCTTATTGATATATTTCTCTTTGGATTTGTGTTATTCTTGAGATTTTTAATGATATAATCACCATAAGCTGACCATGCAAGAGATTTGCTAATAGAAACAGAAGAGTACGAAGCTTTGATAATATAATTTGCTATAATATTTTCAGGCAACCCAATCTCGTTTAGGAGTTCTGCCTTATATTCATTTACGACTTCATCCATATTAAACTTATGGTCTTCATCGTCCGACTTATCTCTATGCAGATTCAGATGTTGCTTAATATCAACCGCATACATATTTATGAACTTCCTGCATTTCTTTAAGACTTTTTTATCAGACAAATTCAAATCATTATCAATAATTAAACATCTAGTATCAACTAAATCTATCTTATTGTCCCATAAGATATTTTTCTTTTCCCAAGTTTCAATATAATCACACAACTCGTTCATAGGAGAGGGAGAGTGGTATGCATTGAGATATTCTTTCTCATCATCAGATACATCTTTGTTCTTTTTGATTATATTCATATAGGATTTCATTTTCTTTGGGTAATTGTGAAGTAGAAAATACGGAAGTTGTTTAAGATGTTTTCTAAGACCTGAATTCATATGCCATCTGAATCCCGTTTTGAGGAAGTCGATTTCTTTGCCCTGAAAAATTCTTAGAAGAGAAGAGTAGTCAGAATACAATTTTTGTATAACTGGATTAGTCGTATATTTATTCTCTATACTTGTAGCAACATTTGTGATTTCACCAATACGATTATCTCTTGTCATAACCTCGTACTCAATTAAATTCTCTTTTGTATAAGGCTTAGACTGAGCAGTTACTTTATCTTCAATATCAAGTATGATATGCTTATCTATCTTTGAATCAATAATGATAGGATCGTTGCTTAAATAGAAAATATCACCATCAAAATCTGCGCCGCCTTGCTGTGGAGCTGATACATCATACATATTAAACATTACTACATCTTGGTCTTTAAAATAATCAAACCATTTTGTAAGAATGTCATTTCGTACAATCTTAATCTTATTTACCTCTGATGGATCAACAAGCGGAGAACGGAATGAACAACAATATCCTGGTTCAAAATTTGCTGTATATAATTCTCTTTCTCCAAGACAACCAATTGGTTCTTCACCAACGGCATACTGAAGATAACCAATCATATCACCAACACCTGTATGATAAAAACCTGAACAATAAATTTTACCAACCTTTGCTTCATCAATAGACTTTTTGAGTTTTCTATAAATGAATTGCTTAACGGCAGGATCTTTTAACATAACATCATTTACCAATGCAGCTTCAAGATATTTACTTTCTGGCTCATAATCTTCTGTATCTGTAATTCCCATGAATTTATATGTATAAAATTTATCACCTCTAATGATTTTTTCATACATATTAGTGGTATATTTTGCAAGCTTAATGATTTTTCCATCATTCTTAGAATCTAATATGTCATAGTCCTTTTTTGTTTTATCTGTATAACATTTAACATATTTATCATTCCAAAGATCCAGACATTGTAAATACTGAAAATTCATTCGTGTATATTTATTTAAATGCTTAATATGATGACTGTATTTACTGATTCCAAGTTTGAATTCATACTTTCTGACAGTATTCATATATTCAATCCATGCGTTTTCGCCATAAGTTGACTTAAAAATCTTGTGCCCTTTAAACATCGAAATGTTCCAAATGCAATCTACATCATCAACATTATGAACATGACCATAGATGTCAGTGATAGTAGTATAGCCCCATTCTTTAAGAATTTGTTTAAATGGTACATACACAGAATATCCTTTAATAAATGGTAAACGCACCTGTGTTCCAATAACTTTGTAGTCTAATCCAAGTTGCTCACTCACAGTATTCATAAAGTTTTCTTCATGACAACCACAACCATCAAAAGGTGATAGTCCAATATCCTTTAATCCTTCTTCGATTTCTCTGGTTTTATATTTCTTTTTCTTACCAGTGTTTTCATCAACAAATTCTTTTTCTCTTTCAACTACATATTTGATAAGCTGATTTTTCAATGTTTTTTCATACTCGCCAATAATTACAATATTAGGCATATAATCTTTAATAAGAGTACATGAACTAAAAGGCAAACATCTTTGAGCTTCATACTTAGAAATAACACACTCATCAATTTTAATATCCATCTGAGTAATTAAATATAATTCATCAAAAATTTCATCGCATACAAATGCAGTAATTCCATCCTTACCTTGAGAAGCTGATTTACCAAAACGAGAGTAATGAACTCCATTATATGTAAATCCATTATTTAGAATTGTTCTAAGAGATTCTTCTTGTTTTGGATTTTTTTTTGCAACAACCAACATGAGTTCACTTATATGAGAGGACGGTTTGCCACGAAGCCTCTGAATCTGATCAAATAAAGGAGAGTCACCTTGTTTGATAAGATATTCCTTTTTTATTTCGGTTTCTCTATTAATTTGAATATTAAAATTCCCATCTATAAGTTCTCTTATTGGTATTTTAACTAATGTATATTGTACCTTTTTTATAATAATTCACCACCTTTTATAAATTTTCCCAAAATTCATCTTCAGAATCATACCCACCATAATCTAAGCTCTCTGCAAACTCGTGAGATGATTTTGTAGAAGCTTTGTAATAACATTGCTCCAATTCAGAGCATTCTTCACATCTAAAATTGTTGTCAAATTCACATTCCGAAAGTTCATCTACAATCAATTCTTTCATTTCTTCAACATTGTCAAAATTATTATTCATATAAATTTACCTCCACTTATATATTCTCCAAATGAAATTTCTATTTATTCCTAATCCATAAAATAAACATCAACATATTTTTCACCATTCTCTAAACAGAGCAAATATGTAGCATATCCATCTATCAGCATAAAATCTCTGTTGAGTATAACCTGCGACTCATACATATTATTCTTACGGTAAAATTCACGTTTTTGTACCATTTTCTTGAATCTAGGGTGAGTAGCCCTGAATTCTTCTGATATAATAATGTCTTTGATATTTACCTTATATACTTGTCCAGATTTACAGAACATCTTCTTGATTTTTCTAATAATCTTATTCATCGTTCTCCTCCGTTTCATATCTAAATCCTAACCAATTAATCATCCAATTAATTCCAGCAGATCCAACGCAATCCTCATGTATATATTCTCCTTGTTCATTATCAAGATACCTTTCGCCTTGATAAATTCCTTCGTTGCAATAGCAGCAAGTTATTCTTGGGCGAGTAGGAGAATAGTAAGGACATCGTGGATCGTGCGTACCATCATATCTGTTACATAGACTACACATATAGTTATTCCATTCTCCTTTAATACAGTTGTGTAAATTTTTCAGTTATAATTTTTAGGCGAGTATTTGTTCACCGAATGGTGTAGAATTTTCTGTGCACTGTCAGAATAATAAATTCTCAGCTAGAAATGGTATCTCAGTTATTTTTATTATTTGGAACCTTTTCTTTATAACTTCTAATACTATTTTTCATTTGCATGTTACATGATCTATCAAATCTCCAAGCAGAAGCGATTTTATCTGCAATATTTTTACTTCCTTCATAGTCAGTACAAAAATCGGACTGACAGATAAGCCCACCGTATGTATTTGCGTACTTATGATTCTTTGATTCGATTGTTACTGTTTTGTTCATTTAATTGTTCTCCTTTGATTTTTAAAATTTTATTCATTGTAATCAGCTCCTTTTAAGTGCTGTGTTAATTGGTTACATATGTTTATTCTCTATTTATTAGGAATTTTGTGGTGAATTGTCTTTGATCCATTTTTTTAGAAGATTTCGCATTCGTATACTTGGGATATATACCCAAATTTCCTTGCCATCACGAATAGCTGATCGCCATATAAACTGAAGCATTTCAGAAAGTGCATAACCATTCTCGTCTACACTAATATGATTTGTTGTGAAAAAATTTTTAATAAATGGATTGAGGTAACGATTTATAAGATATGCTACAGAAGTTCTGTCTCGATATTCATTGGTGGCTCTGCAATTACATGATAGATATCCTTTTGTATATCCTTTCCCTTTTAATATTTGTTGGTATTCTTTAAATGTAGTCCATATGTAGTCATTTGAATTTGTATTTCGCACATTATGGAAGAAATTATATATATTCTTTTTTAATATCTTCATTGATGCGTTGTTTTTATTTCGAGAATACCAGGAAAAAGACAAGTCAGAATCTCTATCGCCAATCATATTTAATTTTTCATTCTCACAAATATGAATTAGCTTACTATAATCATAAGATGTATATCTGATATTTGAGCTATATGGAATAAGATGATAATTTTCCATAGAATCGCCTTGAACAGACCAGTATGTATATTGAACTCCATAATAGTCATAGTAATATTTCTGCATTTGCATATCAAAATAATATGTAAGAATATAGATATTCCTAAATGAATTAAATGTCTCTATAGGAAATAACCATACCATTAAGTTATCTCCATAACATACAAGACTTCCTAACTCACATAAACGCTTTTCATTATCAAATTTACCATGATAATCAGAATATTCATCTTTCCATGTAAGCTGCTTTGTATCAGGATTGATTTCAACATATGTATTTTTTAATATCTCAAAATCCTGTTTGGTAATATCATATTCTTCTATAACATTTGCAACTTCATCCATTATAAGCGTATAATTTTGCGCTCTACATAAATCAATCAGTTCATTGTCGAATTTTTGAAATAGAGCATGGGTTGACACTATGTTATTACCATTGCCGATCAATCTCTTAAGATCTCTAAGTTTACTGCCCCTATCATCCTTTTCATCTTTTAAAAATGTAGGTGCTTTAAAATTCTTACCATTACAATACGTCCTATATCTGGTTATTTCATCAAGGAAAGGTGTTATTACCAAAAATTTCTCATCTTCATCTGATTGATTAATATAATTCATTATTGACTGAGTTTTACCAGCACCCATAATGGCATCTACAATATTAACTTTACAATTAAATTCCAATATAAAATCTCCTTTCTAAATACTTGTATATAACTATATTCTCCACTTAACGACAAAAATCCCTCCAACTGCCGTTTGGCTTGGCATAAAATTTTAACACCATTTTCAAAAAATAAGTTCTTGGATTTTTCCCTTATAAATTAAGGGTTTTTGAAGTTTTTGCAAAAATATGCCAAATTTGCAAAAGTTCTAAAATTGAAAAAAAAGCCTTATAAATCAAGGGTTTTTAGGGCTATCCCTTATAAAAGATATAATAAAAGTTCTAAAATTAAAATTCTTATATTTGTGGACTGCGTAAGCAGGACACAAGGGCATGAGCTTCGTAAGAAGCGATTGACCAACAACGCCGTAGGCAATGAAGTGTACATATATGATTATTCTCTTTTCTATTTTTTATTCTCATCCAAATTCACATAGCTGTCTTTCCAATAATCCTCTACAAAGAATACTGGTAATTTATCATGATATCTTTCATATATTTCTTCGTCTGGTATTCCAACCCAATACGGTTTCCATTTTTGTCTTTCTTTTTGTAATTCTTCAATCTCAGTATGATATTTTCCGTTTTGCAAATATCCTTTGATTTTTCCGCATACGGCACAGTAACTGCTCAATGATGTGTGAATTTTATCTTTTTCTTCTTGTGTAAATACATTACTTTTAAAATTCCATCTGTATTGAATTAAACATTCTTCATATTGATGTTTATGCTTAGATTTCTTCTTTGCTTTGGATATATTACTTTCTTTATGTTTGAGGTACTTTGGTGTCTCTGAATTGATTATATTGTTTGTATTGTTCATGATATAATTCCTTTCTTGATTGATAATATATTATTCTCTGTTGGGATTGCTATTTATTGGTTTATTTTATATATGTCTACCCTAGAGATGTTCTTTTCTTGCTAACGCTACGAAAAGACCGTCCCTATCAAGGGACTACATCTTGTGCTACGCACATTATCTGATGTATAATTTGGCAATTATGTATAAAATAATGTTTTGTACTGAAAATAATTTTGGTAAAAATCTACAATGAGTAACTTAAGTAGATGCATTTTTGACAGCGTAGAATAGCCCTAGAAATGTTTTTTATTGCTTTTATGATAACTTGTTGGGGTAAAAATTAAAAAGCCTTATTTCGGCTTTTAAATACGTTAGAATGATATATAATATTTTTGAGGAATTATATTAGTGAGATTTTATTTTATGAAAACATTTATATTGAAACATACTTATTGTAATTCTTTTTATATAAGAGTACAATTAAATCAAATATTTTATATAGGAGGTTTTTATTTATGAAGAAATCAAAGAGATTAAAGAGGGTATTTAGTTTTGTGTTATGTGTTGTAATGACTATTACCATTATTCAATTAACACCACAAAATACCTATGCTACCAAGAAGGTTAAATTGAATTATACAAAAATTACTTTGTATGCTGGAGAAGTAAAAAATTTGAAAATATATGAAGGGAAAACGGAAATATATTCTGCTAGATGGTCTTCTTCTAATAAAAATGTTGTGAAAGTTACTAATTATGGACATATAGAAGCATTAAAACATGGTTCTGTTAAAATAATCGCCAAATATAATAATAAAAATTATGTTTGCAAGGTTACTGTTAAGGATGCTTTAAAAGATCATGTAAGTTATGAGTTGATTGATATTCCTGAAAACAAAGATTTTAATAGAAATAATACTAATGCTATTAAGATAATAAATAACAATGATATTACTGTTGAAGCTAGAATTAAATGTAAACGTTACGATAAAGACGGATTTTATATTGGAAGTGGTGAAATTAGAGGTGTTGTAAATTCTAACAGGTATATTATTATTCCAATATCATATGATGAATATACAAGAATAAACTTAAGCAATGTTTATAGAGCCGATCCTATAGATATAGAATATAGCATATCTAATCCATATACTAATGGAAACTTTGAATATAGAGATATTATATTTAATAATAATTCAAATCGTAATCAATCAGCAGTGTGCTCTATATTGTATTACAATAGTGAAAATAAACCAATTTGTATAAACACTTCTTATAGTATAAAAACAAATAAAATACCTGTAGGTGAAAAAATAAAAATATCTGATCGTTATTTATTGGATATGAAAGAAAAATATGATATCCAGAGAATTGAGATTTATTTATATTAGTTGTATATTGTTGAATATTTGTTTATTGGACTATGGCTTTGGCTATAGTCCTTTTTTATTGCTGTTTTATATATGGATATCTCTATTTAAAAGGTGATTTGTGTGAAGGTTTTAATACCCCCATATGTTGAGATTCTTGAGTGTGACTTTTGATGGAAAAATCGTTATCGGCAAAAGTGCTTATAAATAAGGATAATTTTGAAATTATGGGTGAATTTTTGATGAGATAGGAGTTTAATTTTTGAGGGTTGAAGTGGCTGAAATGCTTGATTTTAGTGGGATTTGACGATATGGGGTACGATAAGTGGTTTGAAGGGTGAAATTTTAGATTTTGCTTGATTTTGTTGGGATTTTGAATATTGGGAAGGGTTAGATTTTTGAGTTGGTGTGTGGATGAATCAGCTATAAGGTTTACTGTATTTCCAGCCCATCTAATTAGTTTTAACTACCCCGGGTTAGGCAAAAACAGTGGATAATAGATATATATTGACCATTCTTTTTCTGATCCTTTGATCAAGTTTGATGTAGTTTTTAAAACTATATGAGATAGTATTGATATTATTATTTTGTATAGTTTAAAACTATGACATATCGTTTAACATAGCTTTTATTTATACAAAACAATTTATAACTTGATAACAAAAAAGCGTTGACAAAACACAAACAACATGATATATTATAGTCACAACAAAACAACGACAACACGAACATACATTACAAAAGTTTTTGTTGACAATCACAACATGTTGTGATAACATATAACCAAGTTAATAAGGAAGCAGCCACACTTTAAACTACTTTGTTAGCAATCCTTAAAAACAAGTTATTGACAATCACAATAATATGTGATATAGTAATTACAACAAATAAACAAGCACCAACAAGAAAGAAGGTTGATTCACTGATACTGATTTAACAATTTAACATGAATTAAAGCAAGCACCCACTAGCAGAACGGCAATTCTAACTAGCAGGTTGCAAGCTAGGAAAGTTCCCAAAACAATTCTAGCACATCTGCTTTAATTCCACAAGAACAAAACAGTCTTATGCGTGTATAGGTTCATAAGATTTGACTGTTTATCATTCCTAGAGTGACAAGCAAAAGACTAAAAGCGTATAGGGTTGCTAAGGGTTTTAATCAAAACGTTTCCCTTATACAAAGCACCACCAAAAGTGGGAATATATTGTGGACAATAGACACAAAGTCCCGAAAAAATAGTGTAGCTGTCCCGGTTTATTACCTTGGACAACAAATTATAGCATTTATTTTTAGCTATAAATACGTGAGAGAACACTCACAAGTGTATACGGTCAAAAAGCCTAGTTATTTTCTAGGAGTGACGTTAAAGCTGATTAGAAACGGCACGAACTTAAAAAACCGCGCTACAACAAAAAGCGTGATTGACTTAGGTTCATAATCATACTTACTAAGTCAATAAATACATAAGAGACAGACACAAGTACAAAGTGGCAGGTAGCAGGGTAACACCTGCTATTCTTGGTGTTGGGTAACTCCAACTCACATGACCGTTGTATCTCTGTGTTCTGTATAATTCAAGTTATACATAGTTAGAGGAGCAGATCAGCACTACCAGTCTGCTCTTTTATAGTGTGCATAACACTATTACAACAAATACAATAAATCATATTATAGCACCTATGCGTTAAATAGGAGAAAGAGGTACTTTATGAAAACATTATCAATCAATTTCTATGCAAAGAATATCACAGAAGAGTCTAAGTCTGAACTTATGACAGCAGTACAGCACGAGTCTTGCAACATGAATATTCAGTTACTCGATGATACAATCGCTAAACTTGAGAAGAAGATTGCTAATGAGAATAGCAACTATTCCGATGAAGAAGTACAAGCTTTCCAGGTACAGTTAGACTCTGCAAATGAATCACGGACTAAGTTTGTGGAGACACAGACAGACACATTAAAAGTATACAATAAAGTTATTTCTGTTATGTCACAGAAAAATGCTGACCACTTTGGCAACTCTACTGATGTTGTAAGAACTGTACTTCGTGTACTTGGTTCATGGGATAACTCTAAGCTTGTAAAGTATGCGATTATTCCTGCTTTTGAATCACCTGAACTTTATGAGGCATTACAGGCAATTCATATTAACTCCAAAGCAGGAGATGACGGAAATCTTGTAATGAGCAAAGAGGTAAAAGAAGCCTATAAGAAGGCAAGTACAGAACTTGAAACAATCATCAAGAAAACTTTCTCTCTGCCTTTTGAAACCCCGTACACGGACAAGACAAGAGTGAAGCTGACAGCAGAAGATAAGAAACTTTTAAATGATTGCTACATCAAGGGATTTTCTAACAAATTTGATGTAGACGATGAAAAGGGAACTGTATCATTTAAAAAGCGTCAGATTAACACGCTTGTAAAGGCAAAAAAGAACCGTAAGACAGGTGAAATCACCTATGATTATAGCGGACTTGCAAGCACTATCAGCAACATTGTAATTAAGCATTATTTCGCATAATACAAAACAAAAATGTATAGTACGAAAGGCAGAATTTTGGTTCTGCCTTTTAATAGTGTGCATTTTAATAAAAGGAGAGTGAACGCAAATGAAAATGAAAATTAGACGAACACTTGGAAATGAACTTTACCACGGAAAACAATTTCCGATCAATACAATTGTTTTGCGTAGTGAAAACGGAGTAGAGATTTTCTGCGCTGATTTTAGAATGAGAAAAGGCAAAATTACTGTACTTATTCATATTCCAGGTAGAAAGAAATTTCTCAAAACTGAAATGCGTAATGAATATACAAAGGCAATGTATGACTATACGCAGCAATTCAAAGACGATTCAAAACGCTTGAATTATAAACAAATGATGTCACATGATCGTAAACGGAAATGCGGATCTGGTGGAGTACGTTTAGGTAAATTCTGTGGTCAAATCACAGACTATGAGTGTACAAAAAATCCTATGCATGATTTTAGAAGAGTTTATTGCTAATCACAATTCTTTGTGGTAGAATGGAGGTGTAACAACGGAAAGGAGAATAACAAATGATTGTATATAAGAAATTAGATAAATTATTGCAAGATAAAAAAATGCAATGGAAAGATTTATGCGAAGCGGGTATATCTGTTAATATGCCTCAAAGATTTTCACAAAATAAAACAATGAATACTGATACTCTAAATAAAGTCTGCGAATATCTCCATGTCCAACCAAGCGAAATCATGGAATGGATACCAGATGCAGAATATAACAAGGCAAACGAAGAAAAACAAGCCATAGAAGCTCAAATAGCTGAACTCCAAGAAAAGCTAAAAACCATGTAAAAAGGGAGGAACCACTATGCCAACAATAGAAGAAATGCGTCAATCAATGGCACAAGCAGGAGTGTATTCAAAAGCAGATATAGATAAAATCTGCGAACTCGAAAAGCAGTACAGAGAGGAATGCAAAGAGATAGCCGATCAGTGTGAAGCTGAAGGTTATCCAGCAAACGGAAGTAATTATGAACTCCGTTGTTCAGAAGCTCGTAAGTATTATGACGAGCAGTTTGCAGATATAGACGCAAATTATAATTTTGATGAAGAATAATTTGCAAAACACAGCACCAATCAAGCACCCAATTTCCGGGTGCTATTTTTATACCCAAAAACAATCAGAAAAGGAGAATAAATATGAAAAAGAAATTATTATCACTCATTCTTACAACAGCAACAATCCTTACATCCTACACAGTAGGCACAATGCAACCAATGCAAACAGTCAATGCCTCAACTCCAAAGCAGATCAGTGTCACAAATGCAATTCCAATCTGTGACATTGCTGGTTATTTCTATGACAAATATGGATATCTCTGCTTTGAGCTTGGCGATACAACAAAGCAGTTCAATAAGGCAGATGGATATTCGTATTCAAAAATCTGTGAGAAACTTCCGCATCTTAAAGATTTAGATGAAAACAAAACATATCCTTTGACAGCGAAAGTAACAAAGGTAAACAAAAAGAAAAACGTTGTCACTGTACAGGATTATAGCGGAAACAAATGGAAATTTCGTGGCTGTGAAGACTATGAAAATGGAGACGTAGTATCTATGCTCATAGATAGTAACGGAACAGAAAAGGTAACTGATGATATTATTTTACAGGTCAGATACAGCGGTGCAGAGTGGTAAATAATAAGAAAGGAAGTAAAAACAATGTCAGAGAAAGCAAAACAAATTCATGCAACCTATTGTAATTATGAAGTAGCAAAGGCAAGCAAACCGTCACGGATCTATTCAGTCCGGACAGAAGTAAAACGAAACCATGGAATCAAAACCCATAATATGAGTAAAGCGATGTTAGCACAGACGTTAGCATCGCTTTTTTAGTACAGAAGGAGGATGAAAACCAAATGATAATTATCATTAAGGATGGTTATGATGTTATTGATAATCGTCCAGAAGCAGAAATTGCACAGTCAGAGCGTGATTACTTTGAGGAGCGTTACAACAGAGAGTTGAAACGCAAACTCGAAGCAAACAAACATCCATTTGCAAAAAAGCTTTTAGCTGCATGTGGACTGTTATAGAAGGGAGAGTGAAAATCATGGCAAGAACATTACGGGATAATCAGGCATCATGGGATGCATTATTCTATGCGATTATTACAGGATGCACAGCAAAAGATGCATTATTAGCTATGGGAATTTGTCCAGATAGCGAAAATAGTTTGGCAAGGAGAACAGAAAGAGAGGCGAAAAAATAAATGAAAGGATATGAAGTACCGGATGGTTATATGGGTTGGATCAATGGAAAATACCAGCTTTTTGAAAGCGAAAGCCAATATTACGAAACACTTTTAGAGAGAGAAGAGGTCTAAATGGCAAAGGAAATTAAGGAAACATTGTTCGTTTCACTATGTAAGCGATGTGGAGAACGCAGAACTTGTCGTGGAATTTGTATTGAAATGAATAATGCAATAATAAAGGCAAATGAATTAAAAGCGACTGCGAAATAATGTGGTCGCTATTTTAATGCAAAAAATTATTTTAAGAAAGGTAAAAGGTGAATATTATGTGTAAAATGTTTGAAGTTGTAACAGGAAAGAGATCAAAAGGAAGTGTAGACAAATTAGAAGGTCTTACAAAGATGTATACGGATATCAATGAAGAGATTGCGATTATTAAAATTCCTGTTGAGTTAATGGAAGTTGATTCACGGTATCAGACAGACGAGAGAACGGAAAGAGATCTTCAGTATCTTGTACGGAATTGGGATGAACGGAAACTTATGCCACTTATGGGCGTTCCGCATTGGGAAGAAGGTAAAGTATACATTGTAGATGGTTATGGTCGTTGGATTGCAAGTCAGATTGTAAACAAAAAGAAATACAAAGATTTGAAAGTACAGATGATCTTAAATGCACCAACTGATCCAGAAGAAAGACTTGAATTTGAGGCTGAAATGTACGCATTCCAGAATAGAGATGTAAAAGATTTAACACCTATTCAGAAGCATGGTGCAATGATGGTTTTACATGATCCATCAACAGAAACATTGGAGAATATGAGAAAGAAATATGGCTTTGAATATGTTGCAAATAAGGGAAACAGAGAAGCTTCTGTTCTTGGTTCGTATACAGAGACATTGCGGTTATGCAAGTTAGACAACGGAAAAGCTGCTGAATATGTATTTGATATTTGTGCAGGAGCTGGATTTGATCGGAAACCAAACGGATATTCTACATATATTATGCGATCATTAAGAGATATTTATAAACTCTATGCGAATGACCGTGAAGCAACAAAAGAATTTTTAATTGAAGAACTTAGACAGATTACACCTGTTGGATTAAAGGCAAAGGCAACTGTAAAATATCCAATGCTTGATATGAAAACTGCTGTATCTCTTTACACAGAAGATATGGTTGTTAAAAATCTTGGACTTGAACAATCAAGGGAAGTTTCTGGAACTAGAGTTGTTCCAATTAAAAAGACAAAGACGGCATAAAACAGAGAACAACATATTAGAAATTGAGGTGATGAAAATGAAACATCGGTAAAAGCGAAACTAAGCTGCGCTATTAGGCTATACGGGTACATTATAATAAGGAAAGGACAGATGAATTATGGCATATAGAAAGACAAAACAACTAAGAGAATTTGAACCGATTCTGTTACAGAATGGATACAGATTTACACGGTGCAAGGGAAGTCATTTCATTTATATGAATCGAACTTCTCATAAAATCATAGCAGTCAATAAAGACTTGAACAGAATGGTTCGTGAACGATTAATAAAAGAGAATAAGTTACAGGAGGTATAAAACTGTGCAGACAAGAGAAATTAAAGTAGGAACAAAATTCAAGCATATGAAAGAAGAATGGATCTGTACATCGAACGATGGATTCATATTTGAAGCAGATTGTTTGAATAAAAATTGTCCAATGAAAGATTTAATGCTTATTGGATCAAGCGAAGAAGTAGAAGTGATTGAATAGGAGGTGTAAGAACATGAAATGGACAGAGTTATTACGGAAAGATAATTATGCTTTACTGCAAAGCGAAAGTGATACACAGTATGCGGTTGCAAGTGGCTATGATCCAACGCAGCCTGAAGATCAGCAGTGGTCAAGTGGAACATATTTTACTTATTGGAATGACGCAAAGCGAAAAGCTGATTGCTTGCAAAATGCTTTAGATTGTTTTAGAAGTAGAACAGAAGAGAACTATGTAACCAAAGGTCAGAAATACCTTGAAATCTACAGAGAAGATTATAGCGAAGGCACATTCAATGAAATTATTACATCGCTTGGAATTGATAATGACAGAGTTGGAAATGCGATTGGTTGTTATTGCATTGTAGATGAAGAAAGTTTAAAAAGGTAAAAGAATGCGAAGAGGTATAGTTCATGCGATTAAGTGATTTATTATCATATATAAGCGAAAATGAAAACGTTTATGTATGGTTGGATGGAAAAATTGTAGCTGAATATAATGGGAGAGATAGTATTTCTCTTAAATATAATGATTTTGAGGTTGAAAAAGGAAGTCTTAGAAAGTGTGAAAATGGAATCGAAGTTACATTGACAGGAAATTTAATTGTTCCTAAAAGATAATGAGCAGGAAGATGTGGATTTTATTATCTCGATGAATGTAATAGCAGAGTAAACAGATATTTCATAATGAAAGGTAAAGGGTAATAGCATGAAAAAAGTAAAAGTAACAATGACCGTTGTTTTAAATGATAATGCAGATGTAAAAGAAATTAAAAAGTGGGAGCATCATATTGATTATGCGATTGATATGGATAGTTATCCAGAGATTGAACATATTGAGAATGTTAAGGTTGAAGAATAGAAAATGGATATTTCACAAGAAGGAGGATAGAATCATGAAGTACAGATTAGGTTGTTATAACACAGATGGAAGTTTAGAGTGTCTTCGTGCTGTAGATAATAAAGAGAGTGCAAAACTTGCGTACAAACATCTGAAAGAAGAATATCAGTGTACGATTTGGGTTCAGAAGATAGAGTTTGTTGATCCAAAAGAGGAGTTTAAAGAAGCATAACAAATGCGTGTTTCATTGGATTTAATAAGAAGGAGTGATAAGTATGGAATTTTTAGTACAGTATACTATTGAAGGAAGTGAAAAAATTATAAACAAGATTGTAAATTCTTGTTGGATTATTGAAGTAACAAATGAAAGCGATTTTAATGGAATTGAAGAAATGCATGTGTTTGATATAACAGATCTTGGAAAAATCAAACCGTTGCATTACAGAGGATGGCAGCCAGGATGCTTAATTGAATATGTAGACGATAAAAACAATGTAGTTATTCATGGATATGGAACAGACCATTAAATTCGCATTTACTAGGGAAATGGAGGACAACAGATATGAATATCAATTATTTTAGAGATAAGTATATGAATAAAGAATTTATGATAATTACTAATACTGAACGAACAGTATTAGTAACTGATATTGATGACTTTTATATGACAGTCAAAGTGACAAAGAATAAATACAGTAGGCAAAACTGTATTGGAAATTATTTTCCGTATGTGGATGATATTGTGAAATATCCTCTCACGGCATTACCAGTGATGTATGAAGTATCAGAAGGAAACTAAGATTTACTTGGAAGGAGTGAAGAGAAATGTCTAAGTATATATGTGAAAAGACAAAGGATGAAATCCTTGAGATTATTGCAGATGAGTTTGATAAAGTAAACAAAGATTACGATAATGCGATGCAGAATGATAACGAAAAACTCAAGGAACGGAATCAGGGTAGATACGTAGCAATGTTTGATTTGCTGCATAGGTTAGAGATTTATGAAAAGTAAATAGCAAACGCAAAGGCAGTTAGGAGAATAATCTACTAGCTGCCTATTTTATTACAAGAAAGTGAGGAACGATTATGCTAAAAGTAAACGATAAAGTAAAAGTGCATATGTACGACACATACAACAGAGAAATTAAAACACGGAATTATGGAGCTGTGTTTACTGTGAAAGAAGTAAACGGAAAGCTTGGTATTGACTGGAATACAGAGAAATCACCAACGACTTGTGATGGCGAAGTGTTCACACCATTTGAAACATTTTCATATTCAGTAATTTTTGAGAATGTAGAAAATGGAAAGAAGTACCATTGGAGCAATGCGGAAAACGGAATTGTAGAGGAGGTTTAATATGAGCAGATGGTTATATGATCCTGAAACGGATTCACGGAATGGAAAAGAGTTTACATATAACTCACCAATACATGAGAACGATACATTATTCAGTGGTTTCTCATATAGAGAAATTATGGATGTTGTAATTGCAAATTATGGTCACGACATTACAGAAGAACAGTTTGACAAGGCACTCAAAGAGTTTATGGATATGCGAATTGAGGATATGAAAGAGAACTTAATGATGTGTAAAACGAATATGTTAAAGGAAATTAGAAAGGCAGGTTGATTAGTATGAGAGAAATTAAAGTTCAGTTATATAGAGGCGAAGATGATAATTATGTTGAGCTTTGGAAAACAGTTGAAGAAATCGAAGGAAAGCACAGATATTATGGAAGATACACATTTGGAAATGAGGGAACTTGGTATTCAGTATGTGATCCACTTGGTTATTGTGAATTAAATGCACCGATGGCAGATGATGTAATGTTTATTTGCTGTGATGAAAATGGAAATGAAGTAATCAGATATTCAAATGCTGATGGAAATAAACTTCCGAAATTTGAAACAGTAATCAAAAGAGAATGGAATAAGGTAAAAGAAAAGCTTCAGCATAACACAGAAGATTTGACTAAAAACTTTTGGGCTGAGTGCTGGAACGGAGACACTACAATGAAAATAAATCAGTGGTTGTTATCTTATAAAGATCCAGACTTATATCCTGAAAAGGCAAAAGATTATGATGAAAACTGGACAAATTGTTGGGCAGAAAAAGAAATTGGATATGAACCTATTCCAGATACAGAATTTGAGTATTTAGGTCATAAATATCAGTTCACAAAGGTAAAACATAAACATGAATACTGTGGTGTTGAGTGGTACGAATTTGTATGTACCGATTCTCCTTATGTAATGCAGGATACACCTTGGGTAAAAGATAGGGCATGGATTCAGTCTTATATGTATCTTGGAAATTGGTTCAATGATAAGACTTATGGAACAATGTATGATCAAAGAACAGCAAGAGAAAGGGTAGTTGCAGCACTTATTAAAAAGTTCCCTATGAAAGAGAAATGGGACAAGTTACTTTATGTAAAGAAGAGAACTGGAAATGAATTTTATAATTGTGATTGCTGTTATGAAAAGTCATATTCCGATATGGCAGATGTACTTATTAACAGAAATTATCACAGAAAAGATGTTGACCATCTTTGTAAGTTCATTAACAAGGAAACAGAAGGAATTGTATTTGCAAGCAATAGAGGTAATAAGTACACAATCAGACAGATTTATCCAGATATTTATGACTATGATAATTGTTTGATATAAGAAATGAGGTGACTGATATGCAGGTCATAGATAAAGTTGTTACACCAGACGGAATAGAAATTGAGCTTAGAGATCTAAGTGGTGAACACAAACTACCAGATTATAACGGAATGGAAATTGTCTTCCGTACAATTGCAAAGAAAACATTTCCACCAAACAAAGGATGGTATGCACAGAAAGGAAAAGAATTTCATTCATGTATTTGTTACTATAAAAATTATACATCAGATATGTTGAAAGCAGATTATGAGGAGTTAAAAAATGGTACAAAAACTCTTGCAGATTTGAAATCATATTTCTGGAATGGTAAGAGAGACAGTTATGTACTTGGATTAGAAGGAAGTGAGAATTATGCAGAAAACATTAATGGAAATGCTGATTGAAGCAGGTTATCCGAAAGAAGAAATGTATCATCCTTCGTATGGATCTGATTTATATGTATATGTAATACCACTCACAACAAAAGTAATTGAGGAATGGTGCAAAATACATAATTATAGAATGGCTTGGCATTGTCCTACATTCAAAGATCAGATAACAGGCAAAATGATGTATGATTGTGCATTTCAGTGGTATGAAAATTAACAGATAGGAGCGTGATTATATGGCGAAACATATTATTGATAAAGACAATACATTAAAAGCGTTGGGAAGCATTAACACATTATTATCTCAATCGTTACAGATAATTAAAAAGGTAAACGAAGATGAACAATGGGATTTTTGTACAGATGATGTTTTGGCAAGACGAGTCAATGCTGCTGAAAGATTAATAAAACAAATATCAGACGTTGTATTTCAGAACGAAAAAGCAAAGTAAATTGTAATTTCTTGGTAAAATAATTGCAAGATATAGTGGTGTATAAAACGAGTAACCACGATATATAGTATAAGAGAAAAGGAGATTAAAACTATGAGAGTAAACGAAGTAAGAAAAACAGAAACAATTGAGAAACTTGTAAGAACAGAGTACATCGCAGAAGATGGCACAGTATTTAGAAGTGAAGAAGAGTGTAAAAAGTATGAGGAATCAGCACTGTTTGCAATCAGCAAAGAGTTAAAGAGACTTGATAATAAGAAAAATGGAGCTTCTGAATATGATATTTATGATGAATGTTCTGATGACTATCTGGTAGAGATTTTCAATGCAGAAACAGAAAGAGATATTGAGAATATCAGAAGATATGTATATCTTAAAGCTCTTTCGAATAGTTCATATGCGAGAAAGGAAGATGTTGATTTACCTAATATCACAGCAGGGCATGAGGTAATTATCCATTGGAATTATGATGAAGATAGTTGTTGGACTATTGGAAATGGAAGTATTGATGCTTTCTGTGGTTATATTAGAGAGAATCTTATGAGTTTAATCACACCAAAAGAAGAGAAAGTAGATTAATACAGAGAATAAATAAAGGCAGATGCAAATAATTGTGTCTGTCTTATTTTATTATGAAGGAGAATGTGAAATGCAGTTGATGAAATTTGTAACAAGAGACACCAAAGACAAAAACAAAATTCTTGTATGGTGTACAACAAACAGACTAATTACATTCAGAGATTTCATGCAGTATGTATTGGACAATGTGAAAAATCCAAAAGATTTTATGATTATTGATACGGAAAAGGATCTTGTTTATGACATGTATAAAGTTGCAACAGAAATGTATGGAATGAGAAAGAGAACTTTTGAAGAAAGAATGAATGGTGTTTATACAGGAAAATGGGCAAAATATACAAATTTAGATTTGAACTATGGAGGCAAGTAAAATGGGACTTTTATATTTAAAGAATGAAGAGAAACAGTTATACAGTGCATACGGATTAACCGTATATGGCAGACAGGATAGATATGAACGGACTATCTACAATAATAAACCAGATGAAAATGTATATACATCATTACGGATTGAGCGAAACGGAGAGGAAATCTACAACAGAAATCTTGGTAACAGATGTATCTTTGAAGAGAATTTCAACAGGACAATTGATAACTTCTTATGGTGGATTGACAAAGATGATCCTGATGCATATGACATTGATAATGCAGTTATTAAGAATCTGTGTGAAACAAACTCATTATTTAATCATCTGATTGGAAATCGTAAGCGAAAAGAACAAGCAGAAGCTAATGAAAAAGCAAGGGTTGAAGCAATCAGAGAAAAGGAACAGAAACAGATTGATTTGATTAAGCAGTATTGTGAAAAGAAAAATCTGTTATTCAAACGGTATTATGAAAAGGTTTATCTGATTAAGCTGCACAATAAAGATGTAAGACAGATGATTGAAAATGCAGACAATAAGCAGTTTGAAGGATTGAGAGATTTTATGAATGAACATCCTGATAACAAAGATGCTGTGATTGTAATGAATGGAAACATTGAAGACATAGCAAGGCAGATAGCATAGAAAGTGAGGTTGATGATTATGGCAGAGATTAAAGAATTAGTCGCAAAAGCAAACGAACAGTGTAAACGGATTAAAGATTATATTGCAGAAAATGAAGGTATGTTTGATTCAATGGATCTGAAATTGCACGATGCAAGTTTCTATGAGTACAGAAATATGGAAAAAGAGTTCCCACTTTGCTATGCAGATAATGAAGAATGTAGTGAAAATTCATACTTTTATAGATTTTGTAATTCAACATATGACCAGTTCACAGATTGGTGTGCTGAAGAGAAAATTGATTTTAGAGCAATGTGTCATCATATTGGCAGAACTTCATCGTTTTACCTGTATGATAAAGATCTTGTACAAAGAGAAAATGGAAGAATTAATTGGTCTTGGACAATGTATAACATTTTCAATGAGCTTGGATATTCAAATTATTATCAGTTGCTTGAATTTGATAATGAAGGAAATGTAGATGAAGAAGAATCATTCAAGTGCAATGAAGATTATTACACAAGAGAAGAGTGGATTGAAGAACTGAAACCAGCATTACAATATATTGTTGATGATATGTATGACGATTTTATAAGGGAAATTGAAGATGTTAAAAAGGTATATGAGTATATCAAAGATACAAAAAATAATCAAGTTGAATATTTCAAGGAATTTCTTGAATGGAATGAAGATGATTTACAATACGAGAAAGACAAGAGAGATAAGGAAATGGCAAAACGAAAAGAAATTATTTCAAAAATGCCCCAAAAGATACATGCAATAATGAATCGTTCTGCATTGGATAGTGATGACTTAAATATAGTGCTTGGTTGTATGAATTAAAACCAGAGGAAAGAACTGTTTATTTAGAAAGTGAGGCAAGTAAAATGGTTGATTATACAAGAATAAATGTGTCAAAAGATGGCAAATATTTATTCGCAACAGAACAAGGACAGCTTACATACGATTGGGAAGCAAAACGGGTTTACAAATTATTAAAAGAAAAATTTCCAGAAAACGAAGGCTACAAAGTTTCTGTAATAGAATGGAGAGCAAGAGGAATTGAACCAGATTGGGCGAAGGAGGTAAACGATAATGAAAACAATAATTGATAGAAGCGAATGTAAACCATTAAGTGACAATATTGAAGGCAAGTTAGTAGTAATTAAACCAGATTTTTTCAAACCAGAATTTAGAGATGCAAAATATCAAATTGTACTTGCAACTGGTGGTTTTGGATGTGATGCAGATAAATTTGGAACTGCTGTGTTTGTAACAGAATGTTGTGAAGATCCCGAAGAATATAGGCAAGAAAGATACAATCTTATTGGTGAACCTACAAAAGAAATGATTGCTGAATGGAAAGCGAAGTACGGAGATTTCAATAAGAAAGTACAAAAAGCATTAAAAGGAGAGTGATTAGTATGAGAGATTTAAAACCTGGTGATGTTGTTCATGTTCAAGGAATTGTTTGTGAGATTGCAGAAATTGCATGGCAAGAGCCTTGGGATTGGAGAGAGGCATATTACTTAGAGTTTAGAGATGTAAACGGAATATACAGAAGTTGGAAACAAAATTTCGATGGTGGTTATGCTGAATTGAAGGGAGAGTGATTAATATGATTACACGAGAAAGATTTGTAGAAGAAACAAATTGGAAAATGAGCTACGAAGAATACAAGAAATGTTACTGTCCAGAGTGCAAAAGAGAAGAGTGCCCACACAGAGAAGCATATAGAAGAGTGCCTAGGATTGATGGTGGTCTTGGATTGTGTCCTAACTTAAAGGAGGATGATTAAATGGAAGACTTACTAAACAAATTAACAGAAGAACAGAAAACAGAGTTGGGTAATCTGTGCCAAAAAATTAATGATATTTTTGAGGAAAATGATAACTTTACTGAAGATGATGTAGATAAATATACATGTACTTCATTACAAAATGGAATTTGCCAAGTAATGAATGAGTTAGGCTTATGGTGTACTATATAAACTGTCTGGTGAAAATAAAGGTAATTTAGACCACGAAGAAATGTTCAATACCAAAGAGCAGATGGATAAAAGATATGATGAATTGTTCAAAAAAGGATTTGTATGGCTTAAATCCGACTGCATGGGAACAGAAAAATGGTGAATGGAAACGATTGGAGGGATATTAATATGGAAGTAAGGATATATCAAAACAAGCGAAATAAACAAAAGTACATAGAAGTGCATAATGATGGACATCATCATAATTCTGTTCGTCAGTATATACAGCACGATCAGAAAGTTGCAGGTCATAAGGTTGGAGTTGTTAGAAATTATACTGGCGATGGAAAACTTCATCGGTGGAGAAAAGGTAACTTAAATGAGCTATTGGAAGATTACAAAGAGGTATAAGTATGGTAGATCAGTGGACAGGTAAATGGACAGAGGAAAAGGATTACAATATATATCCAAAAGAGAAATGGTGCGATTACGATTATATAGCTGCATGGATCAGAGAACAGAAATACGAACCAGAAACATCAATGAAAAATTTAATAGAAATGATTTTTGGTTATTACTTTGAAGATGATGATGTAAAAGAAAGAGGATATTTTGCAATTAAGGATGAAAGAAAATATCCTGATAATCTTATGATATTTGTTCCAGATGTAGCAGAATATGTATTTGCAAGTGGTGGATTAAGCGAATTTGATTATGAAGCATAGATTGGAGTGATGGAAATGAAAATTACACAGACAAGAGTAAAACAATATAACAGTACATACAAGACAGTTATTGCAGTAGATGGGATTCCTGTATGTATTACACGAAGCAATAAAAGAGCAAGTGATATTGTTTCTTATTTGTCAGGATATGATGTTGAAATTAACGATGGAAAATTAAAGAAGCAGTTGGATAAAATTAGAAATGAAAAGTGAGGTAATTTATTATGGTAAGAAAAATAAATAATAGACTATTCAAAGTAAATACATATGCTTCTAGCATTGTTGTTGAAGTCGATGACAAATATACAGAAGAAGTGCAGAAAATGAGAGAGAAAATTGATTTCGATTCTATTGGATGGAAATTAAATTTGCTAACATATTTAGCAGAATTGACAGTACAAGGTTATGCAATTTCAAGTGTAACGGAATTTAATATTGATGGAAGCAAGCCGAAAGTAGCATATGCAAGAGATAAAGATTTTAAGAAAATTGTAAAATACATTAATAATGGTTATAGGAAATAGCAATTTCATTTTAAGATTGGAGGAATAAATATGGCAAAATTTAATGTTAGATATTATGAGTGTTATGAAGGATATTATGAAGTAGAGGCAAACAGCAAAGAAGAAGCAGAAGAAAAGTTAATTTATGCTATTAAGGAAGGTAGAGAAAATGTACCAGATCAGTGCTATGACAGTGATGCGGAAGCTACAGAAATGGAGGAATAATTATGTTAAAGGCAATAAATATTAAATGGGACACAGACGGAGATATGGAAGTATTAAATGAACTTCCAACAGAACTTATTATTCCTGATGATTTAGAAGAATTATACAAAAGAAAAGAAGATAGAGAATATGCTCTTGAAGAAATTGCTGATTGGTTATCAGAAGATACAGGATTTTGTCATGACGGATTTGAAATTGAAAAAGTAATCACAAAAGAGTTTGTTGAGGATGATTTATATGATTTTTTCAGTGACAAAATGGAAACAGGTGATGCGCCTGAAATTGAAAGGGTTGGTCGTTATCCAGATATGTATACCACACGAGATAACGGAATTGTTATTGATTGTGTAGGCGGGAAACGGATTAGATTGATTATTCAGGTAGATTAAGGAGTGGTGATTTATGAATTATACTTATTTTGGAAACAGAATTGAAAGAAGCCCATTAGGGAATATGGGGTTACAGTTATTAGAATCTCAAGAGAAATTAGTTTCTCAGGAATATGAAATTGAGAATCTTAGAATTAAAGCAGCCATGTATAAAGCATATTTCTTTCGTAATTTTTCATTAGCAGAAAAATTACAAAAACAAAGTGAAGAAAACAGAGATGCACTTATTGGAGAGTTTGATGGTTTTTCATATGCAAGTTGGAGAGCAAACGCTGTATATAGAACGCTTGAAAATATGTGCGATGAAGGACTATTAACTGAAAGAGAATACAAAGAATGCAAAGTATGAAACAAGAGTTTCCTTGGAAGAATGGAGTAATTATATGCGACTAGAATATAACGAAAATCAGGAGAAAGAACTGCGAATAACAGAAATAGAAGCTATTCTTGAAAATGACTTGTATGAAAACGAAGTGGAAGAACATTGTTTAGAAATTGAGTTGCAATTTCTACAAGGCAATAAAAATTCATATGGTGAACCACATGCATTCGTTGAAACAGATAACGTGTCATTTGATGTCATTTACGAATATGAAAATGATAGATATTCTGCGACATTATACGATAAGAATGGAAATCCACAGCTTCCATATCTGAATAGTGAAAACTTAGAAAAACTTATTGGACAGATTTTGAAAATCAAAACACAATGAAACGATGATTTACTGTGAAACGAGGTTGATAATTATGGATAAAGGAAAGTTTTATATCAGGCTAGAAGATAGATTAGCGGAAGAAATTGGATATATAGATAAAGAAAATTCAATAGCATATTCTGATGATGACTCTTTAATTTGGCATAATGAAAAGTGGACAGCAACTGATATTGAAACTGGTTGTAAACTTACGACTGGACGTACTCTTGAAGAGTGTAAAAGCAATGTTATGCAAATTATGAATAAAATTATTGATAGAAGAAATTCTAATGCAGGACAGATGTATAGAGAACAGTTTAAACAAATTCTCAACGAAGAACTTGGAAATGGAGTTATAAAGTTAGAGAATGAATATATTTAAACCCAATGAATCGGAAATTTACTTGGAGAATATATAAGAGGTTGGAATATCCAATCTCTTATTTTTATGGAAAGGAATGGTAATTACTATGTTTAATTACAAAGATTTTAAGAAGGAAATGTCTAAAAGAGGACACGAAGTACATAAGAATGGAAAGTATCTTACAATTATTCCTAATAATAATTACGAGGGATACAGTAAAGGGTTTTTGTTTGCAACGGATATCATTAAAGGCTTTGAGGATGTATTAAAGTTACTAAATATGGATCATTTTAATACTTGGATATATAGTGCAAAATTTAAGATTGTATGATAAAATTAAAATAACAGTAATAGGAACGTAAACAATTATAACGGAGGTAATTATTATGGCACAGTTAATTGGATGTTTGATTGCAGGATACTTCTGTATTTATCTTCCTTGGAAAGCGAATCAAAAGGAAGAATCTCGTAAGAGACAAGATATGTATAATAATCTCAACAAGAAGTCGGTAGATGAAATGGATAAATGGCGAAAATAATATAGAAGAGAAAAGAGGTTGATGAATATGTTCGGAGGACTATTAGCATTCTTAGGAATTTATGCAGGAAGTGCTGCAAAGGCATCTAAAGATAATTATGATATGAAGAAAACTACTCGTAGAGTTGATGAAAATGGGAACGTGCATTATATGGACAGATTGTGCAATGATTACATCAATGGAGAGCGAGTAAAGAGGGTTGAAACTACTGATAGAAACGGAGTTAAATTGTATTCAACTGTTGGTGTAAACAGTAGTAAAGTGTATGACACTTCTTATGGGAGGGGTACACAGCAGTTATTCGAAATGAGTGAACGTGAAAAGCAAGATGCAATTGAAAGAGGCAAATTAGCTTATATGCAGTACAATCCTTATTTTGGAAGATCGGTTACAACGGAGATTGCTACTGGTAGAACAATTACTTGTCTTTTTGCATGGGAACATGGAGATAAACCAATTTATAAGAAATGGTACTTCAGACCTGAATGCCAGGATAAATTCGGCTATAGAGAAACTGTTAAAGGCGATTATGGAATCGACATTACAAAAGAAGAATACTACAAGTTACAGACTATTGGAATTAGTTATTCGAATCTACCAAGCGATCAGAAAGTATTAAACGACCTATGGGGAAGGAATTGCGTAAAATAAAAACAGAGAAGGGATTACCTTCTCTGTTTAATTAGTCACGTAATTCGAAAAGGTACTAAACCTAATCTTCCAACACAAAAAATATAATAGCATTAAATATTAAATATGTCAATGAGGTGATTAAAATGAAAAAAGACAAATTAACAGCAGAATTTTTTGAAAATGCGATTTGCAAAAATAAAGACATAGAAACAAAAGAATATTGGAGTAATATTTTTAAGTCTAATTTGAAAACTTTTTTGGATGAAGTGGATGAGAATGACTTTAAGGAAATTAGAGATGATGTAAATTCAGATTATCTAATGGATTATAATACATATCAAAATCATTATAGTTTTATTTGCGAAGTGATTGACATAGATATGGAAGATACATATGAGCCATATAAAAGGAAAATAGATAAAATTGAAAAATTGTCTGAAGGATATTCAAACATTATTAAGAATTTTCCAGATGATGTTGATTACGCTGTTGAGTTTTCCAGAAGTAGTTTGTCTGTATATCTGAATATTAATATTCCTGTTACAGAGGATAATATCGGTAAATTTCTTAATATCGGAGAAACAATTAGAGGGATTAATATTACAGAAACGTACTCTGAATATGAAGAAAATGATTACAAGAATAAAACAATTGTGATTAGAATGTCAGATCACGATTTTGGTGGAAACAGAGACTACTCATATAGAATTCCTTGTATTAACATTGTTTTAGAGAATAAATAGATTGGAGTGATAAGAATGAAATCAAATTGATGAGATAGAAAGAGATGCATTGTTGAAGTATAATAAAGAATTTACTAAAAGATATTATTAATTAAAATAATGGATTTAAAACGGAGAAATAATAATGCTATTATACAAAAACGTAGATATTTGTGATTTGAAGTCCATAATTGAGAATGGAATTCTGAGCATGGATGAGTGTGGAAATAATAATTGGGACGAAGGAAAACGAGCAGAAAATGATACATCGGTGGTATATTTATTTAGCCCGATTGGTAAACAGAACTCATTCCCTAATTATGGTGCAGCATTGTTGGAGATTCAATGTGAAGCAAAGGAAAATAAAATTGGTAAAACAGATACACATGTAGATGATTATATAGAATATATTACAAAAAGAGTTGAACCATCAGAAATAAAAAGAGTTATTATTCCTAAAATTTTTAAAGAATACATTTCAGTTCCTCAAAATGTTGGAATTACATGGTGTGAATTGAAGGCAGAATGTTATGGTAATAATGGATTAGAAGAATGTAGTAATAAAATTTTGGAACAGTTCGCAAAAACCGCTCCATTAATGAATTCTACGGAATTTAATTTCTTTAGAGGTACAACTGAAAAACGCACGATGATTGATTTGTATAATATAGAATACATATTCTAAGTAAATAATAGTTTCATTGGAAGAATGGAGGCGAAAATATATGAAATATGGAGACATTGTTGTATACAAAAATCAGATTGGAACAGTAGTAAAAAGTAAAAATGATTTTAAGTTTCCTTTGATGATTGGAGGTAGAAAAATGGAAAATAAAAATTTAGACAGTTATGGATATTTATTAAATTGCCCAGATGAAATGCTTGGCGATGTGAATAAAACGATGAACGATAAACGAGCCATCATAAATTGGAATAATTTTAATGTAGGTGATGCTTTTTACACAGAAAATATTTACAGATGTGCAATGGTAGATCACGTAATGAAAAGAATTATGTTTGTAACTGAAGAGGAATATAAAAATGAGTTTGAATTAAGATATAATAACAATAAACATAAAAAGCCAGATATGAGAGAAAAGATAAAAGAATATATCGGTGAGCTTGATACAGAAATTGACAGACTTGAGAATTTGTTAAAAAATACTGATAGTCCATATGATTTACAGATTAAAGGTAGATTGAATGCTATAATCGAAGTAAAGAATGATTTGCTTGGAAGATTGGAAGAGGTGATATAAAATGACTAATGGTATTAAAGAGAAAGACATTCGTGATATGCAAAAATGCTTTGATAAAATTGAAACGATTCTAAAAAGGATTCAGGTATATAATCCTGAAGCACGAATTATTTGTATTGAAAGTGATACAATAGCTCTAGTTAATTTCAATGGTGAGTTTATTGATTCAGCTCCACAAATAAAAGATGAACATATTGTTGCAAGTCAAAACATACCAGCAATGGATAACTATTGTTAAAAGAAATGACGATTTCTTGCGAACATTTGGAGGTAAATAGATAATGAATAATACAGTTTATATGTTTGGGATTGCTCTTTTAGAGCATGATGGATATTGCGAGCCTATGGATGACAGTACACAGTATAAGGTTGTTGAATGGAAACTTGCAGATATGAATAAATATGATGGAGAATATGCTGTTATAGGATTCGATGGTGCATTGAAAATATATGAAGCAGAAGGCAAAAAAATATTTGATGGCTCATTACTTGATTCCATTGACTTTTGCAATAAACTAAGAGAAAAGATATAACCCAAAGAAAAATTGCTTTCTTATTTAAAGCAAATAAAATTAAAAACTGGCATTTATATCAAGTATTATAAAAAGAGGTCTTAATATGAAATGGAATGAAGTTCCGAAATTTACAGAATATGAATTAGTAAATCCAACATGTTTTGGTTTTATTTCTTATGTTGATTTTATTGAGAATGAAATAAAAGAATATAATCTAAATATGAACCCTGATTTTCAGAGAGGGCATGTTTGGACAGAGATTCAGCAAAGTAAATATGTTGAGTTTATTTTAAAAGGTGGAAAATCTGGAAGAGATTTTTATTTTAACTGGAATCCTGATACAAATGACTATGTTTGTGTCGATGGGTTGCAAAGAACTATGGCTCTTCAAAATTTTGTACATAATAAGTTAAAAGCATTTGGACAATTTTTTGATGAGTTCAGTTTTACAAAATATATTGCTGCTTATAATCCATTACCGGAATATCGCATTAATGTATATCGAAATAATCTGAAGACTAAAAGAGAAATTCTTCAATGGTATGTTGATATGAATGCAGGTGGCACACCACATACAAATGAAGAGATTGAACGAATCAAGAAGATGATAGAAAATTTATAAAGCTAAATATAGAAATAAGCAATAGAAGCAGAAACCAACTGCTTCTTTTATTTTCCATAGAAATATGGTAAAATAAAAACAATTATAAACCATAACATGAGATGTGCTGTTTTACGGAAATAATTATAACAAGGGGGTTCAAAATATGAATTACAATGAAAAGAAAGATCTTCTTAAAAGAGTAAAAGAAGGCGCAGAAAAGAAAGAATTCTGTGTAAACAACATTGAAGAATGGGGATTCATTTGTGGCGCATGGGTGGAACATGTTTTAAAGAACAGTGAATTACCAGATAGAATCTACAAAGGTAGAGAAACATGGATGATGAAAGAGCTTAATGGTGATAATATAGAACCTTTTAAGAAAAAATTGATGGAAACTTTCACAAAACAGTACATGGAAAATGTAGGAGAAACTGAATTCTTGAATGGTGTTTATCTTGCAATTATCAGCTATGATATTGAAGATGGAGAAAAATGGTCAGATGCATCTGAGATGTTTTCTGCTGGATTGGTTTCGGAAGTAAATTGGTAATTGAAATATAAATTTAATATTATAGTAAACAAAGCAACTAGATTAAGGTCTGGTTGCTTTTTTATTACAGAAAAAGAGGTGATAAAAATGAATATGGGAAATCCAAAAAGAGCATCAAGATTCTTATGTCTTCATTGTATGAAAATCAACCAGTTAGGAAGTGGGATTCAAAGAAATGGAAATCAACGTAAGAAAAAACATATTAAAGATCTAACATGTTTTAATGAAGGTTGCAACGGAGAAATTACAAAGAATGTAGAAATTCGCTGGTGTGACGATTATCTGGAAATGTTTGATTATGCTCAACGAATTAGATCACGTTATTATACGGATAAAGTAGAGAATAATATGTAGAAAGGTGGAACATAATATGGAAAATTATAAAATCGGTTATAATGGTGATGCTTATGTTGAAAATATTCACCATATGGGTGTTGAGTATAATGGAAATTATTATAGTGTGATTTTCGGAGAATATGTAAATGGAGGATTCTTTAGTATTCCAAACTGGAATTGCGGTGGTGAGTTAGCTGATTTTAGTGATGTTTTTTGGAATACAGAATCTATTCAGAAATCATTGAAAAGTAAAAGAGCAGCTAAAGCTATTGCAAAAGTGATAGCGGATTACACAAGGGAGTGATAATTATGTGTTATAAGATAGAAGTTCAAAATAAAAATGCTGAAAAGCTTAATAGGAAGTTGGATGAGTTAAATCTTCCTATATATATGAGAAAATATTTCACTGTTAAAATAGAGAGTAAGGCAGGTGCATTGAATTATCTTGGAGCTATTGTAGATTTGCTCAATTGGTTTATTAAAGAGAAACTTATTGATAAAACAAATATTTCAGATATTGAGCCATCGGATTTTACCGATATTATGGCAGAGGATATTACATTATATTTGAAAACTAAAGAACAGAATGGTATGTCACCAACTACATTGGAAACCAGAAAACATATGATAAGTAGCTTTTGGGATTATATGAGTAGAGTAAATGGAACTGAAATTAAAGAGAAATTCTTCAAAGATGTAACATATAAAGGAATTCCATCTGGAAACAATTTAACTAAAAAACTTCCAACAGAAAAACAGCTTAATGATATGGAAGAAAAAATAATGTGGAAAAAGGATATTCCTGTAAGAAATAGAAATATTGCTATCTTTCGTGTATTAAGAGGAACTGGAATAAGAGAATCTGAACTTGCTGGCTTGGATTTATCTGATTTACATTTGGACGAAGAAATGCCATATATTACAATTCTTGGAAAAGGCGTGTACAGAGAAATGCAAAATAGAACGGTATATCTTAGCGGATCTGCTTTAAAAGCATTAAGTGAATGGTTAGAATACAGAAGCACCTTAGATAATATTGTAGATACGGAAGCTGTATTTATCAATAAGAATGGCACACGCACAACAGAGAGAAATATCAAACAGATATTTGAAAATTATGGAAATGGTATTACTCCACATATGATGCGACATTATTATGCCAGTATAATGAACAGTAATGGAAATCTTGCGTTCGTGCAGCAACAGTTGGGGCATAGTAGTGTAAATACAACGATTAATAATTATGCAAATGGATCAGTCGGAATGAAAAAAATATTGGAGAATATGTAAATGGTTAAATATATTGGAAAGAAGACTAGAAACGAAAAGAAAATAACAGTAAGAGGACTTGCAGAATTAGCAGTTGTTGCACCAAGCACGATCAGCAAATGGGAAAACGGAAGTGCAGTTCCAGATCTGGCAGTATTAGAACTTGTAGCAAATGCGATGGAAGTTAAACCATTTGATCTTGTAGAGTTTGTGTAATATGTAAACGACACTAAGAAATAGTGTCGTCAAACTTATTAACTTCATTTGTTACGAGGTTACGAATCCAACCAGATAACGAGCGTCCATCCGCTGTTGCAATTCTGGCTGCCTTTTCTTTTATATCTTTAGAAAGAAGCACCATAACCCTTGTGTTTTCATCCTTGATTTTTCCTTGTGGCATAGTAAATATCTCCTTTATTAATATAAGTTGATTATAAGTTGTTGCAAACTATATGTCAATTATTTTAAAAAACTGACATAAACCCATTGACAAGTTGATGACAACTTGCTATAATGCGAAGTATCAAAGGTAATCCACAAGTACATAAACACAAAAGAGAGGAGGAGTACATATGGATTTACAGAGATACGACATAATAAAGGCAAAAATTAATTATGAAGGAAATTCAGTACAAGCGAATGAAAGACCTTATGTAATAGTAAGTAATCCATTGGGTACGAAATATGCTCCGATTATAACAGTGATGCCTTTGACAAGTAAGATTAAAAAGACAAACATGCCTTGTCATGGATGTATTCAAGCAAACGAAAATAATGGATTAACATTATATTCTATGGCGTTAGGTGAGCAGATCACAACAATCTCAAAAGATGAAGTGATCTCAAAAATTGGAACTATTACTGATGATAAAAATAAAAGAATGGTAGATAAAGTATGCTTTAATTCTTTATTTTTTGGAACAGACTACAAGCTTGAGGAGGTAATGGCATAATGTATGTAGATAAAGAAATAGCAAAAAAAATGATTGATGAAACACCTGGTAAAATATGGGTTGATTCCTTCAACGGTATGACTTTTATCCATACAAGACCAAGACAGATAACTGTTGATGAAGGAAAGCGAATAATAAATAGGGCAAACACAATTAATTATCAAGATAATGACTTTTTTGGGTTGCTTTCGCTGGATGGAGTGCAGGAATTTATTGTGCATAATATTAAGTTTCCCCAAATAGTGTCCTGATTATAGGACTTGAAGTATTATATAATAAAAATATTAAACGAACAAATATCGAACGAATGTTCTGGAAATGCGTTGACAAGAACAAATGTTTGGAGTATTATAATTTTCGTAAATAATAAAAAAGATAGAGTCAAGCGATTCAAACGCTGCGCCAACAGCTTTCTACTTGACTCTATCAAACCAAATACATACAACAGCATTAAGCCATTGCAGAAGCGAAATATCGCTTGAATTTATTTTACATATATTTCGAAAGAAAGTCAAGCTTCAAGCGTTTTCTGCAATTAAAATTCCTAAGTTACACAATTAAATATGGAAATAATATTATAGGGCATTCGCCAAGCGGTAAGGCATCGCACTTTGACTGCGAAATTTGTCAGTTCGAATCTGATATGCCCTGCTATGCGATACTTCCAGACCGGGTTCTATCGCAGAACGCAAGAATTAATCATTGTAAGAGCAAAATGTGTAGTTGCTATAGTTCTACCATAGCCTGATCCACTAACGGATTACAAGCTGATACTATAGAACTTCCTGATAAACTTGCGATAGTGTCAGCGACTTGGATCATTAGCACAATTGGTTAGTGCATTCGGCTCATAACCGGACGGTTCAGAGTTCAAGTCTCTGATGATCCATTGCTAAATCAAACAAAGAGAGGAGATGATTACGTTGGCACAATATGTAATTACAGATGGTTCTCGTTGGATTATGAGAAATCGTAATGGTAAATATGTTCCAACATCTTGCGAGGCATTGGCTGATACATTTTCAAATAAAGCAGCCAATAATCTATATAATAACTCGCTACCCAAAGCCTTGAAATCAGTATTTCATATCCAGAAAATTGATACCCCACCCGATAATGTAAAGCAGATTACACAATCAGAAGTGGAAAATAATACCGAAAAAGTTATGGTTGCTGAAAATATCCAGAAATGGATTGACAAAATAACTGATCTTAATGGATTAGCAACAGATGCATTACATAGAAAAGAAGAATTGTGTGAAGAACTTAGCTTTGTAGACAGGGAATTATCCGATATCAATCATTATATAGAATTTTGCAATCTTAATGCAGCACAAGGATGGAAAGCATATAAGATGATAAAGGAACGGAGGATAAAAAGAAGAAGTATCAAAAATGAGATACAAATTCTTAACATTATTCTTGATAAAAAGATTTCTGATACAGTTACAAATGAGATTTTGGAATCCATGTCGAAAATGGATAAGCGTACATATGAACCACGAGTAATGAACGAGCTGTTTGATTTGTAAAGAAAGGATATACATATGGTGATTTGTAAAAGGTGTTATACGTCTATGGTTGTTGTTATGTCGTTTTCAAAGGACAAGCATGAGAAATTCTGTCGTTGTCCGAAGTGTTGTTCAGAGACACGACATATAAAAATCAATGATAATGAGTTGAGTTTTGGAGAATATTTGTATAGAGAGTTAGACAGAAAAAGGAAATGAAGTAAGGCAGGTGCATGAAGTGAAAGACGAAATATTGCGTGAAAAATTAAATAATCTTTCATCACAACAGTTGGAATGGATTAATGAATACTGTGTAAATGATATGTCAAAATTGAAGAAAATTAGTTACAATGCATTTTTCAGGTATGGGATTCCAGCACATGAACATGACGAATTGTACGATGATGCAATGAATGTTCTGATGGAAAGTGTTATCAACTTTGATTCATCTCAAGGTGCGAGTTTTAAAACTTACCTTATTAATAATATTAAAAAATCTGTTATTGACTGGTATAGAGACAACTATCAGAGATGTAAAAGAAAAAATCTATTAACTGATAAAAATGGAAAGATAGTAAAGGTTGATAAAAATGGAAATGTAACAGATGACGATAAAGGAAAACCAGTTATTATTCCAGATACTTCATTTGATGCACCTACTGAAGAAGATAATGATTTAGTAGAAAAAATTGCATCTGACTTTAACGTAGAAGACAAGAGTGAGTTCGATTTTAGTGCCGATGAAAAAGTTGATAATTTTATTGATTCTTTGCCGAGGATACAAAAAAATATTTTGCTGATGCGGATGGAGAATGTTCCTGCTGATAATATAAAACAAAAATTGAATATATCAGACAGAGAATATAGTAGTGCTATGAAGTCAATTAAGATAAATAAAGGACTTTCAGTATTTTCAAAGAATAAAAATGATGGGAATTATGATGTGGAGGTAAATAATATGGAAGACAGAATTATTGAAATTAGCGAATCTGAAAATTACAGGACGGACAAGTATAGCATGTATTCGTTGTTACAGGATAAGAAAAATGGAGACGTGAACTGCAACTACATCTTGCAACGTGAACCTTTTCAGTGGACTACAGAAGAAGCGAATAGATATTTTTGTCGTATTCTTAGTAATCTTCCTATTCCAGAAATTATTCTTTGTGAACAGAAGAAAAAGGGATTGACAATCTCTCATTTAATTGACGGATTGCAGAGACTTTCATATGCTGAGGCATTCAAGGAAAATCGTATTAAGATTGGTTCAGCAGGAGCAGAGAGACATTTAATTCAGTATAGAGATTATGTCTTAGATGATAATGGAAATCGTGTACTTGATGAAGATGGCTTACCAGAATATGAGATGAAAATATTTGATGTTATAGGGAAATATTATAAAGATCTTCCTGATGAGTTAAAGAAACGATTCAATAATTTCAATATAAACGTAACAAAATTCTTTGATTGTACAGATGAGCAGATTGCAGATCATATTCGTGATTATAACAATCATGCGAGTATGAATAAGGAACAGGGTGGTTTTCTTAATGTATCTGCACAGACAGCGGGATATATTAAAAATATTTCACAGAAAAACACATTCTTTAAAAATTGTGGGAAGTTTACAGATAATAATGTTATTAAGGGAAAGTTGGAACGTGTTGTTGCAGAATCAATAATGTTAATGTTCTTCCGTGATTCATGGAAAGCAAAACTTGATACAATTTACAAATATGTTGATGAAAATGCAACAGAACAGCAGTTCTTAAAACTTAATTCACATTTTAATAGATTGGAATTAGCATTAGGCGATGACAATAAAGACTTGAAGTCATTACTTACTCCAACTACAATGCCAATGTGGATTGCAGTATTTGATAAATTTACTACATATAATATTGAAGATTCAAGATTCATTGATTTCTTAAGAGCATATAATACAGAACTTAAAGATAAAGAAGTTGATGGTGTATCTATGGCAGATTTTAAAGACCAACAGACAAAGAAAAAGGCAACTATTACAGGTAAAATTGATTTACTTATAAAACTGATGAATGAATTTTTACATATTGGTACAAGAGAAGTAAATAACACAGAATTGGAGAATAACAATACGAAAGAAAGTGCTGAAGAAAATACGGAAGAAAGTGTTCTTTCTTTTGTTCAAGAAAATGCAAATCCAAATGTGACGGACGAAGATATAAACCTTTACACAGACATGGTGGAAGATTGTGTGAAGATTGATGATCCAGTTTATAAGGAATGCGGAACTGCATTAGTAGCACTCATGGCATATGCTTGCCAAAATGATAAGGATCAAGACTTTGAAAAATGGATTGAAAACTATAGAAATAAATCTGAATTTAGTCCATCACAGAAAGTTAATTATACATATATGAAACGCAGCTTTGATAATTTCGTAGCAAATGCGTAATCAATTTGGTAATAAGCAATAGCTTTTACATAAAAGATGGACAACGATATGTCGTGAAGTTGCTGTTGCCCATCTCACATATCAACCAGGAATAATCCAGAAGTCGATATACATATATAGTAATCTTTTCTTGAGGTTAAATCAACAACCAAATTGACATTCTTCTCGTTCTGAGTTGGATTATTCCATTATTAAAAAGTTTTAAAAGGAGAATAAATATATGCCGGCATTAGTATTATTGATTTTAATTGGTATCGTAATAATTTGGTTTTTGCTGTCGCCATTTTTTGATAAGATTGGCTCATTTGTCATCAGAAAAATAAATGGAATTACGGCAGATGAAAATAAAAACAATAAAGAAGAAAAGGAGATTTAAGAAACATGAAAAAAGCAGTAGGTGGAGTTGTAGCAGCAGTTGTAATTGTTGTTGCAGTAGTTTTGTTAGCAATGTGTAGTGTAAAAATTCCGGCAGGTTATGTTGGTGTCCAGTATTCACTTAACGGAGGAATCAAAGGTAAAGTTCTTTCACAGGGATTACATTTTGTGTCGCCAACAACAAAAGTAACAAAATATACCGTTGGAATTGAGCAGTCATATCTCACAAAGGCAGATAAGGGAGATTCCCCTAAAGATGAGAGTTTTTCTGCAAGTTCATCAGAAGGAAAAGCAATGACAATTGATCTTACTTATACATATCAGTATCAACCAGATAATGTTGCGGATGTATTTTCAAGATTTAAAGGACAGAGTGGAAAAGAAATCAGAGATTCTTTCATTAAACCAAACATTATTTCTTGGACTAAAGAAGTAATTGCAAATTATCCTGTGTCTGATATTCTTGGATCAAAGAGAGCAGAAGTTAACACAGAATTGACAAAATATTTATCAAAGAAGTTTGAAGATTACGGCATTACAATTTCAAATGTTTCAATGATTGATGTTTCTGTTGATAAGAAAACACAGAAGGTTATCAATGATAAGATTGCTGCACAGCAAGATGCAGAGACCCAGGAGATTAAAAATAGAACAGCAATTGAAAAAGCAAAAGCGGATGCAGAAGTTAAAAAGACAGAAGCACAAGCAAAAGCAGATGCTCAGTTAATTGAGGCAAAGGCAGAAGCAGAATCAAATAACAAATTAAGTGGATCTATTACAGATGAACTTATTCGTATGAAAGAAGCAGAAGCAAGATTGAAACACGGATGGGTTGAAGTAACTGGTAGTGAAGCAACAGTAGTCAAAGACAAGTAAGGAGATTCTTAAAAAATGGGATTAACATGCAAACCAACTGGGAGAATGAAACAAGTTTTGACAAAACTTACAAATCAGATTGAGAAAAATCGTATTGAAACTGAGAAGGCAAAGAGAGTAAGAAAAATCAAAAAATAAGTAAACTATTTATATGGACTTGTTTATATGGTGTTATAGACAAGTCCATTATACTAAAAGGAAAATTCTCTTTCTTTGGATTGTGAGGTGAGAATATGCAAATAAATATTAGTTATACATTATATACAGACGGTGATTACAGTTTAAGGAATGCCGAAGATTTTGGTTGTACTAATAGAGACGTAGTAGTTGATGATTTTGAATATTATGATTATGTTGGTTCTATGGAATTTAAATATGAAGAGGAGTGGCGTTGTAAAAGCGAAGCAAAAGATTTTCTTTGGAGATTTTTATGTGATGGAATTCATATATCTTATACACATCCTTGGTTACTTAAAGACTTTTATGACATTATGGAATCTTTAGAGAATGTCATTAATGAATATAAAGATGGAATATCTGTAGCCAAAAGGCATATAACAGGTAACTATGAGGGAACAGAAATTCAAATAGAAATATCTAAGTAAAGTTCGATTTCTTTGGAAGAGAGGTGAAAATAAATGGCATGTGATTATTGTGTGTACCGTTATTCTTATGATTGTGATGATGGTTGGAATTGCCATAAAAATTGTGAAAGTTTTAAGTTAAATTGGGATAGTTTATCTGAGAAAGATAAGAAAACCATTCAAAAAATTTTGGATAGAAGAGGAGGCTAAGTTATGGAACAGATTCAGGAAAATGAATAGTGGAAATTGAATGGCAACTGTGAAAAATGTAGAAGGAACAATTATTGTTCAAAACCATGTACTCAGCATAATAGACGAATAAGAGCCGAGTTTAAAAGTCTTGTTGCAGATACAATGAACAAAATGACAGGTGGAGTGATAAAAGAAGTTATTGAAAAGACAGTAAATGGAATTTGGTAAATGAGAAGAGGTATTATATGAGTCAATGGATTAGAAATAAGTCATGTGAGATTTGCGGAAGAATAGAAGTTGGATTAATAGAAATGAATGTAGGAAAAACTATGCATTATCTATGTTATCCATGTATGGCAAATTTCGCATCAGACGTTCTTGATTATGCCAGAATGAATTTGACCGAGAAAGTCAATGAATATGGAAATACATATTTTATAGACGAAGAACAGAAACCACAGTAAACTTCGATCTTTGGAAAATGAAAGGAGTATTTAATAATGACTGTTAAATATATTTTAGAAAATATTTTTGGCAAAGATATTAAGTGGCATTGCAAAAATCTTAATAATAAAGCAATGATCGAATTTAATGTCGCTTCTCCATTTCAGCCATTCGCTGAACCAATTATTGATATAAAAGAAATGATTGTTGATACAAAATATTTATTTAACACTCATCGAGACTATAAAACAGATAAAATAAAAATTGTTTGTTTAATAAATTCATGTGAAGAAGGCGATCAAAATCAATGGATGAGTGTGAAAGATGTAATAGAAAAACTCAAACAATTCGATGAAGATTTAGACTTGTGTAATGTGGATAAACAATATGTTGATGGATGGATACCTGCAATTATAAATGTTTATGACGAAGATCCTGAGTATGCATATGAATGTGACAAAAAGATTATTCCAGATAATTTTATTGATGGAATTACATTCTTTTTAACATAAAACAACACAAGAAAACTTCGTTTCATGCGAAATTAAGAAAGGAGACAATATGCTAAACGTTGGAGATTATGTAGGACAGATCATTAAAGATTCATCTGGTGTATGGAAGTTATATAAGGATAAGATAAATAAAATCACGACAACAAAGAAATATGGTAGAAGATATTTTACCAAGACAGTGTTTCGACCATTAGACGCAGATAACGTAGATAACAACACAAAAGAAATGGAAGAGTCGATTGGTAAGGGATATATACTTACAAGAGAAGTGTTTGGATTAAATAGTAAAACTGAATCTTATGCTGAAAGATGGGTAAAATGGGCTAATGAGAATCCAGATAAGGCAACTGGTTTGATATAAACGGAGAATATAACAGTAGAAACAATTAAAAAAAATAAATATAAGAAAGAAGAGGTAACAATATGGATGGATTTATGATGTTTAAGAAGGCATTACAGAAGCATTTTGATGAAATGCAGAAAGAGGCAACACATTTATTTGAGGTAAATGTAGATAAGGATGAATTATGGAATACATATCTTGATAGCTTCCCTGCTGGTACAAATGAGATTTTCAGAGAGCGTAGAGAGCATGATTGCAGTTGTTGTAGACAGTTTATTAAGAATATTGGTTCTGCTGTCACTATCAAGGATAATCAGATTCACACAATTTGGGAACTGAATCTTGGTGGTACAACATATCAGCCAGTATGTGATGCACTTGACGCATTTGTAAAGGCTCATACAGTAACAGATATTTACACAACTAAGTTTCCTAAAATTGGTACAGATTTTAATTTCGAGGAAATCAATGGCAAGTCTCATCAGTGGGATCATTTCTTCTTAGAGCTTCCAAGTAAGTTCGTAAATAGAAGTAGTCGTTCTAATGAGGAAGTTAAAGGACAGTTCAGAGATACAAGAAACGTATTTAAGCGTTCTCTTGATGAAATTACTATGGATGCACTTGATACAATTCTTGAACTTATCAATTCAAATACACTTTACAAGGGTGAAGAGTGGAAAGGCGTACTCACAGAGTTCAAGAAGTATAAGAAGGAATATGATAAGCTGACTTCTGATACTGAAAAGGATTTATATGCTTGGGAGAAGTCGGTAACAGCAGGTATGGCTATTGGTAGAATTAGAAATCATTCTATTGGAACACTTCTTATTAATGTAAGTGAGGATATGGATCTTGACACAGCAGTTAAGAAGTATGAGCAGATTGTCGCTCCAAGTAATTATAAGCGTCCAAAGGCGATTTTTACAAAGAAGATGCTTGAGGATGCAAAGAAGACCATTACAGAACTTGGATATATGGATTCATTACAGAGAAGATTTGCTAATCTGAATGATATTACTGTAAATAATGTACTGTTTTCAAATAAGAGTGCCGCAAGAAGAATGGTTGGAGCTGATGATATTTTCGGTCAGATGGAGAAGGATGTAGCCGTAAGTCCTAAGAAGTTTTCAAAGGTTGAAGAGATTTCAGCACAGGATTTCGTTGATAAGGTACTTCCAACTGCAAAGGAGATTGAAGCTTTTGTAGAGAATAAACATGAGAAGAACTTTGTTTCTATGATTGCACCTGTTAATTCAGATGCTAAGACAATGTTCAAATGGAATAATGGATTATCTTGGGCTTATTCAGGAAACATTACTGACTCTGATATGAAGCAGAATGTAAAAGCTGCTGGCGGTAATGTCGATGGTATACTCAGATTTTCAATTCAGTGGAACGAAGATGGACATGACAATTATGATCTTGATGCTCATTGCGTTGAACCAAACGGAACAGAAATCTATTATGGTAGTTACAAAGCACCAAGAATTACTTCTATGGGTGGTCAGTTAGATGTTGATGTAATTGATCCATGTGGAAAAGTTGCAGTAGAGAATATTACTTGGCAGGATTTATCAAGAATGAGACCAGGAACATATAGATTTTTTGTACATCAGTATTCAGGTGCAGTAAGACATGGATTCAGAGCAGAAGTTGAGTTCAATGGAGAGATTTATTCATTTGATTATAGCAATCCTATGAGAACTGGTGAGAAAGTTCAGGTGGCAGAGGTAACACTTGACGAGAATGGCAACTTCTCAATTAAGGAAAAGCTGTCTGGAAGTTCATCTATCTCAAGTCGTGAGATTTGGGGTGTAAATACAAATCAGTTTGTTCCTGTATCAGTAATTAGTTACAGCCCAAACTATTTTGACGAGCAGGATGGAATTGGTCATAGACATTTATTCTTCTTCCTGAAGGATTGTGTGAACAACGAAAGTCCTAATGGCTATTACAATGAGTTCTTAAAGAGTGACCTTGAAAAGCACAAGAGAGTATTTGAGGCTTTAGGTGCTAAGTGCCATGTAGAAGATACTGATGATCAGCTTTCAGGAATTGGATTCTCTATGACTAAGAGAGCAGATTTAGTTGTTAAGGTTAAAGGCGCAACAGAGCGTGTAATGAAGATTAAATTTTAATTAGAAAAGGAGATTATTATTATGACAAACAATGAATTATTTATCAATGCAACAAGAGCAAACTATCAGTTCCCATTCAGAGGAATGATTAACGTAATTGATTTGTGGGATTTATCTCTCACAAATCTGGACTCAGTATTTAAGACACTCAATGCAGAAGCAAAGAAGTCTGAGGAAGAAAGTCTTCTGAATACCAAATCAAAGGAAGATGAGGAGATTTCTAATAAGATTGAAATTGTCAAGTATATTGTTGGTGTGAAGCTGGATGAGAAGAAGAAGAGAGAAGACGCTAAGAAAAATGCTGAGATGAGACAGAGATTGCTTGAAATCAAGGCTAAGAGACAGGATGTAGCACTTGAAAATATGTCTGATGAGGATCTGGATAAGGCACTTGCAGAGTTAGACGAGTAATTGTTGCAAATATACCATATATAGTATTGGAAATAAGTAATATATACTATATATGGTATATATTTTACATTAGAATGAAACGCACATTTCTTGCGGAATTTTGGAGGTTAAGACAATGACAATTGAACAGATTAAGGACAAATTAAAATCAAAAGAGTATGACTTCCTGAGAACAGATAAGAATTTGGGTAACAATATCATTATCTTAACTCTTGGTGGAAGTCATGCATATGGAATGGATAAAGAAGGATCTGATTTAGATGTGAGAGGTATTGCACTCAACAGCAAATCAGATATTTTACTTGGAACAGACTTTGAACAGGTCGTAGATGTTGATACAGATACAACTATGTATTCGTTTAATAAAATGATACAGCTTTTAGCATCAAGTAATCCTAATACAATTGAACAACTTGGCTGTTTACCTGAGCATTATTTACATTTATCTAAAATTGGTAAAGAATTATTAGACAATAGAAAAATGTTTCTTTCGCAGATTTGTGTTCACACCTTTGGAGGATATGCGGGTTCTCAGCTCAGACGTATGGAAAACAAGGCTGCAAGATTGGTTGGTCAGGCAGAAAATGAAGCCTACATTTTAAAAAGCATCAATAATGCAAGATATGAATTTAAAAACAGATATTATCCTCATGAAAATAGTGATGTGAAACTATATATTGATAAGGCTGTTCAAGAAGGATATGATAGTGAGATTTTTATGGATGTAAACTTGCAACATTATCCGTTAAGAGATTGGGCTGGCATGTGGAACGAAATGAAGTCCATTGTTAGTAGTTACAGTAAATTTGGTAAAAGAAATGAAAAGGCTGTAGCCCATGATAAATTAGGAAAGCATATGGCTCATTTGATTCGATTATATATGATGGGTATTGATATTCTGGAAAAGGAAGAGATTATCACTTATAGATCAGACGAACACGATTTACTTATGAGTATTAGAAATGGAGAATATTTAGATGAAAATAGACAACCTATTTCTGCGTTCTATGATTTATTGAATGAATATGAAAAACGTTTTGAATACGCAAAAGAAAATACATCTTTGCCTGATAAACCTGATTATAAGAAAATCAATGAATTTAAGATGCATGTAAATGAGAGAATTGTGAAAGGAGATATCTGATGGAAATATCAAATAGAGCGAAAGAAAGATTCTGTAAGGATTGCAATATACCAATTAGATTATTCCAAGAGCCATACTTTTTAGATAGAATTAAGCTTTTTGATGAGTTCTATGGAACTGTTGACAAGTGGATTAGATTTGCAAGCGAATTACAGGGGTATAATTGTGAGCAGGATTATTTTGAAGAATATAATCATGTAAAGGATGCAGCTATTACAAGTATCAAAGAGTCAGAGGCATATCAGAGATTTAATGCGGAAAATATGAACAAATTCACTGTGATTCATAAAAATTTATCTAATAAAGATATATTTAAGCCAACTAATACTGGAAGAGTTTTTATCAGTATTGATATGAGAAAGGCTAATTTTTCATCTTTACACGAATATGATAAAAATATATTTCTTGGAACTGATACATGGGAAGATTTTATTTCTCAATTCACAGATAACGAACATATTATAAATAGTAAATATATTCGTCAGGTAATTTTGGGTAATTGCAATCCCAAAAGACACATCACATATGAAAAGTACCTTATGGATCAGACATTATCGTTATTATATGACATCATTGGTGAAGAGAGAATTGTATTCTTTTCAAATGATGAGATTGTTTATGATATGACAACAGTAAGTAATTTGCACATGTTAAATCTTGTGAGAAATTGTGTTGAAGAAAGATTAAGTACAAAATCTAATATCCCATTCAGAGTTGAATTATTTTCGCTCCACAAAATCAATGGTACTGACGGATACTGTAAAAAAATCTACAAAGAAAATGGAGAATATAGTATTGAGTTCAAATGTTTAGACAACTATATGATGCCATTCGTACTTAGATATTTCTTGGGAGAAGAAATTACTGAAAGTGACAAGGTATTCTACCATGAAGGACTATTGGCAAAGTTTATTGATGAACCGAAAATTGAGGTGAATTTTGATGAAAAGATTGAAAATTGAAATTCCATCTGGTGCAAATGAAATTATTCATACTTTACAGAATAATGGATATGAAGCTTTCCTGGTAGGAGGATGCGTGAGAGATAGTATTCTTGGCAGATCAATTCACGATTATGACATTACAACTTCTGCCACGCCAGATGAAATGATAGAAGTATTCAAGGACAAGAGAATTATTGAAACTGGTTTGCAACATGGAACTATTACCATTGTAATTGACGGTGAGGGATATGAATGTACCACTTACAGAATTGACGGTAATTACTCAGATAGCCGTAGACCTGATAGCGTAACATTTACACGAAGTCTTAAAGAAGATCTAAAGCGTAGAGATTTTACAATCAATGCGATGGCATACAATGATGAAATTGGTCTTATAGATCCGTTTAATGGTATGGAAGATATTGAGCATTATAAAATCAGATGTGTTGGTAGAGCAGAGGATAGATTTTCAGAAGATGCTTTAAGGATTTTACGTGCTATTCGGTTTGCTTCACAATTGGGATTTGTAGTTGACTCTGATGTAAGTTTGAACATTCATAAAATGTATAAGAATTTAGAGAATATATCTATTGAGAGAATCAACAGTGAGTTTTGTAAGATTGCATTATCAAGCGAGTTTTATATACAGATAGGATTATTCCGTGAAGTATTCTCGTTGTTCATTCCTGAAATTAAAGATATGTTTGGCTTTCAACAGAATAATCCATATCACATCTATGATGTATGGAATCATACAGTACATGCAGTACAAGCTTATGAATGTGATTGTGAACCAGACTTGAATCCAAGAGATTTGATTACATCATTGGCTGTATTTTTTCATGATATTGGAAAGCCACATTGTTATCAAGATGTCGAGGATGGCATTAGACATTTCAAAGGTCATGGAAGAGTCAGTGCTGATATGACTGATGAAATAATGAAGCGATTAAGATTTGATAATGACACAAGAGAAAAGGTTGTTGAATTAGTTTATTATCATGATGCTACTTTTGAGGTTGGAAAGAAATATGTCAAGAGATGGCTTAATAAAATTGGAGAAGAACAATTTAGAAGATTATTAAATATTCGTAGAGCCGATATTAAAGCACAAGCAGGCATGAATCAGGAAACAAGATTACAGAAGATTGATAACATCGAATATATTTTAGAAGAAGTCTTACAGGATGATGAATGTTTTTCTCTAAAGGATTTAGCAGTTAATGGTAAGGAGTTAATTACTATTGGATATAAGCCAGGAAAAGAAATTGGTGAGGTATTAAATAATCTGTTGGATTCAGTCATTAGTGGAGAATATATAAATGAGAAAGAAAAATTATTAGAAATAGCAGAGAGGAGATTACATGGTTAAATTATTTTCACATACGGATCTTGATGGAATCGGTTGTGGTATTTTGGCAAAACTTGTATTTGGTAAAGATAATGTAGAAATTTCATATTGTGATTACGACAATATTGATTCAACTGTAAAGGAATATTTAGAAACAGAACAGGACGACACAATCCCAATTTATATTACCGATATTCGTGTCAATGAAGAAACTGCTGAGTTGCTGAATAAAAGAGGCAATGTTCAGTTATTAGATCATCACCCAACAGCTCTTGGATTAAATAAGTATGATTGGTGTGATGTAGTTATCGAAGATTCTAAAGGAATTAAAACATCGGGAACTATGTTGTTTTATCATTGGTTAGGTATGAATGGTTGCCTGAGTGAAGAGTTAGAGAATAATAATGCGTTAAAGAGATTTGCTGAATTAGTGAGAGATTACGACACTTGGAGATGGTCAGAACTTGGTGAAGATGGTGTTATTTGCAAGCAGGTGAACGATTTACTTTATCTGTATGGTCGAGATGATTTTATTCATTGGTGTATTTCAGAGATACGTGGTGAAATATTCCCATTGTTATCTGCTAAAGATGAGGTTGTTCTGAAGATTAAGCAGGATGAAATTGATAGATATATTGAGGAGAAGAATGAAACCATGTTTACCAGTCCTATGTGTGGTAAGGTTTGTGGTTTTGTATTTGCAGATAGGTTTGTTAGCGAATTAGGTAATAGACTTTGTAAAATGCATCCTGAAATTGATTTTGTGGCAATGATTGATATTGATGGTTGTACGGTATCTTATAGAACCGTTAAAGAAGATATTGATCTTGGTAAAGATGTAGCAAATTTATTTGGTGGTGGTGGTCATCCAAAAGCTGCTGGTTCAGAATTTGGTCAGAGTATTAAGTTGAAAATTATTGGGGAAATCTTTGGACAGTGAGGTGAGAGAATAATTGGAATGGATTAAATGTGTCGAAGGACAAATGCCCGAAGATGATAAAAGATACGAAGGTAAGAAAGTAATTAATGTACTTGTTACTACGAATAGAGGCATGGTAACAAAAGTACAAAGACAACGCTATGATGGGACATGGTTTTGGGGAAGAATTAATGGTGGCATGAAAGCTTGGATGCCGTTGCCTGAACCATACAGAGAATAAGCGAGGTAAAATATGAGAAAAAGTAAATTTACATATCCAAAATGTCCATATTGCAAGAAAGAATATCAAGATGGAGTTATGGAATATGATTTGATGAATTTGGTAACTCAAGGTTGGTGCAAAGAAGTAAAAGTAAAATGTCATAGTTGTGGTGAGTATTTCAAAGTGAAGGTACATATTACTTATTATGGTTCAAAGTTAGCGAGGTGAAAGAGTGTTAGATTACAGTAATGCAGATTTCCCTAAAGAAACTTATTACATAAGACATCCAAATCGCATATATTTTTCTACAGATTTTTATGATGGTGAAAAAATATTCTATTATGGCAAACATACTAAACCAAGTAGTAATGCGAGAGGATATAGATGGTATCGAAATGTGCATGGTTTAATGAAACTTGTTCATTGGACTGATATTAAACATGGGAAATTATTTCAAAGATAGTTAATACAAATAGAGAATAATCCAATATAGAAGTAATTCTATTCATGGCTGATCAGCCAAACTTTCCAAATAAAAGTAACAAGAAATATTTTTTTCTTTATTCTCTGTCAAAATCCTTTAATCTACAGAGATTGCGCAATCATTTATCCTAGAATTTACTGTTAAATCCTTTCGTTTTAATATTATTTTGTTGTGAAAATCACTCGAAAATAGACACGTCTGCCTAATCGGATGAAAAAAATAATTATTGTGAGTTAAGTGTAATTGAGCTTTGTAGTGGTATTGGTGCGCAGATGAAGGGAATTGATAATACTCATCTATTTAATGCAAATATGATTGCAACAGCAGATTTAGACAAAGAAGTAGTAGTTAGTTATGCTGCAATTCATTGTGGTTTGACTAATGAAATGATTGAAAACTATGAAGATTATCCAAGCAAAGAAGAAATGGTAAGACAGCTTACAGATAAGAGACTTGGATATGATTTTAAAAAAGATGTTCCGTATGATTGGGAAAAGCTTTCACGAAAGAAGAACAAGACAAAAGGTATTGAGAAATATTGGTTAGCAGACCATATTTCACATAATCTTGGTGATATGATGCAGATTGAGTCTTTACCATATTGCGACTTACTTACATACTCAACGCCATGTACCGATCTTTCCATCGCTGGTAAGCAGGAAGGATTAAAGTGGACATGTCATGATTGTGGTTGTGAATATGATCCATCAGAATTAGATGTAGATACTCGTTATACTTGCCCTAATTGTGGCAGTCACAACATTAAATCAACTCGTTCAGGTTTATTGTATGAAGTTGAAAGACTTCTTGTAAAAGCAAAAGAGAATAATACATTACCAAAGTATTTGCTTATGGAGAATGTAGATGCTCTTGTATCAAAGAAGTATATTGATAGTTTCAAGGATTGGTTGATTCGACTTGATAACTTGGGATATAACTCATATTATCAGACAATCAATGCAAAGAATACAGGTATCCCACAGAATCGTAATAGAATCTTTTGTATCTCTATTCGTAAGGATGTTGATACCAAGTCATTTGAATTTCCACAGCCTTTTGATACAGGAATCAGATTAAAGGATTTATTAGAAACAGATAGCAGCGTTCTGGAGAAATATTTCTTATCTGATGAAGTACAGAAAAGACTTCAGATAACAGATCCAAAATTTGAAAAGAATATCGTTGGTACTACAAAACCTGAATTCAGAACTATCGGTCAGAGAGATTTAGTCTATCAGCAGGATTCAGTAATGGGTGCTTTGGTGGCAACTGATTATAAACAGCCAAAACAGATTCTTGCTGATTCAAATAATATAAAAAGACTTTTTAATATTTATGGTGAAAATAAAGGAACTGGATTCGCAGGAAATGTTTGGGACAAAGATTATATTTCTCCAACAATAACAACATGTCAAGGAGGAAATCGACAACCAATGGTCGAAGAAGAGAGAGACAATTTAAGAGTTGTGAGAAAACTTACGCCAAAAGAGTGTCATAGGCTCATGGGATTCGATGATATTGATTATGAGAATTGTAAAGCAGTTGGAATGTCTGATACTCAGGGATATAAACAAAGCGGTAACAGTATAGTGACAACTTGCATTTCTTTGTTGATTGAGCATTTATATAAGGCTCAGTACGACAATACATATATTTGTACAGATGAGAAGATGGTAAATTTTCATCAGCCACAAGTGGATTAAGTTCTGCTTGTGGTGATAAACCACAGTTAGTTGGTGGTGTCGGTGAAATAAATTTTGGAAAGCAATTTCGTCAGGGTAATAGAGTATATGATTCAGACCATATAGCGATGTGTTTATTAGCACAGCCTGTAGGAAATGCTGGTGGATTCAGTTACTTGTATACGGTGGCAAAAAATTTTAACTTGCCCTCTATTCAAAATATAGCTTATGAAAACGATGTTCAAAAAGTTGGAACTGTAAGTGAGAATAGTCTTATTGGTGGTAGAGTTATTGGAATAGAGGGTATTTGTTTCACATTAATGGCTTGTACTCATGGCTATGGTATGGGAAACATCTATGACAGTAGAAAACTAAAATAATATATACAATATATAGTATCAAGAAATTGCGGAAAATACTATATTTTGTATAAAAATCAAAACCGATTGAAAGCGGAATTTCTTCTTAGGTTTCAGAAAATAAATACATATAAAAACAAAGAAAAGGAGGGTTAAATATATGACAAAAGCTGTTTTAGCGATAGACATGCCAAATAGCTGTGATAAATGTCCATGTTTTTGTAGTTATTATTCTGATATGTGTTGCATGGCTTTAAATAATCGTACAATTGATTATCCTTATCCGAAAGATTTTAGACAAAGATGGTGTCCGTTAAAAGAATTGCCAGATGAGACACACAACGATGAATATATTGATGAATATTGTGATGGTTATGATGATGGTTGGAATTCGTTAAGAAAGAAGATTTTGGGTGAAGATAAGGAGAATGAATAGATGAGTGTATGGATAAGTACAACGGATCGAATGTCAAAAATAAAGTCACAAGAATCATAGATTTCCTTGTGAGATTGTGAGGTAAGAAATGGTTAAATATATAATTATACTTATGGTGTTATGGTTAATTTTATCAATCTGCTTTTCTTATATGACATATTTGATTGGATATACCAAGGGGTTAAATAAATGTAAAAGAATAAATAATGAAATATTGGATGAACATTCCAAAGAAAATAGGAAGTTCGATACTAGAAGAAATAAAGTATATTGAGGATTAGGAGGATATATTTATGACTAACTTATTAGATTTGTTGAAGATGGCTTCTATAGGAAAACCATATACAATTTCAAAATCCGTAATACATTATCCAGTGCCAGGAATGACAAAAGAATATGCTATTAAAGTATGGAAGCAACAAAAGAAACGTGGTGTAACCACATTAAGCAAAAAAGAATGGTTAAGAAGATATGGATTAGGAGAATAAATTAACAGGAGGTGATGCGATGAGCAAGATATACGATTATGAAGAATATCAAAATCAACGAGTAAAAGTTACATATACTGATAAAAGAAAATACAGAGAAGAAAACATTGTTGGTCTATATGGACAAGTTATTAAAACTACAAGCGGATCAATAGCTGTTCAGATTGATGGAATGTATAATGCAGCAAGCTCCAATGGATTATATTGGTTTAAAAGAAGTGAATTGGATATTATTAGAGATGAAAGTGAGGAGAATAAAATGACAGGATTTAATAAAGTGGCGATTGTAAATTTGGTAGATAATTACAATAAGAAGGATTATGGATTTGCTTTATATGATGAAGATTTTGATGAAATTATTGAGTATGATACAAAGCATCCGTTGTATGTGATTGTAAATGCAAGAGGAAAGGATAATAGAGTTCTTGGAATTATAAAACAAATTAAAACAGTCAAAGAGTATGGTAAGAATGTGACAGCTCAGGTTGTTGGTGTAGTTAATATGAATGCGTATAATGCAAGAATTGACGAAGAAAATCGTCAGAAAGAAATTGCAAAGCAGAAAGCTTCTATTGAGAAGGAATTAAAGTCTGAGATTGAAAAGATGAATAATATTGCTTTATATGAAAAGATGGCAAAGGAGCATCCTGAGAATCCAAGACTCGCTGAACTTGTTAATGCACTAAAAGAATTGGGAGAATAAATTATATGAAGAAATGTGTAATTTTAGAAATGGAAAATAGTAATGATTTTGAGAATGCTATGAATGATTATTTGGATGATGGATACAAAGTAGAATCCAGTTCATGCAATAGTAGATACTATAAAGCAATTCTTGTATTGAAGGAGGAATAAACCATATGAAGAAGAAAATTTTATATAGTTTGGCTTTAGTATTAGCATTTATGTTTATATTAACCGGCTGTGCAAAATGCATTAGCACCGAAACATCTACGGTTCAAGTAAAAATAATAGATGAATATCACAGGGCTGCTTATACAACAATGTATTATAGTCCTGCGACTAAAACGATGATACCACAATCGCATTCAGCAGTTTATAGAATTACTGTTGAATATAACAGTGTAGAATATAATATTTCTGGTAGTAATACATATAACAAATATTCAGACAAAATTGGAGAATATGTTGATGGAATATTAGAAACCAAGAAATATGACGATGGTACTGTTAGATACAATATTGTTGACTTACCATAGTAAATAAATGATATTACAAAAGACACAGTAAACCGAAGTTTCTTTGGAAGTTAGGAGGTAGAAATGGCGAATTTAAATTTAGAAGATTTTAGTGAAGAATACAGAAAAACAGCACCAATGGAGTGTTCTTTATATTTAGTTTCTTGCTTAGATAAAGATACACAAACGCAGTTAAAGAAAGATTGGAATGAAGTTGGTGGTGTTAAAGTAATTCCATATTGGAAATGGTGTATGGAACATATTGATGTAATCTATCGCAAATAAGAGAATAATACATTGAAAGGAGCGAGAGATTTGCTGCAGCATTAAATCTGGATTTGCTCTGAGTAAGAAATGTTAGAGATTAACAAAATATACAATGAAGATTGTCTTGAAGGTATGAAAAAGATTGATGATAAATCAGTCGATGCGATTATTACGGATCTTCCTTATGGACAAACTTCACGAAATAAATGGGATTCAGTTATTCCATTTAAACCATTATGGGAACAGTATGAAAGAATCATTAAAGATAATGGTGCAATTATTCTATTTGCGAATGGTATGTTTACTGCAGATTTAATGCAAAGTAATCGTAAGCTTTGGAAATATAATCTGATTTGGGAGAAAACACAACCAACAGGATTTCTAAATGCTAAGAAAATGCCATTACGTTCACACGAAGATATTTGTATTTTCTATAAGAAACTTCCAACATATAATCCACAAAAAACAACCGGACATCCAAGAAAAGTTAGTAAAGCAGAACATAAGACTAACTGTAAAGAGACTACTGATTATGGAGAACATGGTTTTACTACTTATGATAGTACAGAAAGATATCCTAAGTCGGTATGGACATTTGCAAAGGATATTCAAAAGTCGGCACTTCATCCGACACAAAAGCCTGTAGCACTGATTGAAGAGTTGATCAAGACCTACACAAATCCAGGAGATTTAGTTCTTGATTCATGTGCAGGAAGTTGTACAACTGCAATTGCAGCTTTGAATACTGGTAGAAACTATATATGTTTCGAGAAGGACAAGGATATTTTTGAGGTTGGAAGTAAGAGAGTAGCTGAATATGCTAATCAAGATTTATTGATGAGTGCAACTTAATTAAGAGAATAAGAATAATGAAAGGAGACGAGGTTTGTGTACACAAGAAGGAATTCCTTACTCCAAGTAATTAAATGGTATATCAAGGAAGTAAAAACAGATTGGCAAAATTTTTAGTGCCAATTATTCAGAAGTATATTGATGATAATAATATTAAAACTTACATAGAGCCTATGGTTGGTGGAGCTAATCTTATTGATAAGATTAAATGTGACAAAAGAATTGGAGCGGATATTAACGAGGAATTGGTTACTTTGTTGAAATATGCTCAGACAGACAACAGCTTATCTATTGCATCTGAAGTATGTACATTTGAACATTATGCAGAGGTTAGAGAAGATAGAAAACTTGGAACTCATAAGTATTCACCAGAATATATTGCATTGATTGGATATATGGCAAGCTATGGTGGTAGATATTTTGATGGTGGTTATGGTAGAGATTCAAAGGGTGGTAGAAGTATTTATAATGAGAGATTAAATAATTTCAAGGAACAAGCACCGAATTTAAATGATATTGAATTTATGTGTTGTGATTATCAGAATTTCTCAGATTATAAAAACTGTGTATTCTATTTTGATCCACCTTATAAAAATACAAAACAGTATTCTAAACAGTCAATTGACTACGATTCTTTTTACGATTTTCTTCGTAAACTTTCAGAGAACAATATAGTGTTGGTAAGTGAATATAATATGCCTAATGATTTTAAGTGTATCTGGCAGAAAGAGCGTAAAGTGTTGCAGAAGTCAGATAGAGTAACAGGCGAAAAAGCAGTAGAAAAGTTATTTGAAATAAGAGAATAAATATCTGGAAGGTGATAATTTGATAGAACCACAGTTTTGTGTTCAAGAATTAATATCTATGGAATATGTAGACAGAGGAGTTTTAATCCTATATCCATATGAACTTAGCAATGAACCAATATTAAAAGACAATATTCCCAAAATGACAAAAGTGATAAGAGAATATATAAAAGAGTCTGAGATGTATAGAAAGTGTGTAGATACAATTCCAAATCTTATATGGGATTCTCAAAAATTATCTATGCAGAATGAAGCTGATGAGCATCAAAGAAAAGCCGATGAACTTGCAGAAATAATGAATGAAGGTATCAGTCCTTATGTATGGTATGTCAAAGATAGGTTTGATGGGGAGATAAGTGGTTTTCATTACAATGTAGATAATATAGTTTATTTGGACAAAAAATAACAAGAAATTTTGGTTTCCTATGGAGGTGGTCTGTTGGAATTAGACAGAGCAATAAGAATCATAAATCATGATATTGATGAAAATGCGTCAGAATCAGAACAATTAGAAGCATTTAAAGTATTCTTTAAAGAATTATTTGATACAGATATACAAAATAGTGATGGTGGATATAGAAGTATCTATGATGTATTTTCAGAAGCAAGCAAAAAATACAATCAAAAAAACGACAAAGGTGATTGATTATGAGAATTGAAGAAGGAGAATATATTGAACCAGAGTCCATAAATGAAGACATCATAAATGCTATAAATACAGTTAAAGAGTATTGTAGCGCACATGAAGAATATGAAGATTGTAGAAGATGTGTTCTTGGAGACGGTATTCATAATTGTGGATGTAGCAGTCCTTATTTATGGAGCATTAGAAAGAAGTAACAGAGAATATAACAAAGTAATTACAATTAAGGAAAGGAAAATGTTCACATGTGAGTAAAGCTGCGCAGCTACTATCGGTGAACGAATATTGGCATTAAATATTGGATATTTAACATCAGATAAGGAAGATAATGAGTTATACACGCCCTATTACGCAACAGATCACATTATTAAATATCTTCCAAAGGATAAAATTATATGGTGTCCATTTGATGAAGACTGGTCTGCTTTCTATAACAGGCTAAAAGAGGAAGGATACAATGTAGTCAGAAGTTCATTAGCTGAAGGTCAGGATTTCTTCAATTACGAACCTGAAAAATGGGATATCATAGTTAGCAATCCACCCTTCTCAATCAAAGATAAAGTCTTAGAAAGACTCTATTCATTCAATAAACCATTTGCGGTTCTTCTACCGCTTAATTCCCTACAAGGTAAAACAAGATATAAATATTTCAAAGATGGTATTCAGATCCTTAGTTTTGATGCAAGAATTTGCTATCACAATAAAGAGCATATGGACTCTGTAGTAAAGGGTAGTCCATTTGCAACGGCATATTTCTGTAGAGATTTATTACCAAAGGATCTAATTGTTGAAAAATTGGTTACATATGAAAGACCATTAGGAGAATAAAAGTATGAGAATGTATGAATGTACCAAAGAATTTAAAACAACCTTATTTGATAAAAATGAGGTAGAAAGAATAAAAATAGAAATTGGTTCTATTTGGTTCGTAGCACAGAAATTATCAGATGGCAGATATATTCTCAGTAATAACAAAATAGAACTTACTCTATGTGAAAATTTATTAAAAAGTAATTTTGAGAAATATGGATAGTTTTATTAAAATCTCAATTTCTGAAACGCCCTAAAATCAAGGCTTTCAGAGGTTGAAAAAGGCAATGAAAACCACGTTTCTTGTGGTTGTGAAAGTAGGTGATAAATTGAAAAACACACTATCAGATGTAGCTCAGAACTTTGATAAGATGAGCGATTCAGAAAAAGCAAAAGCGAATGATAAAATTCGAGAAAATGTTAAAGAAATTATGAAACCTCATCCAAGAACTGAACGAGAAAAAGAACTTGACAGATTGGCGAAGGAAGAAAAAGAGGAGTATGAAAGAAACAAAAATGCTTTCTATGCTAATCCTATTCATTGGAATAATAATAAGCGTAGAAGACATGGATTACATGCGTTAAGAGGCGATGTTAATAAATATCGCTCAAAGATATATCCAGTATTTCATCCTTCTGTAAAATTCTTTGGATTGTTAGATGATATTACTTCTGAAATATTAGAAAATAAATTTAAAAATGGTGAATTTGATTATCTTTTTAATTCTTTTGTAGAAGTAAAAGATTTGGCAGTTGGTGATGCGAAGGTGTTTTAGAGTGAGCGAATAGGAGAATAACAGTATGGAGTTATCACAAGATGAAAGACAAAGATTTTTAGAGTTAATAGATAAAGTAAGTCCATGTGCTGCAATTTCTGAAAAAGAAAATCTTGAAAAGTTTAAAGAGTGGCTGGATAGTGATAGATCAAAAAGAGTTACATTTGTTGAAGCTCCAAAAATATTTAAAGATCAGGTTGGAGCTGACAAAGTGATTCTTATACCAACAAATGACGAAACTATAAAGCCAATAAGAGTAATATTCGAAGGAGAATAACAGTATGAAAAGATACAAATTAACCAGAAGTCCTAATCCAGAAACTCATGCATCTGGTGAAGTAATATTTATAAAAGATGAAAATGGTAATGAGCTTAATGTCGGATTTGGTGATCAATGTGATGCATTTGATTATATAAAATTGCAAGTAGAAAACGACAAAGAGTATACTGACTGTCTTAATAATCCAAGCAAACATATTATGGATATGTATAATTCATTGGATGAGTTTGATAAAAAGATGATCGAACAGAGTTTAATACAAAAATATAGAAACGAATGCATGTATCAATATTTTAGGTAGGTGAGAAATATGAATAAGAGACAGAGAAAGAAATCATTTAAACAGACACTTATTAAGGTTAGAAAACTGCATCCACAGAAGGGTGATGTGATTTGTTTTCAGCCTAATTTTGATTATGTTGACTTGGGAACTATGTGTGATTTTTTGAGAGTATATGAAGATAATAAGATTTTTGGAGAAGCTAAACTTACTATTATTCCGTCAGATATTAGACATATATATGGTGGTAAAGAATCAGCACAAGTCTTTGTTGACAAGTTACAGAGTATTGTAGATCAGATGGGAGAATAAAACTATGGGGTTGACAAAAGATCAACAGATATATGCAGCCATAGACTTATTAAAACATCATGGATACAAAGTATATAAAGATTATTCAATGTTGATTGGTAAGTGGGTTGCATTTTGGCAGGAAGGAATGACACATATTTTGCATGGAAAAGTCATAGAAGTTTGTGGTGAAGATAATACATATTTTAAAGTTAAATGTAAGAATTCTTATTATAGATATGTTGCTATGATCGATGTAATTGAGTTCTGCGACAATAAAAGTGATTGTTATGCGATAAGATGAAAGAAGCATTTCTTGTTGATTTTATCTAAGAGCGTTTCTGCTCACAATTTCCAAATAAAAGAGAGAATAATTAGGTGACAATAAATTATAAGGAGACATGTTTTATGAGTAAGAAACAGCAATTTAAGGGTTTGAAATTTAATTATTCCATAAATGGGAAAGGATTGAAAAGTAAATATAAGACAATCGAGGATTTCTTAGACACAGAATTTCCAAAGAACAATAATCCGTTGTCGCCTACTCTTGATACAGAAATTACAAGAATTAAATGGAATGGTAATACTATTTCTATTTCCAATAAAATTCATACAGTAAGAGATTTGATTGATTTATTAAGTAAGGAAAATGCAGAAAATGTTTTTATTTCAAATATAGATATTAGGTTACATGAGTTTAAACCAAAACATGACAATCTCATCAGAAAATCTACATATTCCATAGATGAGGTATACCATAAGGTTAAAGATGTTTTATTTGAGAAAGATAGGCGACTTGCAAAAGTGGATTTTGATGGAGATTTGATTAAAGGTAATAGTCAAAGATACCAGACATTTTTTACGAAGGGTTGCAAATGTGCAATCTGTGGTATCGAAGGAAAGTTTTTCGCAAAAGAAAAATTTGCAGACCAATCAACATATCATCTGAATTTGTATGCAGTTGATGATAATGGTGATGAAATTTTAATGACAAAAGATCATATTATACCACGCTCAAAAGGTGGTATTGATGATATTAGTAACTATCAAACAATGTGTAAGCTTTGTAACGAAGCAAAAGGTAACAAATTAGAAGATTAAATAAGAAAGGAAAAATTAGAAAAGTTCCTTAAGGATAAAGTGCGCACTACTTACTAAGGTAAGAGGAACTTATGTATTGTGCTTATATCACAACATTAAAAGGATTAAGAAAACATAGTAACGCTGATAGATTACAGTGTGTAGAAGTATTTGGACAGAATGTAATTGTAGATTTGAGTTATCAGGAAGGACAGAAAGTAGTCTTCTTTCCATCTGACGGTCAGTTATCACTTGAATATGCAACAGATAATAACCTTGTCAGAAAGAAAGACGAGAATGGAAACAACATTGGTGGTTATATGGATGCTGAGAAGAGAAATGTAACCGCTATTAGACTTAGAGGTGAGAAGTCAGAAGGACTTGTATTACCTGTTGAGACGCTTTCTAAGTATACAGATATTTCAAAATTAAAAGATGGCGATCAGATTACAGTTCTTGGTGGTCATGAGATTTGTCAGAAATATATTCCAAGAGGAAAGAATCGTTCAAGAGGTAATGGAAATAGTTCAAATAAGAAGAACAAGTTTCAGAAAGAAACAGTATCATATCCATTTTTTGAGGAGCATAAAGATACAGCACAGCTTGCATATAATATGTCAGCATTTAAGCCAGGAGATACAATTTATATTACTCGTAAGCTCCACGGAACATCAGCTCGTACTATGAAGACTGTTAAGATTACAAAAAAGAATAATAAGCTGAGAAAATTCTTACATATGCAGCCAAAGGTTACAAGAGAAGTTTCTGTTGTATCTGGTAGTAGAAGAGTTGTATTAAAGGATATGACAAAGAATGATGGATATTATTCTGATAATGGATTTAGAAAAAAGTACCACGATTTATTAAAAGACAAGCTTCCTGAAGGTGCTGAAATTTTCTATGAAATTGTCGGATATGTAAATGAAACAACACCAATTATGGGTTCAGTATCTAATAAGGGAGTTAAAGAAAAAGAATTTACAAAGAAATTTGGCGACACTACAACATTCTCATATGGTTGTGAGCCAGGCGAAAATGAGATGTATGTGTATCGAATGACAATGACAACAGCAGACGGAACAGTTGTTGAAGTGCCTTGGGAAACTGTAGAGGTATGGTGTGACAAGTTAGGTGTTAAGCATGTACCTGATTTAGAGAAGTTTATTTTTACTACACCAGAAGATTTGAAAAAAAGAGTAAATAAATATCTTGATGGTATGCCAGCAGATGAAATTGGCAAGACACATATTGCTGAAGGTGTGGTTGTTCGTATTGATAACAGAGCGACATTTACAGCTTATAAGGATAAAGTATTTGAATTTAAGGTAATAGAATCGATCATTAAAGATACGTCTGATGTGCCAGATATGGAAGAAGCAGAGGAAGTTTTAGAGGAGACTTTAAATGAATAAACCTACACTATGGATCATGTGTGGTCTGTCTGGTAGTGGCAAATCAACCATTGCCACTCAGATTGCCAATGAGAACCCAAATACAATAATTGTATCATCAGATGCAATTCGTGAAGAATTGACAGGTAATTACGAAGACCAAGAACATAATGAAGAAGCGTTTAAGATTTTTCATGATAGAATACGCAAGAATTTAGAGAATAAAAAGAATGTAATTGCAGATGCAACTAATCTGACTATGAAATCTCGCAGAGCAATTATGATGAAAGTGAATGGGTTAAATATCAAAAAAGTGTGTGTAATTATACCAAAACCATTTGAGCAGTGCAAAGAAGATAATTTACATAGAGAACATCCTGTACCTGGGTTTGTATTAGAGAAGCAGATTAGAAAATATCAGATTCCATTCAAGGAAGAGGGATTTGATGAAATTATTATTCATAAATTTCATAATGCTAATGCAATGACCATAGGTAAATTGATTGCTAAAATGAAAGATTTTGACCAGAAGAATCCTCATCATACTATGACTTTAGAAAATCATTGCTTTAATACATATGATTTATTTATAGAAAAAGGATATAAAGCTGAATACAACATGGGAGCAGTTCTTCATGATTATGGCAAACTATATTGCCAGATAATTGATGAAAATGGTATAGCTCATTATTATGACCACCCATCTGTTGGATGCTATTTGGTTTTAGAGAATTTAATAGAAAAGTTTAATAAGGTTGTCTTAGACACATGTTTCCTTATCAATTACCATATGATGCCTTTTAATTGGGATACTGATAAAGCAAAGCAGCGATGGAAAGAAAGATTTGGAGAATATAAATATAAGATGCTTTTAGATTTTAATAAATGCGATAGAGCGAGGTAAGAAGATGAATTATTTTATATCAGATTTACATTTTGGACATAAAAATTGTCTATCTTTTGATAATCGACCTTTTAAATCAATCGAAGAGAATGACGAGACGATTATTAAAAATTGGAATAACACAGTAAAAATTGATGATGATGTATACTTGCTTGGAGATATTTCGTGGTACAACACAACAAAAACTATTGGAATTTTTAACAATTTGAATGGGAATATCCATCTAATCAAGGGCAATCATGATGGTAAGTTGCTAAAGAACAGGGAATTGCAGAGTAGATTTTGTGAGATTGTTGATTACAAGGAACTCGATATTGGTGATGGTAAGATTGTAGTTCTGTGCCATTATCCAATTCCTTGCTTTAAGAATCACTACTACGGAAGCTACCATCTCTACGGTCATGTACATACAGGTTTTGAAGATAATATGATGGAACAAGTCAAGTATCAGATGATAGCTTTATATGATAAACCATGTAATATGTGGAATGTCGGATGTATGAAAAGTTATATGAATTACACGCCCAGAACATTAGAAGAAATCATTAAGAGTGGAGAATAAAGATTTATGAGTCTATTAGAAAAATATAGCTGCATATTTTGCAAATATAGAAAACTTAACAAAAATCATAATTATGCTTGTATGGATAGTTGGAATAAAGATGAATATGGTTATCCTATTGGCAAGTGTAATTCATTATCAAATATATACTATGGCAAAATCACTAAACTTTTTCCATTCAAGCAAATTGATTATTGGCAAACAGAAAGAGCTTATAAAAAAGAAGAAAAGTACAATGAAGTAATGGACAAAAAGTATGGTGATTGTGGTATAGAGACAGATGATTGGAAATTCATTTGGGGAATAACAAGTTGGGATGATTTATCTGGTCACGAAGCAAATATGTATACCATGAATGATATAGATATTACATATGACAAGCAGAAAAAAGAATATATGCTTGGAGTTGAAACAGCATATATGTTTGAAACATATAATTCCGCTTGTAATTATCTAAAAGCATGTTTAGAAGCATTTACAAAATATATGGATGATAACGGATTAGATAAAAATAAACAGTATAGTCTATTCATGAGCAATCCCTGTACAAGTATGGTAGCTGATTCGATTGAGGATTTATATACCAATTTTAAAATTTTTGTTGATGGGTTTTGCAATCAGAATATCACTGAAAATAAAAAGGATGGAGAATAATTATGTGTAACCGTTGTGATTATGACTCACCTGATAATCGAATATATGTAGATCCATTAACAAATGAATACTATTTAGATATTGAAACATCTGAATGGGATGAGTACGATGATGGGTTCGTTCATCAGAAGGAATATATTTCGTATTGTCCTTGGTGTGGCAGGGAATTAGGAGAATAAATGAAGATAAAATTAATCAAATTAAAATTCAATGACACTCATTCATACAAGTACAAACCATTTACATATTGCTGTAATAAAATTCAGAATGATAAAGCCATTGTATTTACAGGTGAAGATATAAACGACATTGGTGGAGAATATAAAGATGAAGGTATTTCTATTCCTCATTTCTGTACTTCTCATACAGAAGTTATTACATCATACGAAGATGAATGGGAACAGACTGACAATTATCCTATTCGGTTCTGCCCTCACTGTGGAGAGAAGATTGGGATTTCAGTTGTAAAAGAGATTGATGTGTCTGATAAATATAAAGAATTAACTAAACAGCGTGATGAACTATGGAAGAAGTGCCAGTCAACAGATAGTAAGAAAGAAGATTATGAGCTGAGAAAACAGGTTAGAAAATTGGATGACCAGATAGATGACTTCTATGAGTTGGATGAGTGGAAAGGAGAATATTAAAGTGGAAAACAGATTATTATTTGAGAAAGACGTAATCAAAGCAGTTGATAGGCATACAAAAGATGATGATCGGCTAGACGATGATATTAGTTGTATTCTTGAAGAGATTGCTTCACCAATTCAAGTTGGTTCAATAAAAATAGAGGATAAGCCAATACAGAAACAGAGACGAGTATTATTATTCGAGAATGAGAATCTTGACTTAGAACAGCGTGACAACAGATATTATTTATCCCTTTATAATAAGGATGGAAAATTTCAGAGAGAAGTCACTATTAATGTTAAGGATGACTACAAGGTTGGACTTTGCAATGGTAAGTAAAGGAGATTATTATGGCAGTATTTAAAAATTTTAAAGATGATGAGCTGATTGTAAGCTGTAAATGTGGATGTGATGAAGGTATTCATTTTAAGATTCATGATGAAGATGGTGATTATGCCTTCTTAACATATACAAACGGTAATTTTTATACTCAGCAAAGATCGTTTTTTGAGAAGTTGAAGAAAATTTGGGCGATTATCAGGAATAAAGATTTTTATTATTCTGATGTCGTGATGACAAAGGATGATTTCAAAGAGTTTAAGGAATGGGTTGATAGAAAGTAGGTTTGATGTATGAGAGATGAAGAAACAAGATTGTTATTTCAAGCATTGAGTCAGATTTTAGCCAATCAGGATGACATTAAGAAACACTTAGGACTTAATAGACTTGATTCAGAATATGGTTGGAATGATGAAGATACGATGAAATTATCAAGAAAGTGTTCAGAAACAGCGGATGATTTTGAACATAATGATAATAATTCTAGTAACTATTGGTAAGTAAATTCAGGTTTCTTGTGAATATTTAAAGGAGGAATAATAGTGAGTAATTCGACACTAGTAGAAGTTGTATATACATTGGCTTGCTTCGCAATGATGTTCTTTTTAGGATTACAGATCGAAGTGTCTAAGAAAGTACAGAATCTTGCAAGCGTGTTTTGGTTAATTAGCGTAATTGTAGCATGGATATGTATATTTTTGAAATAATAATTCCGCAATAAAAGAGAGAATATTAAAGCAAGGATAAAATCAATGTTTTTTATGAACTAAGAAAGATAAAAGAGGTGAACGATTAATGTCTTTGGCATATAAAAATAACACATACAACTATAATGGCGAATATGAAATGGGTTCATTAAATAAGTTTGCACAAGCAGAAAGAAGATTGTCTGCAAAGAAGCAGGCGTTAGATGATATGAAGAATGAGTATGACCTTATTCAACAACAGGCACTTCACATTTATAAAGAGAATATTCAGTATATGCTGCTTGATCAACCTTCTACGCTTAAAACGTGTAGAGAATGGTTAAATATGTTATCAAAGAATCAGGATACAGATGGTAACAAGCTTGATAAGAGAAAGAAGTATAAAGAAAAGGAAACATATGATTGGTATATTAATTATATAAAAGAGCTTCTTAATGTTGAGTACATGAATGATATTAAATTCATTGACTATAATTTTGGTCAAGCTACTTATATTCAGTTTGAATATAAAAAGCATAATTGGCGTTTAGAAATTCCTCATATTAAAGCTATCAAATTAGATGCATATAAGAATTATGGTAGCAGTGTATTTAAACTTGCGTTAATACACAATGATACAGAATATAGTTGTAGTTGGTCACAGTTTGGCTCTACATATGAGGAAGATGAATTAAGAGATATTATGACACAAGGTATTGAGAAATATTGTAATTAGTTATTTCACAGGAAAGCAACATATCCTTGGATTTTGAGAGAATAGTACATTGGAGGTGAAAAAACATGAGAATTATAAATCGTGGACGTGGGACTGGTAAAACAGCAATACTCATTTCAACAGCATATGTAACGGGAAAACCAATTATTACATCTACAATGGATACTAAAAACAGTCTTATGAGCATGGCAGAGAAAATGGGTATATCAACTTGTATAGAAGTTTATACAATAAACGAATGGTTAGAATGTCATAGAGTGTATAAACAGAGTAACGAAATACTTGTAGATAACGTAGAGTTAATACTTGGAGATGCTTTATCAAAGGTTCTTAATGCAAATGTTATAGCAGGAACAATGACAGTTCCAATGGATAATATAAAAGACGATGCAAAAGAAAATGGTAAAAAACATGGTTATTGGTACGCATTAGATGAATGTGCAAATGAAGGTGTATATTGCTCAGTTTGTAATAAAAAAGTATATAAACTGAACTATGCGAATCAGAAGTTGAAATCAAAATATTGTCCTAATTGTGGTGCAATTATGGATGGGAAAGAGACTACTGAGACTGGTAAAAATGATGATAGACCACAATGCTGTATAGACTATGATAAATTCTTTTCGGCATGTAACACTTGTAAATTTTGAGAATAACAAAAAAATTAAAGGAGAATATTAAACATGGAAACAATTTTAAGATTATTAGCAGAGAACCCAGAAAGTTTAGGAGAGGTAGTAAAGACATACATTACAAAGTACAAAGAGCCTGTATATGATGTTCTGAAGGAACTCATGATTATTGCAAAGGATTATTCTGAGAATACTGAGTATCCTGCAATTCAGGCGAGAACTAAGAAAAATATGTTTGATGCATATGTAAGTGTTGGTTTTACAGAGGATCAAGCATTAGCACTTATGATTAACGACAATATTCAGCTTATGAAGAATATTCAGAAGTCACTTAATAATACTTCTGTAAAAAAGAGTAAGTAGTGGTTTCGCAGTAAAGATTCGTTTCTTTTGAAAATTTGAAAGGAGAAAATAATAATGAAGATGTTTAACAGAATTTTTGATGTAATTAGCAGTCTTAATAACAACATTGTACATTTAATTGATTGTTATAAAAGAGAACATGATGAAGTGATCAGAACATACGACAATTACAGAGGTATTATTCAGGAACAGGACAGAATTATTCAGTCGCTATTGAAATCACAGACAAGCAATAAAGATATGGAATGTATGGTGTTCGTCCCATATAGAGGTAAACCAGTTGTAATTAAAAATGGCGAAGTAGTCAGTACAGATAATATGACTTCATTTGATGTTGATTGGGCTTATGATAGACGAACTGATGTAACTGTAAGAGGAGAATAAATATATGAACACAAAAATTATTAGTGCATTCCATGCTTGTGGTAAGACATATGCTTTTAAAAAATTAAATGAGAAAGGTTACAAGATTCTCGATAGCGATAGCAGTCAGTTCAGTTGGTGTTATGATTATGATCCAACTAATTCAGATAAGATTGAAAAGTATCGCAATCCTGAATTTCCAAAGAATTATATCCAACACATTAAAGACAATATTGGGAAAGTTGATTACATCTTTGTAAGCAGCCATAAAGAAGTTAGAGACGCTTTGATTGAGAATGGAATTTATTTCACATTAGTTTATCCTGGCAGAAAGATGAAAGCTGAATGGGTTGGTAGATGTTTCTTACGTGGAAGTGGCGAAAAGTTCTGTCAGTTAATTGCAGACAATTGGGATAAATGGATTGATGAAATGGAAGAAGTAGAAGATTGTGATAGATATATTCTTGGTGAAGACGACTCCATTGATCCAGATGACTTAGATAGATATTACTACTTAGGAGAATTAATCGAAAAAAGATTGATTTAAAGAGTGAATAACAATATATAGAAAAGTTAAAAAAATAGTACACTATATATAGCGGTTATATAAATTAAAACTACTATATATAGTAACAAAATGGACAAGAAATATCGGTTTCCTTTGGAGGTGAAAAATTGGAGAAAGAAATAGTATACATTGCAGATTTAGACCAAGATGTTGATGATGTTGTTGCAGCACATTATCTTCATAACGAAGGTGTATTGAAATGTGTTGTATGTGATCCATATCCAATGACAGAAGATGGGTTGAAAAGAAAAGACATTCTTGAAAGTTTGGGCGTTCAAGTATTAAAGAAAATGCCACCAGTTGCAAAATATGTATTTGTTGGTGGTGCATTAACGCTTGTTGCCGATTATATCAAAATGCATCACATTGACTGGTTAGTAATGAATGGTGGTTTTGTTGGTACAAACATCGCTTCGTTTGGACTGGATAAATTTAAAGGAAAAGAAACAGTAAGAACATTTAATTTTAATTGTGATGTAAATGCAACTGATTATGTCTTAAAAGTCGGGAAAGAGAGAATATCTAACATGGTACTTGTTGGTAAAAACGTGTGCCATGATATCAGAAATACAAGAGTTGGCATATGGTCGGATAAGAAGTATAAAGAATTATTTGATACATATGAAGTAAAAGATAAAAAACGTCAGCATGATATGTTGGCTTGTCATGAAGGATTAGCATTTTTGAATAATTCTACAAAATATTGTAAGTATGAAGTTGTAAAGCCATATAACACAGGTTTAAAGGGAACATATACCCAATGGGGAAGTACAAAAACAAGGGAAACACCGTACAGAGAAGTGTTGGCTGCAATAGAATATGAAACATAGTAAATTTCGATTTCTTTTGGAGAATATACATAAGGAGGATTGATACATACGAATTTAGTACAAGCATTAGAAAAGCAGATTGAGTTCTGTAATCAATATACAAAGTATAAATGTGGGGTATTTGTAAGAACAAAAGAACAATGTGAGATTGTAATGAAATGCATTTCAAACTTATTGTTAGACCGAAGGAATACTCAATTAAAAAATTATGCATGGAAATTGGGCTGTTATTGGAATAATGGTAATTGTATTGAAGTATTACCTGTAAACGATTCCGTTAGAGGACACAGATTTAATGGTGTAATAATTGAAAATGAAATCGAAAGAGATATTGTTAATTCTTTGATTATGCCATATTTAATGGTAAGGATTGATTCTAGTGGACATAAAATTGAAGAATTTAATAATGTTAAAGAGAGAATATTTACAGTAGATATTAGCAAGAGTAATGTCATTGAAAGTAAAAATCGTTCAATTTATATTTCGACTGGTTGGCGTAGAGGACTAAGAAATTCAAATATATTTATTGATGATTTATGCGAAGAAAGTTTTAAGAAGGAGTATACATGTATGTTTAATAATCACACAGCAGCTTTTAGAGTTGCACAGGTAGGAACAGATAAGATTTATATTTACAATGCGATTGGTATTCCAAAGGAGAATATTAAATATGAGACAGAGTTTGTCAATAGAACCAAGGAAACTTATCTGAATATCAAAGGCGCACATAAAGTTGAAGGTATTGGATTTGAGAATGAAATTGATGTTCATTTACTTATTGATACTAATGTATATGATAAGTATGAAGTTGATTTCCATGATGGTCTTATTTTTGTTTTTTTACATGAAATTATCAATGAGAAACCTGTTTTAGAAGATGTTTCAGGTGAAAAATAAAACACAAGAATCTGACATTTCTTGGTGCAGATTGGAGACAAGGAGAAATAAAATGTGTTCTGATACAGTAATTGCTTTATTAAGCATATTTGTAATATTGAGTATATTATTTGCAGGATTCTATATATGCTGCAAAGCGGATATTGAAAATATATCTATTTTCAATTCTATAAAGAATTTCGTTATTGATTTATTTAAAGATAGAAATATTTTAGGTAAATTTCTTTCAAGCGTTATATTTTTATTATCTATTCCAGGCATATTATTTGTGATGCTTTTAGCAATAGTGGATGTGTTTATAAAGTTATTTATAAGAATATGGAAATTAGGAAATAGATAAAATTTTATATAAATAAGAGAATATATAGATGGAGGTGAAAATGTGATTCAAGTAATTGAGACAAATTTGAGTATTGATAAAGATAATATCATAAGAGATCATCAGTCACGAATTGTTGAAGTTGAAGATTAGGATACATACTGCAAAGCATTTGAGGAATACAATGGCGAAGCTGTTTATTTTAAATCAAAAGCTATGCGTGGCTACAGTATCTTATCGAATTGTACAATGACAGATTTGATATATGATGACATTCATCTATCTTGTATGGTTTTACATCAATCAGGTATTGTTACAAAGAAACTTGCTTATAGGATTGTTTTATAATCTATGACTCATTCGAGTCAAAATTTCCAATAAAAATGAAACCGAATAGAGAATAAGTAAGAGGTGGATATGGATAATCAAACATATAACGCTTGCCGTTATTTTATTAGTAGTATTGATTCAATAAGCAGTAATGCAAAAATTATTATTGATAACATTAAATCTTATAACAATGATACTGATTCATCGGCAAAATTATTTATTCATTCAAAATGCTCAAATACGGAGAATATATTATCAGAAGATGAGGTGAATTTAGTGATTTCAATGATATTAAAAAAATATAAGAAAAGTATTGAGCAATATCAAAAGGAATTGAATGAATGTATTAATGAAGAAGTTTTGAAAATAACGGAAACATTAAAAGAGTTGGATAATAAGAGTAAAACAGAGAATAAGTAAGTGAAAGGAAAACATATGAGTAAGAAAATTATTGTAAAGATTACAAGATTATTATGCAAGCTAACACATAATGAATTTCTCATTATATTAGATGGAATCAGTTTTTGGTCTGTATCTAAGAATACACATATAAGAGATGTGGTTTATTATCATAGAAAATTATTATCATAGAAAAACAGAAAGTTGATTGTAAATCACTGTTTCATTCGGATTTTGAGGAGGTGAGAAAGTGTCACAGTTTAGATTTAATGAAGATTTTGCAAATAATTGGAAGTCAGGTCAGATAGTTGCTTGTGAAGAAAAAGAAGATGGTTATTTAATTGATAAAGCTGCACTTATTGAAAAGGACGAACTTTTAAAACATGGTGAATTTATCACAATGAATGTTCAGATATTGGGACATATGGAATCAAATGGCGTAGATGATTTATTTGTGTATGACAGAGATTTCAAGCCAGGAGACACAGTACAACATTTCAAAGGTGGTTTCTATAAGATTGTTGCCATTGGAACTAATACAGAAACAGAAGAAAAGATTGTTGCGTATCAGAACTTAAAGGATCAGAGAGTATGGATTAGACCATATGATATGTTTATCAGTAAAGTGGATAGAGAGAAATATCCAAATGCTTATCAGCCATATAGATTTATCAAAGTAAAGATTACTGCTTAGTAATTAGTCTGAACGATTCAGTTCAAAAATTCCAAAAATCAAAACTGAATAGTGAATATATGAATGGGTGGAAGAACAGCATACCCTTGGGTTTTTACGCTCAAAAATCACTGTTGAAGATAGATTTTTACATAAATTTATTTTCTGTGTTCCAGTCGCAAGACTGTTCAAATATAGTTATCAAAAAATTTTATTTCATATTATAAGGAGGACATTTTTTAAATGGCAGAGACAAAGAAAAAAGGAAGATTATTTGATTTACCTGAGACAAAGGGTGCATTCCAGTTAAAGGGAGTTGTATCTGGTATGGAGAAGGATACGGCATTTAAGGAAATTAAGACCAAAAGTGGGAAACCTATGAGAATGCTTAATTTTGGTACAAGTTATCTTGGCGGTGAGACATTATATGTCAATCTTCAGGGAATGGAACAGGAATATGTTTATTTCTCTAAGAGGGCTGAAAAGAAGGGTGAAAAGGCTGATACTGTAAAAGTACCTTGGGCTGATAGATTTTCTTATAACCGTGAAGGATATCGCATGATTGGTAAGAATATCGGTGTAAAGAAGAAGGTTGATTCTGAGGGTAAGACAGTTAATGACAAGAAGGTTCTTACAGATTTTGATGCTTGTAAGGAAGTTAAAGAGAATCTGAAGGATGGTGCAAGCGTATTTATTCGTGGAAATCTTGATTATAGCAGTTTTACAGATGATAAGGGTAATAAGAGAACATCTACAAAGCTTGTTCCAAATCAAATTTCACTTTGCTCAGAGGTAAACTTTGATGATGAGAAGTTTGAGAAGCAGAATGATTTCAACCAGGTAATTATTTTCATGGGAATCGAGCAGGAAAAGGATGATAACGATAAGCCAACAGGCAGATTTATTGTTCTTGCAAAGATTGTTACATACAGCAATATTGAGGATGTTCAGTTTATCATCGAGGATAAGGCTCTCGCTAATAAGTTTAAGAAGTCACTTAATCCTTACAATGCAATTAAGGTAAGTGGACATATGGTTTCTTCTACTCAGACAGAGACAGTTGCAACAGATGATGATGACAATTGGGGTGAAGAGGACAGCATGGAGAAAGTATCTGCACCTACAAAGAGAGAGTTTATTATCACAGGAGCAAAGGGTTCTTCAATTGATAAGGAACTTTATACAGAGGAGAATGTAACAGAGGCTATTGCAAAGATTAAGAATGCAAATAAGGCAGAGGAGAGTTTTGGTTCTGATTCTAATGACGATTGGGGAGATGGAACAGATCTTGATGATGGAGACGATGAAGCGTGGGATTAATTCTCACAACAGAGAATAACTAAGTGGAACGTCAGAAATGGCGTTCCAATAAATCAATATTATAGAATTACGGAGGAATTATTTAATGGCAAAAGCAAGAAAAGCGTCAGTAACAGAAAGTAAATTAGGAATGATTTTATATGGTAAACCATTTACAGGTAAATCAACTATGGCAATGCAACTTGCGTATTTTAAGCGTCCTGATGGAAAGCCTTTCAGAGTTTTATATCTTGATCCTGAGTCTGGTTCAATTGATGATTACCTTGGCGATTTAGAAGCAAATGGTGTAAATCTTGAAAATATTTATATTGTTTATACACAGTCTCTTGGAGAAGTAAGACAGTATATTGCAAAGGTAAAGAATAATGAAGATTTTTATGAGTTAGACGATGATGGCAATGAAACAGATGATGTTGTTGTAGATGCGGATGGAGAACCATTTAGAGCAGATGCAATCGTTGTTGATGGCACTACAATTCTTAATTTAACAACAAAACAGGGATTAGTAGAGTTCTCTAAAAAGAGAAATAAGGTTAAAGCTGACAAAGATGGACTTGTAGGAGATGCTAGGCTCGTAAAAATTGAAGGTGCTGGAATGGAATTAAAGGATTACCAGACTGTTAATTTTAAAGGTCAGGATTTAATTCTTGATTTAATGTCATCTGGTGTTCATTATATTGTAACTGCAAGAGAAACAGATGAGAAGGAAACAATTAAGTTACCTGATGGAACAACTCAGAGTGTGGTTACTGGAAGAAAGATTCCAGATGGATTTAAAGGAATGGATCACAATGTTAAGACTGAGATTCGTATGTTTAGAAATGAAGACGGAACAGTTTGTGCATGGATTGAAAAGGATAGAACCCATGTACATGATGATTATGTAACTATTGAAGATCCAACATTGGTTGACTGGCAGGCAGTTATTGATAAAACAGCAGGAAAATCAAAATTCGTTCTCAAGAATGATTTAACAAAAGCTGTTGATATTGAGCAGGATATTTATAGAAAGGAAATTCTTGGTCAGGTTGGCGAACCAACTGAAGAGGATACTACATCTAATGATGGGCATGCAGATATTGAAGTGATTAAGAAAGAAATCATTGCTAAAAGAAATGCACTTCCACCAATTGAGAAGAAAGCCATGAAGGAAAAACTTGAAGCAGCAGGACTTCCTACAGCATACAAGAATGTGACTGATGTTGAGATTCTTAATAAAGTATTAGCAATGTTTGATTAAATTTGGCTTATGTAAAGGTAGGATTATGGCAAGATACACAGGCAATAACAAAAATGGTGTTAAAAGAAAATGTGGTTGTTGCGGAGAAAACCTTTATATAAACAAGAATAATATTGACGATGCAATCTACTATGATAAAAAAACATATCATAGTAGTTGCTTTATCAATATATGTCAGAAGCGTATTGCTAATAAAAGGGCAGACGTATCAGCAAAATGGACTTGGATATATGACCACATTGATTCTATAAAAAAAGATACATATTCGCATCTCGCAGTAGCAATAGAGCAAGACGAGATATTTGAATTTATTAAAGAAGCATATGATTTGACAATTATTCCTACTACCGTATGGCAGAAGTTGGGTAACATTTATAATGGAACTTTTAAAGGAATGTCGGTAGGTATTCCACCTTCAGACTTACTTGATATGTGGCAAAGAAAAATAGATATGCTTAATGGTATTGCGAAAAAGAATGAAGTAAAAGGTATTCATATGCAGCCAGAACAACGACTTTCGTATGATTTATCCATTTTGGTTAATAAATATGACAGTTATTTAAGGTGGAAAGAAAAACAGAAAATACTTGAAGCTGAGAAAGAAACAGAAAAATCACAGAATATTGTCAGTCAATCAATTGGTTATACTAATGTGTCCAAAGATAGTAAGGCTGATACAGATGATATTTCAGGCTTGGTGGATGATATTTTTGGATAGGAGATAATATTGGATAATGAACATGAATTAAAAGACTGTAATGTGCAAGCAGAAATCTTATTTGTTGGTTCTATAGCAAAGGATTTAGACTTGATTGTAAATTACAGCACATTTATGAGAAGCAAGTATGATTTCTCTGATCCTGCGACAAAATTCTTTTATGATAATCTTGAAACTTATTTTCTTACATTTTCACAAACATTAGATGAAGCAAAAATGAATGTGTTTATGAGTCAGAATGAAGAACGATTTAAATTATATAAGCAGTATAAAGGTTGGAAAACGCTTCAAAGGTTTATGACATTGGCAGATGAAAATGATGTGAAAAATTATTTTGATACTGTTAAGAAATATTCATTAGTAAGAGAATATGGAAGAAATGGATTTCCAGTTGAGAAGATATTATCTCATAGAAACTTTGATAAAATGTCACCAAATGACATTTACAGAATTATTCGTACAAAAGCAGATAAAATAAATACAGTAATTAATGCTGGTGAAGAAGCTGTTGAGCTTACTGATAAAAACTCATCTCAAATCGACAAATATCTTGAAAAGCCAAATTTCGGCTTACCTTTCCCTTGGTATATGTATAACGAATTTTTTCTTGGTCTTAGAGAAACAAAGGTTCTCTTTGAAGGATTCCTTTCTAATGAGGGTAAAACAAGAAAACTTGTACTTTTAGCAGCTTATGTAGCACTTGTGCAGAACGAGAACTTTTTTCTTATGAGTAATGAGATGGACGAAGAAGATCTTCGTAGTTGTCTTATTACGACTGTTATTAATAACAAAGAATTTCAAGAGTTGCATGGTGTACATATTACAAAGCCTGAGAAAGAGATTGTATTAGGTGTTTATCATGATAAAAATGGTGACATTATCAGAAGAAAAATTGATGATAATGGTGTTTATCTTGAAAGTAATGAAGATTACATAAAGAGAATAAAAGATACGTCAGAGGAATATTGGAATGTAAAAAAAGTTACAGATTGGATTGATAGTAGTGATCGTAAGGGCAAAGTTATGTTTAAAGATGTTGGAGATGATTATAGCCCTGAGAGAATTGAATTTGAATTGCGTAAAGCAAAGATGGTTCAGAACATTAAATATTATGGTTATGACACGTTAAAAGGTTATAACACTGATGATTGGTCACAAATTAAACAATTTGCAACTAAATTGAAAGAATTAACAAAAGAACTTCGTATGAGTGGATATGCAGTATTCCAGTTAAGTGATGATACGGTGTTTACTGATATTTTTAGTTTGAGTAGTAATAACATTGCCAATGCAAAGCAGATAAAGCATGTAGCTGATATTCTGAATATTGGTAAAAAGTTAAATAAGGAAGAATACCATAAATATCAAGTTGTTTTAGAATGTGATTCTTGGGGTGAGCCAGTGACGGAAGATTTGGATTTAAGTAAACAATATTTTTGTATCAAACCAGATAAAAACAGAGCAGGTAGTAAGGACAAGATTATGTTATTTGAGATTGATTTGAACTTAAATATTTGGAGAAATATAGGTTATATCATTAAAAAATCAAAAAATAGTGACTAATTGGAGGGTGGCAGCTTGGATGTAAAAGAGTTGAAGAATTATATATATGAAAATAATTATTGTGAACAGATATTAGAATCCGTTGGTTGCCACCATATCAAATATCATTCAGTTGGAGCATATTGGACTGCTGGTAATCCTGATGGAGATAATAAAGGAGCAATTATTTTATACAATAATGAGTCCCTTATCTGCTTGAATAAAACTCGACAAATGATAAAGTGGAACAGACAAACAGATATTATTGATCTTGTGTGTTATGTCAAAGACCTTACATTTCCAGAAGGATTAAAGGAAATATGCTCAGAAATAGGAATGTCTTATTATCACGATTTTGAAGAGGATATTCCAGATAGTTTTAAAATACTGAAAATGTTAGAAGATATGGATTCTAATATATCAGAAGAGAAAGAAAAACCATTACAACCTATTTCGGAGAAAATACTTTCGTATTATAAACCTTATGTAAATGATTTATTCTACGAAGACCATATAGATTATGAAACACAAAGAGAGTTTGAGATAGGTTTTGATGAAGAAACAAACCGATACACAATTCCTATTCGTTCTGAATTAGGAGATTTAGTCGGTGTAAAAGCAAGATATTTTGATAGAAAAGTACCTGATGGAATGAATAAATATATTTATTTAGAGCCATGTGCAAAATCAAAAATTATATATGGATTGTATAAAACTCTTCCTTATATAAAAAGAACAGGAAGGATTTATGTTGGTGAATCTGAAAAATTTGTTGAACAAGCATGGAGTTATGGTTATCAAAACACTGGTGGTACAGGTGGGAAGGAACTTTCACAATATCAAATTGATATGTTGGTTCGACTTGGTGTTGATATAGTTTTATGTTTAGACAAAGATGTAAAAAAAGAAGAATTGGAGGAACTAGCAGAAAGATTTCCTGACGGTGTTCCACTTTATTATATGTTTGACGAAGATAATATTCTTAGTGAGAAAGAATCCCCAACAGATGATCCTATTAAATGGAAGCACTTGGTAGAGAATAATATATATAGATTAAGATAGGAAGGTGTGTATTTGAAGTACAAATTATATGAAAATAGCGACAATAACACTTCTAATGTATTAGAGGAAGTTTTAAGAAATAGAGGAGTTGACGATTATGAAAAATATCTCAACTTAGATGAAAGCGTTTTAATTCCATATGAGAATTTGGACAATATAAATAAAGCAGTAGAGTTATTTATGAAACACTTTAATAACAAGGATAAAATTGAAATACTTGTTGATGAAGATCCAGACGGATTTTGTTCAGCAGCTATGATGTATTCTTATATTAAGAAAATGAATGCTGATTATCCAGTTAATTACATATTACATGCAAGAGCAAAGGCACATGGACTAGATGATGATATTGTGATATCTAATGATACAAGATTATTGATTATCCCTGATGCTGGTACAAATGACACAGAACAGTGCAGAGAGCTTTCAGAAAATGGTATTGATATACTTATTCTTGATCACCATGAGTCAGAAGAAAAAAATCCATATGCATTGATTGTAAATAATCAAATGAGTAACAATTATTCTAATAAGGATTTTTGCGGAGCAGGTGTTGTATATAAGTTTTTACAAGCATTAGATGCTGAGACCTGGAATGAGTTTGCAGATGACTATTTAGATTTGTGTGCATTAGCAAATATTAGCGATGTTATGGATATGCGTTCATTTGAGACAAGATATATTACAAATCTTGGATTACTCAATATTACAAATAAATGTTTTCAGGCACTTATTAAAGCACAAGATTACAGTATAAATGGTAAGGTTAATATTCACAATATCCAATGGTATATAACACCTATTTTGAACGGAATGATCCGTATCGGTTCAAGTGATGAAAAGGAATTATTATTTAGAGCTTTTATTGAAAAAGATGAGTTCTTTGAATATAAAAAAAGAGCCACAAAGAATAAACCAGCAGAAACAATTCAAGAAAGCATTTATGATAGAACTGCTAGACTTTGTAAAAATGCAAAATCACGACAAGATAAAATGAAAGAAAAAGGCGTAAAAGCCATTTCAGAAGTTGTAGATAATCTTCCAATTGATGATAAAGTTATTATGGTTGATGTATCTGACTTACTTGATAGTGGATTAACTGGTGTTGTAGCAATTAAAATTGCAGAGCAATATAATAAACCTTGCATTCTGCTAAAGAAACATTTTGATAAAAAGACAAAAACAACTGTATTTGGTGGTAGTGCAAGAAATATTGATAATAGTCCAATTGATAGTTTTAAAGATATTGTTAATTCAACAGGATTCATTAATGGTAAAGGTCATGCAAATGCTTTTGGTATTGTAGATTTACCAGTTGATGATAAAGAAAAAGCAATTAATATGATGAACAGTATTCTTAAAAATACTGAATATGATTCTACATATCGTGTAGATTTTATCTTAGACATTAATCATGTCACAATCCCTTTAATTATTAAGTTATCACAGTTTGAAGATATTATTTGTCAAGGAATTGATGAACCTATGCTTGCAATAGAGAATATATCATTGACAAGAGATTGTTTTGAAGTATTTGGCAAGAATGAGGATACTATTAGTTTTATGGTGAATGATATTAAATACATTCAGTTCAAATGTAAAGAAGGTAATCAGCTATATGATTTTCTTCAAAACGCATGGGATGATAACGATAGTATTACATTTAATATTGTCGGAAAACCTTCAATAAACGAATATAACGGTATTAGAACACCACAGATTATTATCGAAGATGTAGCTGTTATTAGTACAAATAGTAACGATGAAGACGATGATTGGTAGGAGGTGAGTTATGTATAGTTCATTACATAACCATACATATTATTCATTACTTGATGGATATGGTAGTCCAAAAGAAATGTTGGACAGAGCAAAAGAAATAGGGTTAAAAGCATTTGCTATAACAGAACACGGAAATGTATATAGCCACATTTATTTTGACTTAATCAAGAAGGATTATCCAGAAATTAAAATGATATATGGATGTGAGTTATATGAGTGTGAAGATATAGAAATTAAGGATAAAGACAACAAATATTTCCATTTGATTTGCTTGATTAGGAATGAACAGGGCAGAAAAGATTTAAACAAAGTTATTACAAAGAGTAATTTTGAAGGGTTTTATTTTAAGCCAAGGTGTACAATCGAAGATATTAAGCCTTATGCTGACAATTTTGTTATATCATCTGCTTGTTTAGCAAGCAAATTAGCAAGAGAATCAGATTTTGAGAAATGTGTAAAATACATCAATGAATATAAAGAAGCCTTTCCATATTTCTTTCTTGAAATGCAGTCTCATTCACACCAAGATCAATGTTTATATAATCAGAAAATCTTAGAGCTTTCAAAAAGAACAAATACCCCATTTATCATTACAACAGATAGTCATACACCTAAAAAAGAAGATTTGTATTATCAGGACAAACTTATTCAGATTGGTAGAAAAAGTAGTAACAACGACAAAAATGCTATCGAAAATAGCGAGGTATATGAAGGTTGCTATATGCAATCTGAAGATGAAATCCATGAAATTATGGATAGTCAGATTGGATATGAAAATGTATGTCTTGGATTGGAGAATACTAATAAGGTAGCAGATTTAATTGAAAATGTAGATATGCCATTTCAGAAACCACAGTTACCTACATTCCCATTACCTGATGGATATAGAGATAACAATGAATTCTTATGGCATTTAGTTAGACAAGGTTGGAAAGATAGAGGATATGACAATCTTAGCGAAGATGAACAGCAAGTAAGAAGAACTAGGTTAAACTATGAGATGGGTATTATTCATTCGATGGGGTTCGATGGTTATTTCTTGTTTGTATGGGACTTTATTAAGGCTGCTGAGAAACTTGGAATTGAAGTTGGTAAGGGAAGAGGAAGTGCAGCAGGTTCTTTAGTTTGCTATTGTTGTCATATCACGGATATTGATCCGATTAAATATGGACTCATTTTTGAGAGATTCTTAAATCCTGAACGAGTAGGACTACCAGATATTGATACAGATGTTGGTAACAGAGATGCAATTATTGATTACCTTGTAGACAAATATGGAGAAGAAAGAGTATGTCAGATTATTAACTACTCGTATATTACTCCAACAGTTGCAATTACTGACGTTGGTAAGATACTTGGATTTCCATATAATCAGATGCAAAAACTTTCACAGAAATTTACATTCGATAAATGGAATGACTGTATGAAAGCAAATCCAAATTTACTCGCAGACAATCCACAATATGCTGATTTGTTTGATATTGCAAAGCATTTAAGTGGTCGTGTTAAAACTGTTTCTATTCATGCTGGTGGTGTTGGAATCGTTGATACAACAATCAATGATTATATGCCAATGAAGATAGGGACAAAGGGCGAACATGTAATTCAAGTTGATAAACATTATGTAGAAGACATTGGAATTGTGAAGTTTGACCTTCTTGGAGTAGCAACACTTAATCTTGTGAAGGAAATTAAGGATGATTTACATTTAGATCCTTGGGATTATGATATTAATAATCCAGAATTTGAGAATGACAGACCTACATATGAATTATTAGCGAGTGGTAAGACTAATGGTGTATTCCAGGTTGAATCAGCAGGAATGAAAGATTTGCTTATTCGATTAAAACCAAAGCTTGAGCAACTAGACTTTGAGGTTATATCTGTCATCTTGGCATTATATAGACCTGATAGTATGGGAGCACTTGACGAGTATGTTGAAATGGCAACAGGTGGAAGTAGACCACCATCAATTCATCCAGATATGGATGAAATTTTAAAAGACACAAATTACTGTATGATTTATCAGGAACAGCTTCTTGATATTGTTAAGAAGTTTGGTGGGAGAACATACGGTGGTGCTGACTTATTCCGTAAGGCGATTGGAAAAAAGATAGTTGAATTAGTACAGAAAGAGTCAGAAATTCTTCGTGGTGAAATTGTAGCAAACGGATATTCTAAAGAAATTGCTGATAAAATTGCGAATGAATTGTCACAAAAAGGCGGTTATCTATTTAACAAATCGCATTCTTATAGTTACGCAGTTCTTTGTTTCGAGACAGCTTGGTTCAAAGCACATTATCCAACATATTTTTTCAAAGCTTTATTTAATCAGAATAAGGATAAAGCAGGAGCAATTAACAAATACATTCTTGACGCAAGATATTTTGATGTAAATGTTATGCCACCTAATATCAATCATTCGGGAATGAATTTCACAGTCGATAAGGATAAGGTTCTTTTTGGATTGTCTGCTATTGGTGGAATTGGAGAATCACTTTCTAAGCAAATTATCGAAGAAAGAGAGAATAATGGTATATACAAATCGTTTAATGATTTGATTCAGAGACTTTCTTTAGGTAAGGCATCTGTTATTGCACTGATAAAATCTGGTGCAATTCCTTGTAAAAATAAGCGTGAAAAACTTATATCATATCTTAAATCAGAGTATCAACCATTAAAATTCTCAGAAGTTCAATCATTGCCTACCTATAAGAAACTCGAAGAAGATTGGAACATTAACTTAAAGAAGTACGTGATTCCTTCATCTGGAAAACGAATTGTATATGACAAGGAAGCACTACTTACTGAATATAACAGATTGAAAAAGATACAGTTTGAAGAAAATCAGAAGGTAAGATTCCAAAAGTACATAGATGATAATAAAAAATATCTTGAAGATGAACAGTTTTGGGAATTCCAAACATTACAGGTATTTATCAATGATAATCCATTTGATGCAGCTTATACATTCTTGACACCATTTGAGGATGTGCCTGATGGTGAGAAATGTACTTTAGTTGGAATTATAGCAAAGGTTCAAAAGAAGAAAGATAAGAATGGTAAGCAGTTCGCATATATAAACATCTATTCAAGTTTTGGACTTGTTGAAGGAATTGTATGGCATAGTCAATTAAAAGAATATGAAGATTTAGTAAAAAAAGGACAGCAAGTAGCAATTCTTTGTAAGAAAGATAGCGAAGAAAAGGTAATTGTAGAAAAATTAAAGCCATATAGTAAATGGCTTGAATATGTGAGAAAGAAAGGAGTATCAGTCTAAATTGGATGAAGATGAGATTTATAAATTCACAGCGATAATTACATATGAGCAATACTATTCGGATGATTCAACGTGGGGTGTGTTTGGATTTTCAACAAAAGATGATATTCCATTCTTTACAAAACCTACAAAAACATTCGATCCGTTTAGCGATAATAAAACCTCTGATGAAGAGAATAAAAAGATGAGTAAGTTGGCAGGAAAGATGCAGCACTTAGTTGTTGGTGGAGAGTATGTAGTTAAAGCAAAGTATAAAAAGGATAAAAAATATGGCGATCAATATACACCGATTGCCATATACGCCATTATTCCACAAAGCAGAGAAACACAGTTATTATTTTTGAAGTCAATGATTCCTGAATGGATGGCTGATAATTTAATAAACGCATATCCAAATGTAGTTAATGATGTAGCGAATGGTACATTAAAAACTATTGATTACAGTCTTGTAAAAGGTGTTAGAGAAATTACTTGGAATAAAATCAAGGAAAAAATTATCAATAACTATCTCATTTCTGACATTATCTCAATGTTGAAACCAATTGGTGTCACTTATGCAATGATTAAAAAATTGCTTTCAGAAGAACCAAATCCAGTTTTATTAAAGCAAGAGTTAGAAAAAAATCCATACATCATGACAAAAATTGATGGGATTGGATTTCGTAAATGTGATGATTTAGCACTGAAGTTAAAACCTGAACTAATTGATTCTACACAAAGACTTGTAGCTTTTATTCAATACTATTTCAAAGAACTAGGAGAAAGTAAAGGTCATACATGGTGTTCTGAAAAAATTTTAAGAGCAGCCATAAGTAATAATATATACGAGTGTTGCAATAAGGTTAATTGGCTATTAGAAAATAATGACTTTCTTCATATTGATAATGGTCGAATTGGTTTGAAATATTATTACGATATTGAGATGCAGATTTATCATTTGATTCTGAATAAATCTCAAATTGAAACAACAATCAATATTTCTGATGAAGCGATTGACAAAGCAATTAAACATGCGGAAGAAGAACAGGGATTTGATTATGTAGTAGAGCAGTTAGACACGATTCATAAGAGCTTACATAGAACTGTTAGTTTGATAACTGGAAAAGCAGGAACTGGTAAAACATCAATAGTGCGAGCAATTGTTAAGGCTTATATGGAGAATAATTATATGATGACAGCTTCAGCACTTTCAGCAATGGCAGCTCAGAGAATTACAGAAGCAACAGAATTTCCTGCAATGACTATTCATAGAACACTTGGATGCCAAGGTTTAAATGATTTTACATACAATAAGGATAATCATTTGATTACAGATGTTGCATTTCTTGATGAGGGAAGTATGGTTAATGCCAGTTTATTTTTACATTGGCTTGAGGCAATTGGAGATAATACAAGAATTATTATTTCAGGAGATCATAAGCAGTTACCACCTATCGGATTTGGTAACGTGTTCTCAGATTTAATAGAAATGTTTGATGATTCAGTAGTAAGTAAATTAGTAAAGCCAATGAGACAGGCTGAAAAATCAGGAATACTTGTTGATGCTAATAAGATTAGAGAGAATATCAATCCTATATCTGAAAAATTACAACCAAGAATTATTCATGGTGAATTACAGGATATGTATTATATGTTCCGTACAAATCGACAGTCTCTTTTCAATATAGCTGTAAAAACATTTATAAAATCTGTAGAGTCAGATGGAATAGATAATGTTGTAATTGCAGTTCCTCGTAGAAAGGATTGCTTGAATAGTACAACTGAGATTAACAAGGTTATTCAGAATGAGTTGCTTGGAGACGTATTACAGAGTATTGATGGGTTTGATACTACATTTAAGCTTGGTGCAAAAGTAATGCAAACAGTTAATGATTATGACAAAAATGTGTTTAATGGTGAAATAGGTTATGTTACTAAAATCAGTGAAAGATATGAAGGTAAGAAAAAAGAAGAGTATTGTGAAGTTACTTATACTGATGTTTTTGGCAAGGACAAGATTATTGAATACACAAAAAAGGAATTGGCTGCATTAGACCTTGCTTACGCAATGACAGTGCATAAGTTACAAGGTGCTGGTAGAAAGACAGTAATTGGAATTATTGATAATACACATCATCAGCTTCTTGATAACTGTATGCTTTACACATTACTGACAAGAGCAAAGAAAAGATGTTTATTATTGGCTGAACCTGAAGCGTTTTTACAATGTATTAGGACAAGTCATAACAATAGAAACACTTGGATGATGTTAGAAACAGAGAATAATACAGTAGAAGAGTAATTTGAATTTCTGTTGGATTTCTGGAATGCCCATAAATAGGGCGTTTCAGAGACTCAAAAAGCCAATGAAAGACGGATTTCTCGTCCGTCATTTATATAAAAGAGAGGAGATTAAAATGTCATATATCATTAAATCAGCAGATGAATTAAAAGATCCATTTTTATGCTATTGTGTTTTTCGTAAATTTATAGAGGAGGCAGGTGAAGATTATATTGACTATAATGAGTCAATTATAAATAGCATTCCATTTATATTTTGGCTAAGAGGACGTAATGATATTAATAATGAACAATTAGAAACATTTTTATCAATCCAATATAAAATCTGTGTGCAAGATGTTTTAAAAGATGATGTATTATTCCCAAATACATATGGCGATTCTTTCCTATCTGATATTAAAACATATACACTTCTCGCAGAGTATATGTGCCAATTAAAAGAATTCAGAACAAGACTTTGGAATAGTGTGAACGATGAAGCAACAAATTTTGAAAATGAATCTTTCTATAAAGATATTAATAATAATAGTTTAGCGTGTATTATAGAAGAAAATGAATTAAATGATACATGGTATTCTTATGAAGATGTATTAGATATGCCAATGCAGAAGTTATATAAATTATCATATAAAAATCAGTTTAATATTGGTAAAAAAATGTCTATAAGAGATGCAGACATTGAACTATAATAAACGACAGTTTCTTTGGAAGATTTGGAGGTGAATGAGTTGTTAGATGTTGCAATCAAATACAAAGAGCAATTAGAAAAACTGCAATACAATATTTGGTTCAAAGATAAATATAAATTTTGGAATAATGATACATATTATGATGCTATGACTATTGATGACAATACATGGGAGCGACATCAATTTGTTTCCATTAAAAATGACAATGTGATTGGATATATTAGTTATTCTGTAAACAGAAGATGTAATTATGCACACAGTTTAAGCATAATGAATTTTACAGACGATAAGATGACGTTTGGTATGGATCTTGGACAGGTATTACAAGATATATTCGAAAAATATAATTTTAGAAAGCTTGATTTTTGTGTTGTTGTTGGCAATCCAATTGAAAAATCATATGACAAAATGGTTAAAAAATACAATGGAAGAATTGTTGGAATTTTCAAGGACGATGTGAAGTTGATTGATGATAAATACTACGACACAAAACATTATGAAGTTACAAGAGAAAATTATATGAGTGTAAAGAACAGATAACAAGAATCCATTATTTCTTGTGAAAGGATGAGAGAATAATGAATAGAAACAGACATTTAAGATACAAACCACTCATAGAAACAAGACCATTTTTAGGTGGCATAGGAGTATCGGAAAGATGTCATAAATGTAAAACCATAATACAATGCAATAATCTAAATGTAAATGCGGTTGTAGTATCAGATGGGATAATGAATGTTAATTTGTAATTCACAGTAAACTAAATTTTTTGAAAAATAAATGGAAGGAGTTAAAAAATTGGAAAATAATTACGAATTATGGCAAGGAAATTGTTTAGAGCTTATGAAAAATATTCCTGATAAATCAGTTGATATGATTCTATGCGATTTACCGTATGGTACAACAAAATGTTCTTGGGATATTATTATTCCATTTGATAAATTGTGGGAACAGTACGATCGTATTACTAAAGATAACGCAGCAATTCTGTTGTTTGGACAAGAACCATTTTCATCGTTGTTAAGGAATAGTAACATTGATAATTATAAATACGATATTTACTGGGAGAAAGAACGACTTACAAATATCAATCAGGTAAAACGTAGAGTTGGCAAAACAGTTGAAACAATATCAGTATTTTATAAGAAGCAATGTACATATAATCCTCAGATGGTGAAATATGATGGTAAACCACGAACTAATAAAGTCAAAAACGGTAAGTTAGGTAAATTGACAGATGAAAACGAAAAGAAAGTGATTGAGTATAAGGATACTGGATGGAGATATCCAACACAGGTTTGGAAGTTTCAAAGAGATTGTTTAACTTCAAATCTACATCCAACTCAGAAACCATTGTTGCTTTGTGAAGAACTCATAAAGACATTTTCCAATGAAGGTGATGTTGTTTTAGATAATTGTATGGGTTCTGGTACAACTGGTGTTGCTTGTAAGAATCTTAATCGAAAATTTATTGGAATTGAGTTAGATGAAAAGTATTTTGAAATGGCGAAAGAGAGAATAAATAAGTAACAGTAAACTAAACTTTCTTTTTGAAAATAATGGAAAGACTTGATTATATAGGGAGGTAGAAAGATGGAATGGTATGTATATTATTATGACATCAATCATGGAAATATTATCACATACAATATTTTTGATCATGGTAGCTTTAAAGAAGACTTTAACAAATTGATATCAGATTATAATATCACAAAAGAAGAATTTGCAAATAAACTTGATATTATGCTTAGATATTATTTCTGGTCAAAAGCTCAATGGGAGACATTTTTGAAGCCTTGGGTTGGAGATAGCAAGGTTGAAAAGAAGATTGATGTGTATGACCAAATTAAACTTAACTGGGACAAATTCTTAGAATATACATATAACTGTAATTTTAAAACATACGCAGATGTTATTGAATATGAAAAATATAAAAACATCGGCACTGTTGAAGAGTGTGAAAAAGCAATGAAGTTTGTAAAACACTATCAGGAAGAGAATAAATATTTATAAGGAGGATCAAGTATATTGAAAGCTACAGTAACAAGTATTACAGGATTTTATGAAGCATTTGTATCTATGTTTATGAGTAAAAGAACGTGGACACCAGAATTGAACGAAGAAATTAAAGTTGTATGCGATAAGGTTTTAAATCCTGATGGAAGATTAAAAGAGGATCAAGAGGTTGAAAGCTATGATAAGTTTTGTAAATGGCTTGGGATGCTGCTTCGTATGGGCAAAAGACATATTACAGTTCTTAGATACATTGACATTACAATTATGACAGAAGGATTGCATAGAGCAGGACAAGATGACGTTGATGCACACGCAAGAAGATTTGATAATCGAATTATTAGAAACAGTACAAGGTTAGCAACATTTGATGAAGGAGAAATGTCAGATTATTACAAGGATAAAGTATTAACAGATGGACAGGCTTGCAAAATTCTTGGATTTGGATTACCAAACGAGATTGAGCATGATGGTAAAACATATGTAAAATCGACTAATGGATATGTTTTAAAAGAATATGAGAATAACAAAGATGTAAAACGTGGTCTTTATATGTTGGGTATTCCAAGCAATTTTATATCTAAAATCAATCTTTGTGAATGGGGACACGTATTTAGAGAGCGTTGTGCTGATGGCGGTGCTAATCCAGAAGTAAAAGAATGGGCAGAACAGGTTATGAAACAGATTACGGAATTTCATAAAGAGATTACAAGAGATTATGTTTTATCAATTCAAAACTAAATCCTGATTTCAAGAGAGGAGGAATTGAATGGAAGAAGTAATTAAAATTTTCAAACAGATACAAAATACAAGTAGTACAAATGATAAGAAAGCCATCATTGAAGCAAACAAAGATAACGAATTATTCAAAAAGTGCTTAGTGTTCTTACTTGATTCAAATATTGTAACTGGTATCAGCGATAAGAAATTAAATAAATTCGTTGGTATGTCAGGAACAGAATTGAACTCTTTTGAAGAAGTAATGAAATACTTAGCTGATTTTAATTCAGGTAGCGATATGGATATTGGAACTATGCAAGGGTTTATCGAGAATCAACCAGAAGAATACCAAGATTTTTATAAACAAATGATCACAAAGAAATTTCGTCTTGGTTGTGATAAAAAAGTTGTAAACAGTGTAATTCATGGTTTGATTCCATCATGGGACGTACAACAAGCATATCCTATTTCTGAAAAGAATGAACCCAAAGATGGTGAATGGTTTGCGTTATCTCAGAAGCTTAATGGTAATAACTGCGCATACTATAAAGGAAAACTAATTAGTAGACAAGGTAAACCATTTACAGGTCTTGACCACATCATTAAAGATATTGAACGATTACCAAAACATGAAAACTATATGTTTAATGGTGAGCTAATTCGTAAAAATTATGATAATCTTTCTGATAATGACAACTTTCAGATTGGAACTGGTATTATCAATTCTGACGATTCTGACAAGTCTTGCATCAAATTTGTAATCTATGAATGTATCCCAAACGAAGAATTTGAAAATGGTGAGAGTAAATTAAAGTACAAAGATCGTAGAGAACATGTGTTGAATCCATTAACAATCGCAATTTCTCGACTTCAGACAGATAATCTTGAGGTTGTTCCTATTATATATGAAGGAACTGATAAATCGGTTATTCAACCATTGCTTAATAAAGCAGATAAAGATGGTTGGGAAGGTTTAATGCTCAACAAAGATACAAAGTGGAAGAATAAACGTAATAACGGAATTCTTAAAGTCAAGTCATTTAAACATGCAGATATTCGTTGCACTGACGTTATCGAAGGTGATGGCAAATACAAAGGTACGCTTGGACTAATCAAATGTGATTACAAAGGATATGAACTTGGTGTAGGATCTGGATTTACTGATGAGCAGAGAACTTACTATTGGAACAATCCTGGTGAGATTATTGGCAAAATTGTGCAGATTAAATTCAAAGGCGAAACAAAGAATAAAAATGGTGGAATTTCGGTTCAGTTCCCTATTTTTGAAATCGTAAGAGATGACAAATCTGAACCTTCTTATAATTAACAATTCGCTAAATATTCCCAATTCAAACAGAGAACATACAAATGTAACATATTAACAGTACAAAAGGAGGCAATGTATTTTATTACGAAAAATGACATTTGGAATGGTTGTTGTTGTGGCTCTTGTAACTTCTGTTCCAACAGCACAAGCAGAGGTTTGTAACAAACCTTGCATAACGGTTACGCCCTGTCTTACGGCAGGGTTTAGCAATCAATTAAACTTATTATCTCAATCAAAAGAAGTAACTAAGTACAAGAAAAAATATGTAAAAGGTACATATGTGAACATTCGAGAGCAACCAAGCAAGAACTCAGAAGTTATCAAACAAGTTTCGTTTAATGAAAAAGTTATTATCATTGGAAATAAACTTACGAATGGTGTTTGGTATACTGTCGATCTTAATGACAAAACTGGTTATATCCATAAAGATTATGTATCTGACAAAACAATCAATTACAAGATCTATAATGTTCCATACGCAAAAAATAAGACTTGGATGCCATACACAACAATTACCAGTAGACGGAGTAAACAGTATAAGCTTCAACAGAAAGCATATACAGGTGATTATGGTATTCGAATGGTAAATGAAAGGTATTGTGTGGCACTTGGTTCACATTTTGAGTGTAAAATTGGTCAGTATTTTGACTTGATTTTAGCAAACGGTACAGTGATTCCTTGTATCATGTCTGATCAAAAGGCTAATAAGCACACTGATTCTGCGAATATCATTACGACTTCTACAAATTGTTTAAGTGAATTTATTGTAGACAGGAATGCTTTAAATTATGAAGCAAAACGTGACGGAGATATATCTTCTTGCTGTCCAGAATGGAAGTCAGTTGTAAAACAAATTAAAGTATACGAAAAGGTGATTTGATGTTTATTAGTGGGTTTTGTCTAAGAGAGGTGAAAAACGAATTGGAAAGAACGTATAAATTAAATTTACAAAGTATCAATGATGCAAAAGATTTTGTAGTTGCAATCAATAAATTAAATAGCGAAGTTGATGCGAGATACGGTGTACGTGTTGTCGATGCAAAATCTATGTTGGGCTTGCTAAATATGTCTCATTGCAAGCCGTTAGAGATGACCATTTACTCTGATAATGAAAATGAGATAAGTGAATTTGCTGAAATTTGCAAGAAATATGAGGTAAAAAAGAATGATTAATTATTCGCAGGTATTAGAGTTAGATAATATCAGAAAAGAAGATATTATCAGAATATATGACATAGGAAAACACAAAACGGTAAAGAAGAGATTTATCATAAACGATGGTAGGATTGTAGATATTATTGATCAAAAAGGATATGTCGGAGAAGAAAGGGAGGAAGAAGAATATTTTAATAATTTGCGGAAAATCGGCAAGTGGTAAAACATTTGTCAGAGATAAATTAGTAAAGGAACATGGCTATAAAAGTCTAGTAGCATTCACATCTCGTCCATCACGCAAAGGTGAAAAACAGGATATCACATATCACTTTATTTCTCAAGAAGAGTTTGAACAGAAAATTGAAGATGGATTTTTTGCAGAATGGAAGAAATATGATACTGAGCAAGGTGTTTGGTATTATGGCACTGCATTAACGGATTGTTATGACGCAGACGATGATACCGTAGCGATTCTTACGCCTGAAGGTGTGAGAGATTTGCAAGCAATAGAGATCCATATGACTGTCATTTACTTATATAGTAATTTAAACACGATTAAACAGAGATTGTCTATTCGTGGCGATAATCCAAAAGAAGTTGAAAGGCGTATGAAAGCTGATATTAAAGATTTTAATGGTGCTGAAATGTTGGCTGATAGAATTGTATATAACAATTTATCTGATGATATTGAGGATGTTATCAGTAATGTTGACTATTGGTATAAAAAAATTTTAAAGGAGAAAGCGGATGAGTAATAAATTAACTATTTACTTGGCTGGACGTATGGGTGGTCTTACAAAAACTGAATATAACACATGGAGAGAAATGTTAAAGAAGAAACTCGAAATTGCAGCAGAGTGTTGTAATTCAATGGTTCAGGTCATCAATCCTGCCGATTATTTTGATTTGATAACATGGAAGGTCATACAGAAAAGGAAGTTATGCAGTTTGATCTTAACATGGTACATCAAAGCGATATTGTGATTGCAAACATCAATGGTATCAATGAAAGTATCGGAACAGCAATCGAAGTTTACGAAGCAAATAGATTAAATATCCCTGTTATTGCATATTCAGACGTATTAGATGCCAAAAAAGGAGACATTTTTGACAAGATTCACCCTTGGATCAAGGAATGTTTGGCAACGAAACTAATGTTTCATGCGGATGATGTTGTGCAGTATGTGAAGGATTTTTATATGGTTAGATATTAGGAAAGGAAGTGATTGAGATATACACAGGATATATGAGTTGTCGAAGTCTTGCTGATGCGTTATATGATAAAGACAATTTCGTAACAGTTCAAGTTGGAGACAGAGAATATTATATTAAAACGGTTAAGCAGAAACGAACACATGCTAATTTAGATGATTCTGTAATGCATACTGTTCTAGTTTGTGAAGAATAGATTGGAGGTAATTATGCTAGATATGACGTTATGTAGCAGTTTACATTGTCCAGTAAAAGGAGATTGTTTTCGTGCCACCGCAAAACCAAATCCAGTGAAACAAAGTTATTATAATTTTGAATATACATGTCACGAGGATAATGGCTTTGCAGATTTTATTAAAAAATGAAAAGAAAGAAATGTTGATTTCTTATAGAATCGAGAAAGGAGAATAATATATGTGTTTAACAGTAAAAGAAGTAAAAGAAATTTTGGACGGAATGCGTGATGATGCATTGGTTTTAGCAGATAAAGAGCTTGAGGGCGATGCCGCACATGAACTAACTGCTTATGAATATCCATCTGGCGATAAAAAGGATTGGAATTTTGTAATTTTAACGTGGGAGAAATAGGAAGAAGATAAAATGAAATTCAATATTATAGATTGTATAGAATTTGAGATTGATTGGAAAGCTGTAGCAGCGATTGCGGCATGTGTACTTGGTTATGCAATCATAACAGTAATTTAGAAAGGAGATTTTACATATTGACAAAAGTAATTAAAAGAGATTGTTCAGAGGTTGATTTTGACAAATCAAAAATCTCAACTGCAATTCTTAAAGCAATGAAAAATGGCTCAGGTATTGTAAAACCAAAGATTGCAGAAGATATTGCAGACGAGATTGAAAATGAATGTAAGGATAAAGACGAAGTAAGCATCTCTGATATTGAATCAATGGTTTATGATAAATTGATTACAAAAAAGCAGAGACTTACTGCAAAAGCGTATGAAGGATATAGAAGTATTCGTGAGTTTCAGAGAGAAAATGAGAATACAACAGATGAAGAAATTCACAATCTTGTAGAAGACAAAGATGAATATTGGAAGGATGAAAATGCAAATAAAAATCCTGTATTAAACCCTACCAAAAGAGATTATATTGCTGGATCTGTTAGCACAGATATAACAAAAAGATATTTATTATCTCCTGAAATTATTCAGGCTCATAATGATGGACTAATTCATTTTCATGATGCTGATTATTTCTTGCAGCACATGCATAACTGTGGGTTGGTCAATTCTGAAGATATGCTTCAAAATAACACAGTTATTAGCGAAACTCTTATTGAAACACCGCATAGCTTTTCAACTGCTTGTAATATTGAAACACAGGCTATCGCACAGATTGCTAGTAACCAATATGGAGGACAAAGTATTTCTTTAGCACATCTTGCTCCATTTGTTAATGTGAGTAGAAAATCAATCAGAAAGAAAGTAACAGAAGAATTATATGATAATGGATTAATTAGTGAGTATGATGAAGACCTTGCAGAAGTTGTTCATATAACAAATAAACGATTAAAAGAAGAAATAGAAAAAGGTGTTCAGACAATCCAGTATCAGTTGGTCACACTTATGACAACAAATGGACAAGCACCGTTTATCACAATTTTTATGTATCTGAACGAAGCAAAGAACGAATGTGAGAAAGCAGACTTAGCAATGTTAATTGAAGAAATGCTTCACCAGAGAATTCAAGGTGTGAAAAATGAAAAAGGCGTTTATATTGCACCTGCATTCCCAAAACTGATTTATGTATTAGAAGAAGATAATATCACAGAAGATTCAAAATATTGGTATCTTACAGAATTAGCAGCTAAATGTACATCTAAGAGACTTGTCCCTGATTACATATCTGAAAAAATGATGCTTGAATTAAAGGGTGATGTCTATACGTGTATGGGATGCGTTGACGGAAAAGAACTTATTACATATAAGATTAAGAATAATTTATATGTAGAATCGTTTGAAAGAATGTGGAGAAGGTTGTCTGATTCATTTGAAATTAAACACCAGTATTCCGAAACTAATCCTAATTTATATATGGATTTATCAGAAGTAACGATTTATGATACAGAAAAAGGATTTGTTGAAACAAAAAGAATTATTCGTAATGTATCAAGTGAATGGTTGGATGTGGACTTTTCTAATGGTAGAAGATTATTATGTACAACAGATCATCCATTAACATTAAGAGATGGTAGAAATGTACACGCATCAGAATTGAAACTTGGAGACAAAATCTTAATCAACTCAAATCAATATAATGAAGAATCAATTCTTTTTAATACTGATAAAGCATGGCTATTGGGATTTATGTTATGTGATGGATGTTATCAAAATAACCATGTGTTTGCATCTATTGCTGCAACAGGAGAAGATGAAATTGAAGAAAAATTTAGCAATACATTTACTAAATATTTCGGTCTAAATGTTAAAACAATTCTACAAGAACGTGGTAAAAAAGGAACATACAAAGATTTATGTGCAATTTCAGATAATAACGGTGGAATTCAATATGTAACAAATTATTTTACATCAAAATTTGGCGGTATCAATAAAGTAAATAGACAAATTCCAAATGAAGTATTCTCATGGAATTATGAAGCGAAACTTGCCTTTTTTGCAGGAATGATTGATGCAGACGGATATATCAATTCACATCAAAATGAAAATAACTTTTCTACTGTTCAAATCGGCTCTACTAATAAAGAATTAGCACTTCAGCAAATGGCATTAGCACAATCTATTGGAATCCCCGCTAAAATTTATCATAATCATTACACAAAGAAAAATCCAGAATTGATTAGATATAGGGTTGAATTTTACCCAACTGATGAATTAGTTAATTACATTGTATGCAAAAAGAAATGTGATAACTATATTGAATCAAATGTATCAGGATATGCTATTGAATCAGAGGTCATCAAGATTAATCCGATTCATAAAGAAATGTATAGTTATGATGTGACAACATCTAGTGAGCATTTTGAAGTTAGTGGTATTTATAGCCACAATTGCCGAAGTTTTCTGACCGTTGATAGATTTACAGATAAAGTAGGAAATATTGCAAACGCAAAGAACTTTGATCCAAACAAACACAAATATTATGGACGATTCAATCAGGGTGTTGTAACGATTTCACTTCCAGATATCGCTTTCTCATCTGACGGAGATTTTGATAAGTTTTGGGAAATTTTTGAGGAAAGAACGGAATTATGCCATAAAGCATTAAGATCAAGGCATGAGCGATTACTTGGTACATCTTCTGATGTAGCACCTATTCTATGGCAGCATGGAGCATATGCCAGATTAAAGAAACATGAGAAAATCGACAGGCTTCTTTATGATGGTTATTCTACAATATCACTTGGTTATGCTGGTTTATATGAATGTGTAAAATTTATGACTGGTCATTCCCATTCTGATGAGGGGATTGGCGAAGAATTTGGATTAAAGGTTATGCAGGCATTAAACGATAAATGTAATCAGTGGAAAAAGGTTGAAAACATTGACTATAGTTTGTACGGAACACCATTAGAGTCCACGACTTACAAATTTGCAAAATGTCTTAAATCTCGATTTGGCGAAAATATCTTTAAAGAATTAGATGGTTTCGATAGAAATTACATCACTAATTCATATCATATTCCAGTTTTTGAACATATTACAGCATTTGAAAAACTAAGAATCGAATCAAAATTCCAGAAATTAAGTCCAGGAGGAGCAATTTCATATATCGAAGTACCAAGTATGAGCCATAATATTCCTGCTATATTAGAAGTTATTAAGTTTATTTATAACAATATCATGTATGCAGAGATTAACACAAAAAGTTGTTATTGTGAGAAATGTGGCTTTGATGGCGATATTCCTCTTGTATCAGATGAAAACAATAGACTTAAATGGGAATGTCCTAGCTGTGGGAATACTGACAATACAACAATGGATATAGCATTTAGAGTTTGTGGTTATATTGGTACTGCAAAAAATGGTGGTAATCAGGGTAGATATGGTGACATTCATGACCGTGTTTATCATTTGGACGACATGGAATATGCGGAGGATTAAATATGAGGTATGCAAGTATACGTAGCCTTGATATTTCTAATGGAGAGGGAGTTGGAGTCTCCCTCTTCGTCCAAGGCTGTCCATTTCACTGTAAAAACTGTTTTAATTCTGAAACATGGGATTTTAATGGTGGGAAAGAGTGGACAGAAAAAACAAAAAATAAATTTATGGAACTTATTAATAGACCGTATATTAAACGAGTATCATTTCTTGGTGGAGAATGTTTAGCGGATCAGAACCTTGATGAAGTCCTCAAATTAGTCAAACAAATCCGTATTTCTTTTCCTGAGAAATCTATTTGGTTATATACAGGATTTCAATGGAATTACATAATGAATTATCAACCTGTAGAAACAGATGATTTTGATTATATTGAAGAATCTTATAATGATAGATTGATGGAAAAACGCAAGCAGATAATTTCTTTGTGCAATGTCGTGGTTGATGGAGAATATATAGATGAGCAGAAAGATCTCACACTTGCTTATCGTGGCAGTAAGAATCAGCATGTTATTGATGTAAAACAGTCTCTCGCTCAGAACAAAATGGTTTTATATTGCGATTAAAGGAGGTAATACAAATATGGAAATGGAAGATTTATACAAATTAAAGAAAGGCGATAAAGTTCTTGTTGAATGTACTGTAGAAGCAGTATTTGTTCAAAGCGGAATGGCAATGGTTAAGACAAGGGATTGTGATAATGGGTTTGATGCTTATGTAGATGGGGTTAAAGGTGTTTCAAATACACGTAACAATACAGAAGAAAACATCTTAAAGATTCTCAAAGAGTTTGAAAAATGCAAATATGATATTAAAAGAAATGTAAGTCCACAATTATATTATTTGTTGCTAGAACTAAAAGATTTATATAAAACTAAATGTATTAATTTTGGAAATGAGGTACAAGCAAATGAATAGCATTATTGGATTTCTGTTATTTTTTCTTGGAATCATAGTTGGCGCAACTATTGTATTTCTAGTTGTATGTCCAATAGTAAACTATATGTTTAATTATGTTCAAGATATGAAAGAATTTTTAAAAGACAAGGAGAATAAAACAAATGGAGAAAATTAAAATTAAATACTTTGATGACGAAATTGATAAAATTGAAAAAATAAGCAAAGGTGATTGGATTGATCTCAGAAGTGCCGAAACCGTACACCTGAAGAAAGGTGAATTTCGTTTGATCCCACTTGGAGTTGGAATGAAATTACCAGATGGATATGAAGCAAATATTGCACCTCGTAGCAGTACATATAAGAACTTTAAAGTATTACAGACAAATAGTTTTGCGGTGATCGACAACAGCTATAGTGGAGATAATGATCAGTGGCTATACCCTGTCATCGCTATGGAAGATACTACAATTAATAAAAATGATCGTATTTGTCAGTTTCGTATCAACAAAATTCAGCCTGAGATTGAGTTTGAAGAAGTGGAACACTTGGACGAAACAAACAGAAGTGGTTTTGGAAGTACAGGGAAAAATTAAAAGGAGTGATTTATATAAAACAAACAATAGAAATAAAAGATAAAATAAATCTTACGATTCCAGAAGCATCTACATACTCTAATATTGGAGAAACAACAATTAGAAAATTGCTTTCCGAAAAAGCATGTCCCTTCTTATTAAAAATTGGTAATAAACATCTTGTAAAAAGAGTTGAATTTGAAAAATATTTAGCTGGAAAGCATTTTATTTAATTTGGTAAAAGAACTTTTGTGTGATATAATACAGTCATGCAAAAGTTCTTTGCCATATACAAGGAGGAAATACGATTGGGCAAAGATCTTAAAGGAAAAGAATTGGGACAAGGAATAATACAGAAAAAGAATGGGAGGTATGAAGCAAGATATATAGATAGATTTGGTAAAAGGGTATCAATTTCAGGCAGAGATCTAAAAGATGTTAAAAAGAGATATAATGAAGCAATTTACGAAAATGACAAGCAAATAAACGTAAAAGACAATATAACACTTGACGAATGGTATAAAAAATGGATGAACGTTTACAAGTTTGATATTATTCGTGAAAACACAAAAAGACATTATAATAATGTATATTATAAGCATATATCTCCGAGTCTTGGGAATTTTCAATTAGGAAGTATTACTCAATATCAAATCAAACAACTTATCAAAGAATTAAAGAGTAGTGGGTATCAATACGAAACGTGCAACAAGGTAAAAATTCTTCTTGTTGATATTTTTAACAAAGCTATGATTAACGAATATGTGCGAAAGAATCCAGCAAAAGGAATATCATTAAAAAGAGATGAAGAAAAAAGTGTAAGAGTTTTGTCACAGGATGAACAAACGGTATTCTTTGATTGTTGTAAGGGAACATTTTATGACAATCTGTTTGTTACGGCAGTATCAACAGGAATGAGGATTGGAGAACTTGCTGCTTTAAGATGGACAGATGTTGACTGGGATAGTAGAGTAATTCATGTAACTAGAACTCTCGTATATCAGAAATATGAAAACGACAGTCAAAAGGAATATCATTTTGAAAAGCCAAAGACAAGAACTAGCTTAAGAGATATACCAATCAACAGACAGTGTGAAATAGCATTAAAGAAACAATTTATTCAAAAGTCTGTTGTTGCTACTAAGCAACCCATTACAAAGAAAATTGACGATAAATATGCTGATTTGTTATTTACATCAAAATTCAACACACCATTAAATTCGCAAGTTGTATGTCAAGCAATTAACAAAATTATAGAAGAGGTAAATCTTACGAAAGATTATCTGGATGAAATAGAGCCATTTTCTGCACATTGTTTTCGCCACACATTTGCGACACGTTGTTTTGAAGCTGGTATTGCACCAAAGACAGTACAAGCATATCTAGGACACTCATCTCTACAAATGACAATGGATTTGTATACATCAGTTATGCCAAAACAGATGGAGACAGAGATGGATAAAGTGTCTAAGGAGCTTGATCGAATTTCAGAATATGGCGATGAATTAGCAGAAAAACAGTTCGAAAATATGTCTTCAAATAACAAAATTGTTTCTTTCCGTGGAGATTCAATGGTGGTATAA